ACTCCCTACCAACAAAATTCAACTCCCTACCAACAAAATTCAATAGATAAGCGTTTTAAAACAACATTATGTAGGGTTTTCCAACAAAATTCAATAGATAAGCGTTTTAAAACAACATTATGTAGGTTTTTCCCACAAAATTAAGGATTACAGTGCTTTAAAACAGCATAATGTGAGTTTATTCTACAAAAATCAATAGGTTGAGAGTTGAAAACTATATTCTATAGATTAGAGGTAATCGGAATGTTTAACAATTAAAATATGGATGGTATGAACGTATATGATTTTGCACCCGATTTAGATTTGAGTAAAGAAGTAGAAGGTTCTATTTTTGGGGTGAAAGGAATAGAAGGCAGTGATGGTATAGTATATGCTAAGGTAGTTAGCTGTGTAGACGTTAAGGATTACAGTTGTGATAGGTGTATTTTTTATGATTGTTATAAGGATAAATGTTTATTATCGCGTAGTGATAGTTGTATAGATGGAGATTGGATTTGTAGGTACGAACAGGCTGCCATAGAGGGGGAGTAGGCGGCGCCTTGGGCTAAGGCCTGCGGTTGTAGGTGGAACGTAGGTCGGAGCAGAGCCTGGACAGTTTATTGTGGAACGTAAAAAAGAAGGAGGAGATAGCGATATGAAAAAGGCATTTAAGATATTTTTTATTATGTTTGTCATAGAAATAGTGCTGATAGCTATTTTAGATGCTATGGCGTAAGTGAGGAAAATTTCTTCATTAATTTTCTTATGCTTTAGACAAAGTGCTCCCGTCTGCGAAGATCGGAGCACTTGCTTTATGGGATTCATGGTGCGGTAGGTCGGTTCGATTCCAGGAATCTCACAAACAATAAATCATAATCATATGGAAGTAATAACATTCGGTCCGGATATGGATTTGTCTTCTAAAAAAGCAGGAGATGTATTTAGATTAAAATTGTATGGCATAGAGTATGATGTCAAAGTAGTTGGTGACGATGAAGATCCTCTTATGTTCTGCAAAGATTGTATATTTTTTAACAACTCCGAACGGTGTTCACTCTCAGAATCGCAAGACTGGTGCTTAAAAAAGCAAGTTGTTTACTGTAAAATAAGACATGATGGGGGAATTTAATGCGAAAGACGCCAATTTCTTATGGCGTCAAATTGGTAGGATTGATGGGGTGATAGAAACTCTGAACCGTACCGAAGGAGAGATGCCGGAAATTATAGCTGGAGTGCTAAAAAGAATAAGAGATGATATAGATAAGTTTGTAGATAATAAAACAAAAGATTATGAGAATATATAAAAATGATATTATAAAGGCGTCAGCAATAAGCACCGGCGCCGACAGAGGTGTGTTGCTGTGTTCAATAACAGATTCAGGATTCACGTCTATAGCGGGCGTAATATCGGCTGTTAAGGATAAGTTACCAGGCAAAGATCATAAGAAGATGATTTTTGAAATACGGAATGATGGAAGAAACGAATATGGCAGATATAATAATTGTGGAGGAAAAATATGAGATACAGAGGCCTGTTGCTCCCTATGATATTAGCTGCAATGTGCGGAGATGATGCCTTTGTGCTAAATACTAAAAAGGGAAAAGGAATGCAATCTACATATAGAAGAGAAAAGATTGTCAGAACAGAAAAAGAATTTGATATTAATGGTACTAAAGTAATGGCATACTCAAGAAAGGATGCCATTAAAAGATTAAAACATAAGAAGTAGAAAACGGATTTTTATGTTAATGTTAGTTTTTTCATTTTTATTGAAAGGAGCGCCGGCCTGTGAAGGTATGCGCTCTTTGTATTTGTATAATGCATAAAACAATAATAATATGACAGATAATAACATAGATGTGAATATCGTACCTGTAAAGAATGGTGCGAAACGTGTTGTGGTATCATATTACCATTATTCACGCAAGGACAAAAATCATATGAGTTCCCAAACGGATTACGTTTGGGAAACAAAGAATGAAGAAATGTTTAAATATTTTGAGGCCAGGAGGACAAAAGTATTTTATAGTCAGATTCGTGCCATGTGTAGATTCTATGGCAAGAAAAACGTACGTAAATACAAAAAGCTGTGATATTAAAAACGACAACCAACGAGTTTTGTTTCATTAACGTAAGTTTCTATGAAACAATAGCAGATCCTCGCTATTTCTTTGAACAAGATTATGAAGAGATGCCGGAATATGAGGAAGAATCGGATTTTGATTTTGATTCTTATTGCAATAAGTTTATTCCTTTTGTACAGGAATGGGCGAATGAGGTAAGTGAACGCCTTTACGGATATGGCGTGAATAACATAAAGGTAACATCGGTCGGACATCCGAGAGAATACAATTATGGTACCGATTGGATGAACGTAGAGGTAGAGTTTTGTGATGAATGGAGGCAAAAGATGTTATCTAACATTAGTAAGATTGTCAATGATGATAAATGCAAGAAGTATGCGGAGGCTAATTACCGGTCGGTATCAGGATACATCTTTTTAGGGCCTGAAGATTTAAAGGAATTTGAAAAGAAAATAATAGAAAGAAAGTCGGATTCGGGACATGATGTAACAATATTATTAAATATGTATCTAACTTTGGCTTTTGTAAAAGAATTTGGATTTAAAGCTGGAGAAGCGTGGAGTGAAATAACAGAATACGCTTACGGATGTTTGTCGTATTCTGATTTTGCAACAACAGAGATGCTCATACCGGAAGGTTCGGAGCATTTGTTCAAAGACATTTACACGGCAAAGGCCGACGAATTATATCATCATGTCCTGGATAAATTCGGATGGGCGTGGCGTGATCCGAAATATAAGTCAGAAACAGAATTATGCGCAATGTTAAAATGGGCAAAAGAAAAAGGCTTGACCATTGAAGAGTTAAGTATTTAATTGTTAAATATAAGGCAGTAGTGGTGCGTGAGTATAGGTGCTGCCGTTAAATTATTTTATAATATGAAAAAAGAAGAGATTCAAACTATTTTATACACAATCAAAGAAGGAGATAGTATTAAGATTAAAGTACAAGACAAAAGTGAAGAGATAAGATTGCGGGATCATGTAAGAAGAACGCAGAAATACGGATACAGGTTTTGTTTGTCTCATTTACATGATGGAATTTTCTATCTGGAGAAGTTGGAAGAAGGGGATAAGGATAAATACTATAGAGTAATAAACAGAGGAAATGAAAAGACCGGAGTATAATAAGCTACGCAAAATGGTTAAGACTACTCCAGGTCTGATAGTGGACGAGGTGCAAAACATGATGCGTGTATCGCTATACGATAATGGGGGACTTAAGAAGGTGGTAGTAGTAATGAAATGCGATTCTTTTTTACAGTCAAAAAGTAACATAGAAAAGATAATGTTATTATCATCTTCTATAGAAGATAGAAAAAACAAAGAAAAAAATAAAACAAAATCAGAAAATGAACAGAATAACAAAAATAAGAGAAGAAATAGGAGGAAAACAGGTTGATTTGACCTTTTACGGGCGCTTTTGCGACCTTATCGAAGGTGATAGAAAGATAATACTAAGGGCGATAAAAAACGGTCGCAAGAAGGGCGTAATAGGAGCCATTCAGCCTGGGAGGCATGATAGAATTTGGACCACATGGGCTATTGCTTTTGAGGATCTGAAGGTAGGGGATACGGTAGAGTTCAGTACATCTGGGAAATACAATCCAGGTTTTCATTCTACAGAAAAGTATGTAGGGTGTGTAGAATGGATAAAAGGATCGGAATGTGCGATAAAAACCGGTAAGGGAATAGCAGTAGTATTAATTAAACACGTGGAAAGGGTGGTAAAATAATGGATTTAAGGATGTTTATAGACCTATTTCAGGAGATTGAGGTAGAGAACTTGTTTAAAGCGTTAGATTTATGTATGGAATATGTAAGATTAGATTTACATGTGTTTAATGTAGGAGCTCATGTAACATGTTCATACAGTAATGATCTTGAATCGCTTTTACAGGCAGAAGGTTGTAATGTGAATATGATAATAGAGGTACCCCACTTATTCGAAGCATTCATGGAATATGCTTCACCGGAAATGAAGTTGTATTATGAAAAACTAACAGAGATAGTATAATATGAAAGAAGAAGTAGAACGGATAAAGAAGTTGGTAGGCGTAGATCATAACAGATGGGAGCAACCTTGTACATGTGATAAATGCAAGAACATGTGTGAGGTTCCTTGTATTGGTACGCCAAAAGACATAGAAGCTATCATAGATGCCGGATACGCTGACAGGCTAAAAGAAACAATGTGGATGGTAGGGTATCTTGCAGTGAGAGAAAAACCAATAGCGATGATCCAGCCGACAGTGAAAGACGGGTGGTGCGCATTCCGCCGGCCGGACGGTCTCTGCGAGCTGCATGACCGTGGGCTGAAGCCGACCGAAGGAGTTCTGGCTTCCTGTAAGGTGGTTGAAGAAGATAATATTCCAACATACGAAACATCCGTACTTAGAGCAGTAGCTCATGAGTGGGTTAAGGTGGAGAACTTTGGAGATGTAATGAGGGTCGTTTTTAAATTTTTGCATGAAAATGAACGTAGAAAATAAATTAGATAAAGTGGTTAAGATCCTAAAAGAAAAAGGATTTGTAGTATATAGAAAGGGAGGAAAGGAGCCGGGTGTATTTTACGCCAAAGAAGGTGACAGCCGGATAGGATTCGTTTATCCCAACAACGGATATATATACGACAGGATAAAAATGTGGTCTTTTTCAAGGGTGTATAAACCGCATAAGAAAGCCGGGTCTTCGTGCTTAATGTGTGTCAGCGACGAATTTACTATAGAGAATGCGATTAAGAGCATAGAGGATAGACTGTGGGTAAATTATATAAAAGACGGTAACAGAAAACGACCAGAAGAATATAAAAATATAAGAGAATTTGTTGGTAGCTTCACTAAATTCTACAACTCTGTAGAATTAGTTGAGGTTAAGTAGTTTTCCATGTAAGTTAGTTGCCGGCACTGGTCTGTGAAGATAGGTGTCGTTTTTTTAAGAAAGGAGGATAAAGATGGAGAAAAGAGACAAGAAGATGCCTTACGGGGTAGTCATACAGGAAAGAAAAAGAGTAGATTTATACGGTAACGTAGTGTATTATATTTATTGGTTTGATAAATATGGGTACAATATCACAAACGAATGGAAATTCTGGAGCAAGGGTCCGAAAAAGAAATATGATAGAGTTAATCGTTATCTAACGGATGATTGGCTGAAGAAATACTGTAAGAATGACAATTTAAAGACAAGGAGAATAAAGGAATGAAAACGATAAAAGTAGACAAAGTGGTTTTATATTACATGGATCGGGTAGACCCTGACGGGAACTTATACCGGTTCTATATGTACAAAGGAATGGCATCTGAAATAGAATACTTTTGCACGAAAGAGGCAGGTAATATGACCATACCAATCGGAGAAGGAAAGTATGTCAAGATCGTACCAAAAGAAATAGAGAGAATACCGGTAAGGGGATATAGGAAGCTTGCTGGAATATGGAATTGTGAAACATGTAACGGAAAGGGATGGTATAGGCTTTTTAATTATTTCAAATACAAGCCAGACATATGTTATATTAAAAACATAGGGCGTGATAAAAATGGAAACACAAGATATGAAATATCATTATTTAATGCCACTATGAATGTGACAAGGTATTTTAATCTGTGGAGAATGAAGCCAGGGAGGCGTGCTATGATAACAAACGAGTACGGAGTCTTGGATATTATAAAAGAAAAATTCGATAACATAAATATAGTGGAATATAGTGGAATATGGATCTAAATAAATTGTATAAAGAAATAGAAGAAGCAGAGGTTAGTCTGAATGCAAAAAGATTAAAGTACATCAAAGAAGCATTAGCAGAAAACAATGGAATTATAAAGCTAAAATTTAAAGAGTTTAAAGAAACTAATGATGCGTTTGACTTTGATGATCAGTTTCCGGTGATAATAGAAATTAATGGGATTCCTATGTTTTTAACGGAGGTGTATGTCAAAAAAAACGATTTTCGTATAGTTCTGCTGGATTATGATGATATGACTTTAGGTGATTATGATAATACAGGGGAAAATGAACAGGTTGCTTATTTTATTAACTATTGTTTAAATCAAGACAAAGATGGGAAAGAGTAGAAAAGATTATGAGAAGTTTCTTAACTCAATATCTCCAGATAGAGACGATGAGGCATGGATCATTGGAGGAAAGAACAGGTATTGCGGTAGAGAGAATTATGGCACTATGATCAAAAGGTATGATCCTATTGGTTTTAATGTAGGGTACAGAGAGTGGGCAGAACAGCCAGAGTAAGGTGGCGCCTGCCCTGCCATGAGGTCGGTCTGGCTGTCTGTGGCCAGGACCGTATATTAGTCAGATAGTGAACGATGAAAACAATACAAATATTTGTTAAGGTAATTATATACCTTATGGAATTGCCTTTAAATAGTTAGTATATGACATTTAAAGAATTTATGCAAGAGAACGGCTATGACCCGATAACTACCTTTTGGGAGGATTTTAGTATAGCCGACAAGTATGGTATAGCAGGTGTCAAAGATACTTACAGACGTGCGTTTAGCGAATGGAAAGACGATTATAAGTTCTTTACAGAATTGACGCTGGTATTGAATCATAAAATCTGGCAACATTATAAAAGCAATCGTGAACTGGCTGCATTGTATGACCGGTTGTGGCGGGAAGCTGACGAGTATGCCATGAACAACTTTAAGGGAGAAGAACTTGATTATTATTACAGAATAACAGATTAGCTATGTTATATCCGTTTTCATTGACGCTTGATTTATATATACAAGCCGAATCGTTTGAAGAAGCCAAGAAATTAGCGGAAGCATACGTTCAAGATGCTTTGTTAGATACGACTGACTATCCGGAAATAGTGCAGGATGTGTTGGAAGTAGCAGAGTATGGGATTATTGATGTAGAACAATAAACAATCATGGAAGCGAAAATCAAAATAGCCGTATTATGTTTTGATGTCTCAGATATTGATATTATCACGGTAAACAACAGATTAATGGAAACACTAAAACAGAATATAGATCTTCCAGAAAAAGAAAAGTTGAGAAGATTGAAGGAAGCCAAGGGAGGGACATGGTATGACGGATGGCGCCCATACTGTATGATGTGCAACAGAAGTGACAGGATGGTTAGTGAACCTTATGGTTTTAGGTGTCCACAGTGTGGGAATATGATAGGATTTAATCTAAAGAGATTGAAGGAATCACCATTAAATAATGCTTCCAAGGAGGTTGTTTGATACAAGATGTGAAATATAATAAACAAAAAAAATAGCGAAATGAAAGAATTTGTATTTGAAGTAGAAAGAAGGGTTTATGGATGGATGAAAGATAGATTATCCATTGAAGCAGAAACACCAGAAGAGGCTTTGGAAAAGCTTAAAGAAATGGCAGAGGATGGAACCAAAAATGGATGGGATGAAAATAGGGTCGGATTAGAGAGCTCTGAATTTGACTATTATGAGGTAGAGTATCCTACTGTAGAAGAAAATAAGGGAGCTACAATTTTTATTTCACATTTAGATTCTTGTTTAGGATGGGATAATGAGGAGGAAGAAAAATGAAAGGAACGATAGTAACAGGTAGCCTAATTGTGTTCAGTGACGGATTTGTTTGGAAAAGATTATCCAACGAAAAAGCCTACAAGATATGGGTGTCGGCAGAAAATGAAGATTTTGAGTTATACAAGGTGAGGGTAGATGATGAGTCCGAGTCATTGATAGAGAGTCTTGAAGACTTGCAGGATGCCTTTAAACAAGATCATCATGTATGTATAGAAGTAGGTAAGCTACCATATAGCATAGATTTGAATTATTTACGAAATCTGCAAGAGATGTCGGTGGAAGCTGTAGAGTATCTAACAGGACCAAAAGAATATAGCAGGGAACAGGCATTTAGCATCATTCAAGAGTGGGCTAAAGAGTTTACAGAGAAATATGGGAATTATGATTTTGATGGCTCATACTATGATGCAATAGATGCATTTATTGATGAGAAGTTAGGAACTATTTAAAATATAAAGACATGGAAGACGGACTTATCACAACAAAAGAAGTAGGGGATTATCGTATAAAAATATACTATGATACTGACAGTACATGTCCTTGTGAAAGTTGGGATATGGCAGCATGTTTCTTATGGGAATATAGCGATTCATACCGACTGCAAGATGTGTGCGATTGGAGAGAAGTGTTTGGTAAATACGGAGATAGCCGACACTCACTTATAGATGCACTACATAAACTTATTAGTGAATATGTTGAATGGAAAGACTTGCTGAATTATTTTAAGAAAGGCAAGATTGACGATTATCGAATGAGATATGATAGACATGAGAAAATGTGGTATTTGGGATGGTATAACAATCCACAATACACAGAGTATAAAGGCTGGCAAGAAACTATTAGCGTTTCTCCTTCCGACCTTTATACGTATGATTATACGGATGAATTTATAGAATACTTGGAGTGTGACGAATTGATTCAGATTCTTTCAGATTTGGGCAAAGATATATTTGTCAAAGAATGGTCCACGATAGGATACAGTCAAGGGGATTATGTTAAAGGTATAGCTTTCTGTACAAAGGAGAGGTACACAAAAATGGTCAGTAATAATACTTCCGATTGGAAAATCCAAATTGACAAATTGATTGATGGTGAAGTGAAAGCTATAGGCATGTGGATGTGGGGAGATGTAAAAGGGTATGTGCTTGAAAAGAAAGTGAAATTCGTTAAGAAATACGAAGATGAATCCAGGGAGGATGAAGAGGGAGAAGAATGGGAAGAGATTAATTCTTGTTGGGGATATTATATGGAAACAGACGAATTGATAGAAGAAATAATGAAAGAATATAACTTGAAAGAATGAGGAGATGGGGAGATCACGGGGTGTATTATCAGAAAGAACACCAAAGAATTACAAATAATACTGATTCAGGTCAATGACTGATAGTGACGGACGCCACAGGAGACAGGTGGGTAAAGTGCGAAGAGCTCCGGTTCAGGGGAGACGCGGGCTGTATCACATGGCGTAAGGCTACGGTAGATGAAATTATTGAACATTTTAAAAGAAGATCCCGTAGATGTAGACTGGAAAACAGAAGGTTTTTATTGGTACAATAACGCTAATAATACACCGGGAGAATGTGCAGATTTTATTTTTTACAAGCGTAATGATTAAACTAAAATAATATGGAAACTGCAAACAAACTAATTTATTCAAGTACAAAATTCTTTACAGAAAATGAAGAAGATTATAGAATAACAGTTAGAATCTCTTTGGATGATGACTGCAAAAATAACATATGCGACTGGAGCATAACAGCCGACGTTGACTGGAAAAACAAGCATGGAAAATATGAGGATTACTTAGGAGGCTGCTGCCACGATGAAGTTGCAAAACATTTTCCGGAATTGGCGAAATTCATATCGTTGCATCTTTGTAACCATTATGGTGCTCCTATGTATCCGGTGGAAAATGGCATATATTACGTTAGAAGAAGTGGTATGTCTGTGGCAATGGAGTATTTGCGTATATCAGAACAAGAATGCGTAGAATTATATAAAGCCTCTGAGGATAAGATGTATTTCAAGTATCTGCTTTTCAATCTGGGGATTGTGGATAGATGGAAACGTGAATCAGACGAGCTTCTTGTTGAACTTGAAGACCTGTGTGGCAAGAAATGGGTAAATCCGTATACGCCGGAAAAGGAAAGGTTCACTTTGACATTAACGGACGAGGAACGTTTGCTTATTGAAGAGCGCATTAAAGCCGGGTATTATTCCGCAGAAAATATCGAAAAACGTAGGGAAGAGGATCATAAGGCAGAGATGTTGAAAAAGCGTGCTGAAATTTGTGAGCGATACGATAAGAGAATCAGACAAGCAGAAGCAGAAAAGAAGATAATGCTCTGTGTGTTTGATTATGGGTTGTCTACTGATAATGCTATATATTACCCTCACTTAAATACTTTATCTTTCAACTGGAACAGTTATGGAAAAAAAATCACACAGGAAGAGTTTGATGATTTTGTGAACAAGGTGGACCGCTCTCAGTTGCCGGAAGGTATCAAGTTTGAGCTTAAATAAAATACAGGATATGGAAAGATTGAATTTTGAAACACTGTTTCGTGTCGTAAGATGGGATTACAACCGTTGTTTTAAGGATGAATCACTGGACAAGAATTTGTTCATGGAAAAATACGGGAAAGTTATGGGGGAACATTATTACAACAAGTTTGTCCATGAGTTTAACGGGAATATCCTGAAGATGATTGGTTACTTCAGAGGTTCCGAAAAAGAAGGGCAAGTGTTCTGCGATATGATAACCGAATGTATTGAAAAATATGAACAAAGAGGATTATATAGTAGAGGTAAGTTAAACAATTAAAAAGATACTTATATGAACAATTCAATGGTCGCTCACTTGTGGGCAAATGAAAGTCAAGAATCAGCAAATGGTAGTAACTTCTATTTTGAAGGACAAAGTATTTACTCCTATGGAAGATATTTTGAGGTTGGAAGAATCGTGCGAAACAAGCGTGGAGAAAAGGCGTATTTGATTAATGATAGATATTATTCTTCTACTACAAGCAGGCATCAATATTATGTTCGTGAAGCAATACCAACTGGCTCAAAGGTATTCAGTGTTGGATATAATATGTCAAATACTGGTAATATGGCATTTGTCACCAGTGGGTTGGAATCCATTAAAGATGCTATTGAAAAATACAAGAAAGCCAGAACTGAATTGCCTTATCAGAATGTTTGGGGAGCGTTTAAAAATCTGATGGGTTATATTGAGTTCTTCGATATGGGAACTCCTCAGCGTCTTCTTAAAAAGAGTGCAAACGAATGGCTTGGAACTAACCATGAATTATCACGGAAATCAGATAAGATTAAACGTGAACATGTCAGTGAATTGAAACGTATTTTCCAGATATTGTTGAATCATCAAGCACTGGAAGTCCTTGGAACCGTTAATGTGGTTGTAGATGAAGTTTGTGGTGAAGAAACTTGGTTGAAATATCGGGAAAGAGTTGAAAAATATAGAATAAGTAGAGAAGTACAAGAGGTTGAAAAGTTAAGGAAAATGAAAGAGCTGGAAGAAGAACGTAGTAGGGATTTCCATGAAAAATTAGAAAAATGGAAGTCAGGAGAACTTGATTTCTTGCATGCGTGTGATCTTACTTCTTATGATAAACCAAATGTTTGGATGCGTATAAAAGGAGGGATTATTGAAACAAGCAAAGAAATAAAAATCGGGATAGAAGAGGCCAGAAGAATGTGGCAGGTTGTGTCACTGTTGCACCAGGGAGGTCAGTTCCGGCATGGCCTGGTAGAGGACGTAGACGGCAACAGGTGGAGAATAAACCAGTATAAAAACGATATACTGACTGCTGGATGTCATCGTATTGCGTATAGCGAGATGGAAAGTATTGCAAAACAACTGGGATGGGCGTAAGTAACCCATCTTATTTTATAACAATTAAAAACGAAAAGATATGGAAAATCCAATTATTGTTCCGTTTGATTTAAATACGGCGAAGAGAATAAGAGAAGGGAAAATATCAGGTCGGATTGTGACAGAGAAAGGACGAGATAGGGCAGAAATCGTATATGAAGATAATTTGTCGAATTGTCCGTTATTGGTTGTAATTCATTCGATTACTGTATCAGCGGATTGGTTTTGTGCTACAGGAAAAGCACTTAGCAGCGAAAATCGCCTCCTTCTTGAAGTTCCAGAATATACCACATTCAAAGATGGAGATGTGCTAAGCAACGAAGAAGGAAATTATATTTTTATCTTAAATACTAATGGGAAATATTTAACATCTTTGTATGCGAGTCTTGCAGCGGGAGCAGATTTTAATATATCGGATAATATTGCTGCAAACGGAAACAATATAGAACGTTATAGACTTGCAACAGATTCGGAAAAACAGATGATGATTAACGCATTAAAGGAAAGCAATAATCCAAAGGCTAAGGAATATCTGAAACGCTTCTTCGGAATTGAAGAAGAGCCGAAATATGAGTTTAAGCCGTTTGACAAAGTGCTGGTAAGAGACGAGGGCGATAAAGAATGGCATATCAGCTTGTTTGTGGACACTACATTAAAATCATAAAAATATGTATGAGAATATTTTAAGCAACATGTTAGGATGTCAGACATATTGTATATCAGACAGTCCTTCGAATAGATACTGTCTTATTGGACCTATTGAGTGCAATGATAAGTTAATAGAAGTGTTTAAGAAGGGGATAGTAGTAAAACTCAAATACGTGGAAAAACGGGTCCTGGATACATTTACGGACAACGGAATCAACCTGAGCAATTACACTCACTGTATTATTGTGAAGCGGAATTTTTATCTCGCTTGGTAACAGCAAAATATAAACGATATGAATAATTTTATAAGGTATATAATCACATAGAATATTATGAGCGCAAGTAAAGAATACAAGGCGGTAAGGAACTGCATACTAAATGAACTTCACCTTACCAAAGAAGATATAATCAAAAACATAGAACCATTATTGGAAAAACTTGTAAAACAGTGTATGAATAATACATATGGGAATAACAATCAGATAGAAAATTGGATCAGATGTATGGTTAATGACGAACTTAAACAAAGAGATTATGATTTTGTAAGAAGAATATGTAAGGAGGTTATAAAAGATCATGTGTTGAATGAATTGAACATAATTGTAAGTTCCAAAAATGAAAGAAGCGTATGTGAAAATAGAGTACCATCAAGAAAAGATGGTTTATATCTAATCTACGGAAACGGACACGCTGAGCCGTTTACTGGAGAGAATATCAAAAAGAATGTGAGGTACATAGGATTAAAACACAAAGACGTATCGTTTGCCATCTCGCTGACGGAGCATGATAGAGTACAATTGCTTGACGATGATAGCCGTAAAGAATCCGGAAGTGAGACATATTACGAATGTGAATGTGATGCGCTGTTTGACATTAATGGACGCGGCAATACGGAACGCCTTGTAGTCAGAAATCCAAAATTGAGAAATCTGCTGAAAGATGGCGAATACATCCCTTCGTTGAGACAACTCAATCTAATGGCGCATTACAAAGACAGTATAAACGATGCGCTTAAATACATAGGCGCAGAACCGTTAAGCTCGGCGTGGTTTTGGTCCAGTACTGAGAGCAGCCAGCACATCGCATGGTGCGTGAACTTCTCCACTGGCGGCACGGTCGGCAACGACAAGTACATTAGTTTCAGGGTTCGGGCGGTAATTGATTTTTAAAAAGGATTACATATGATAACATCGGTAAAAATAAAAGACAATACAAAAACTCCTTTTGAATACGTTTCTAATATAGAAGCATTTGAAAATGGCAGAGAATTTATTTTCAAGCCAGGAGTGAATGTGATTATAGGGAAAAACGGTAGTGGAAAATCAACTTTGCTTAACATCATATCAATGTATGCGTTGTGCGAGAAATCCATGTGCTCTGAAATGCCGGCTGAGGCGCTGGATTTTCCACCTATATTTGATGATGATGACAAGGTTCTTGATGGGATTGATATATCATCCGATTATATAGGGAAAGTATTCCGTTTATTGCCGTCAACGGAGACAAATCGAGATAGTGTATTAAAAAACATCAGCAATTTCGATTTGTATGCGAATAGTATTCAAAAATCTTATGGGGAAAAAGTGGTGTTATCATTGGAATCACTTTTCAATTTAATGTTCAGCCAAAAGGATTATGCGTTTCCAATGCAAGATCTTGCAGAATACAAGAAAAAATCAAATGCATTTTGGATCAAAAGAATTGATAACCTGTTGAAGTATTATAAAAGAAACTGCATAACATTAACAGAAAGCAGTTTTGAATACACGGTTCTCATGGATGAGCCAGACAGGAATCTTGATATTGACAACATAATACAGATTTACAATGTATTGTCATTTCATAAACCACAAACACAAATTATAGCCATAATACACAATCCGGCATTGATTTACAAATTAAGTAAATTAGATTGTGCGAATTTCATAGAGATGACAGAAGGGTATCTAAAGGATGTTGTCAATTTCATAAGTGAAACAAATAAATGAAAGAGAATGAGAAAAGAACTGAAAATAATAGGATCAAGAGATCGGCACGTATTTACAGCGACATTTATTCGTTTTGGATTTAGGGATGGGTATAAAGGACCTGTAAAGACAATACTTTTACAAGACGTGTTACTCGATGGTAAAATAGTAACAGATCATTTGTGGTTTGATTTGACAAAAGGATTCGAAAGCGCCGATTTATTACCAGGCGATGTGGTTGAGTTTTGTGCAAGGGTTAGTATTTACAATAGTGTAACTATTATTGATGGCATATTAAATGATGGTGGAGATTGGTAATAATATAAAAAATATCGAATCATGATAACGAAAGAACAAGTTAAAGAAATATTGACAAAAAATCCGGCAGGAATTACAAAAGAAGAGTTGAAATTTGTTTTTGGCATATTCTGCTTATCAATCAAAGAATATGAAAAATCAGAACATAATCTTTGGTTTGAAGTACATTTCGAACGCATATACATCGCTCAAATTCGATATGGTATAAAAGGTGGGATGTCTTTTAGTAACGAATATGTAAATATGGGAGATGGATGTCATGGAGTAACAATGGGAACAGTGAATAATACAGCCGATCTATTAAAAATATTCATCAATATGTTTTACGACAATTTATTGAAACAAGCCAACTATGCTCCTTTATATAACGAAGAGACATCTCAATTCGAATCCCTTGAACAAGCTCAAGAATATTTGGAATATGTTCAATCTATACTGTAAAATTTAAAAAGATATGAATATACTTGATTTACCATTAAAAGCCATTTGGTACAATATGATAGAATCTGGCAAGAAAAAGGAGGAGTATCGGGAACATAACAGTTATTGGGTCAAAAGATTTTATGCTTGCTACGATAAAAACACGGATTGCAAAATCTATATTCCAGAAAAGTGCAAGTATTGTTGCAAACCATCCCTTAAATATTATGATGCTGTCCGTTTTCGTTACGGATATACAAAACGAACCATGTTATTTAAATTGAATGGCATTTCTATTGGCAAAGGTCACTCGGAATGGGGTGCACCGGATAATGAAGTTTTTATTTTAAAATTAGGGAATCGGATTAATTAATAACACAAAAAGTAATAATGATGCTGTCCTAACTAATTCTCAGGATAGCTCCAAACTAAAAAAAGAAATGAAACGAGAAGATATTGAAAAAGCAGCAAAAGATTATTCCATAGGTAAAACACATTTTCGGCGAAACGTTCTTAAAGAAGTGGATGCAGACGATTATGTTCTACGCAAGGATAATTGCTGTGAAGACTTCATGGCGGGTGCAGAATGGCGCATTAACAGCGTGTGGTACGATGCAAGAGAAAAGCCAGACAAAGGGAAGCTGCTCATTGTGGAGGATATTGACGGTGCTTATGATTTGGTCTATTCAACCAAGAGCAAGCCATGGGAAGAACTTTCGGAAAAGAATCATTATATGCGCTGGGCATATGTTGAAGATTTGATACCTTAAAAACAAGATAAACAATATGGAAAGCGAAAAGAAGAAAATATGTCCCAAATGCGGCTGCGAAGATGGGTCGGGGCAAAATAATATACATAGCATGAATCCCGAACATTTTTGCAAATGTCCTATACGGTCTATTATGGAACGAGATGGAGTTTGCTACTCTTGTGCGTTTTGGATCAGGCTATATGAAGAGAATAAGAATAATCCCAATTGGTTGATTATAGATGGAGAATCATGGATAGCTAATCCGTTTGTTCCCAATACAAACAACAAAACGCGAAGATTCATGGGTATGGGAGGAAGAATGTTAGAAGCTATTTCAAATGATGGGAGAAAAATCATTTCCAATGATTGGTGGCATCAAGGGAAAATCCCAGAAGAATTTAAGGATTTAATACCTGATAATGCCAAATGGGTAAAATGAGTTAAGAAGAAAATATGAAAGGTTATGACCGACAGAGAACTTCTCGAAGAAAACAATAAGATGTTAAAGGAAATTCTAAGTTTTGTGAGAAAAGTTGATTCTGTTGAATACAGGGATCATCAAGACTTTATGGAATTTCTGAGGAATGTGGCAGCCGATATATGGGTAGAATATACGGAGCCTGAACAAAGAGGTAGATTGTTTAATTTAATAAATAAAAAGAAATGAAAACAGTTTTTGATTTAAGCAGAGATGAGATTGTGGCATTGACAGACGAAGAGATAAGTCTGTATATAGACAAAGAGCTTGTTGGTAAGGGTATTCCAATTGAAGCTAAAAATTGGAATATAAAGAACGGAAAAGAAGTCGTGTATCCAAGAACGGGAGTTCCAGTATTTATGTTAAAAGATGTCGGCATCGGTTTTAGAACCATAGAAGGTGCAACTGAGGTGGCTAATTTGCTTGTCAAGTATAATGCATTTAAAACAGAATCAAGGTTTCTGGCAGGATCGTATGAACAGTTTTGGATCATGAAGGAGGGTGTTTGCCCGGCTGTTAAAGGAGAAACAGGATATAGCAAGGAAGAGTTTGATAAGATAGATGAGAAAAATAAAAACCCTGAATTGACAAGTATAAATACCTTCAATGACACCGTGAAAAAAGCCAATGAAATTAAAGACAGGGTGTTGAAATGCGTGTACAACATAAAACAAGAGCGTTCATATAACAATGACCTGGTTGGTATCTTTGAAAGGTATAAAGATATAGCAGACGGTGATATGGAGGTAGCTATGAATTTTATTAAGGAAGCCTATCCATTCAATGAAGAAACAGAGTCGTTTATCAGAAAAAAGTTTGACATGCCTATACCGGACGAATCAAAAGAGCAGTAATTAAGCTAAATTAAATCATTTTGAATCTTTTTTATTATCAAAAGACATATCTTTGCCCAAAAAAACAAACATAATGGAAGAAAAAGAGATAAAAGAAGCTATGATTGAAGCCCTGACGCACTTAGAGGGGTGTAAGTATTTCGTGGCTACGATAGTAAATGAAGAGGAAAGAAGATTTGATATGAGCCAACGAATGTCACAGCATCAATTGGCGTTAGTTATAAAAGGTATCTTATCTAATAATGAGATGATGATGATGGACGTTTTGCAGTGGTGTTCTGAAAGATTTAAAAACAGTATAGAGAAAGGAAAGAAATCAACTAATTAAATATTAATACAATGAATCGCTGGTTTGAAATTACGGTAAAAGCCGAGATTGATAATATCGAGAACGGCAAAAAAAAGAAAGTAACTGAAAAGTATTTGGTGGATGCCTTGTCTTATACAGAGGCAGAATCAAGATCGTTGGAGATCTTTAAGGATTTGTACAATTCTTTCGAGGTTGTAAAAATTAACCCTATTAAAGTGTCAGAAATCTTTTTCAACGGAGAAGCTGAGTACTGGTATAAGTGCAAGGTGAATTACATTACACTGAATGAAAAGAAAGGTAAAGAAAAGAAAACGCCATGCTATATGTATGTCCAAGCCGGCAATCCTAAAGACGCCGAAGCTGTGTTGACTAAAGGTATGCAGGGTACGTTGGGAGACTGGAATTGCGAGTCTATTGCTGAAACAAAGATCATTGAAGTGTTTAAATACGATCTGCAAAAAGGTGTAGAAAAATTGGGAGAAAAGAAAACTGATGAGTGATGTTGTTTCCCGTGTAGCACTTGCGACGGCAATTGTATTATTGGTAGTAGCAGGTGCTACTTTGCTGATAGTGATTAAGACCGAAGAAGTACCGAGATGGTTAATGAACTTACCATATACGTTATCTTTAACGGCAGTATCCTTTTCAATTATATCACTTGTATTGAAATATAGAGAGTGGAAAAGAAATTGTACGTCTGCGAAAGATGCGGACGAAAAGTGATGATAAGAAGTCATGGCTTATGCCAGGCTTGCAGGAGTAAAGAGTTGACTCCGAAGAAAAAAGACAGAATTACATCCATTAAAAACAGCAGCAAGAAGAAAAAGTTAGAGAACCCGGATTTATCCGGGTTTTTTCGTCTTATGCTGGAAGAGTTAAATAATAGTCGGATGTCTATGACCGGTAAGGCTATTCATTTTCCTACAGTATGTAACGTCTGTCACATACTTCCGAAAAGGATATATAAGTCGGTTGCTACTTGCAGGGATAATATAGTTTTCCTTCATGAATCGGAGCATACGGTATTCGACATGTATCTTGACCGGATGGAATTTGATAAACTTGAAACAGAATTTCCTTTTGTGTGGAAGTATGCGGTAAAGAAGGTACTGGATATGGAAAGCAGAGGAATGATCAAGGAAAGAGGTAGGTTGATTATTGAAATAATTGATAGGTATGATAGAAGAAAAGATTAAAATATTAATAGATTTAGGGTTTGTACCTATGGTGGAAGGAGAAGGAAATACGTTGTTTAGAATGAACGACGTTGTGATGTCAGTATCAGATCCTAACCAAACACCAGAGCAGTTGAAGAAGGAGGTTATGTCTTTAATAAAGAACAGAGACATAGCAGAAAGAGGCGGACAGGTTCCAGTAGTTGAAGAGCCGGCGCCTGAGCCAGAGCCGGTCCAGAAGGAGGAACCGGAAGCTCAGGCGGAGGAAGCCGCTCCTAACCCTGGAGAAGAAGATTCGAATCCGTTTACAGAAAATCAGGAAACATTAGAGCCGTTTTATATCTGTGATGAGTTAAAGAAGATTGAGACCCCCAAATTCGTAAGATTGACATTAGACGATAATCGTTTTTATGTAAGAAAGATGGATGATGGGACGGCTAAGATATATGCTTCGGTAACAACTTTAATCAAAGATGGGTATGTAGATGATAAGACAGCACTTCAGGAATGGAAGCAAGAGATAAAGACGCTTGGTCGCAATCCAGAAGAGGTAGCGCAGTATGAAGCCGATAAGGGAACGATCATGCACTACTTATACGGATTGTACCTAACAGGTAGAGATATGGTCTTAAATCGAAGCTTTGTGGTTAAGACAGTGCAAGAAGGCAAGCTGAAGATATCTAAGAAAAATCTTGATCGGTTCTTTAATAGCATAGATGATCTTGACGATATGATTGTCAGGGTCATGAAGTTTGCCAAATTCTGTTCTGATTACAAGGTGAAACCGATGATGATAGAAAGAATCCTTTCTTTAGAGGATTACCTTGTAGCAACACCTATTGATGCGATGGTTAAAATGACATTCAAATACAAAGAAGAAGGTTATTTTGGAGCCGTGTATCAAAGGGCTACCGGACAGTTCAAAAAAGGTGATCCGAAGAAGGAAGTAAGAGAAGTGGAAAAAGAAGAAGTGGTCATTCTTGACTTTAAATCGGGAGGAATATGGGAATCATATGCATTCCAATTGGAAGCTGAAAGAAGAATGGTTAAAGCATGGTATGGCATTGATGCACGTATTATGAACTTTTCTCCAAAAAGCACGAGCAGTAAAGGATATACGCTGAAAGAATGGACAGAAGACAGTGTAGCACTTGAAAAGGCGGACTGTGTGTTCCAACAAGGTATGTTGAATCACCTTAGAAAAGATAAGAAGTTTAAAGTGAGAAAAGGAGTGCTGAATATCAATAAGCCGTACAATGAAGAGGATCATATTGTCGTATATGATATTGCTGAGGAAATGTCTAAAAGATTCGTAATGTGAGTGATATTGTTATTCCTAAAGGAGATTATGTGGAAATCGTAAAACCGATATGTATCAATCCTTTTGGTAATTGTTTTATTAACATCAAAAGGGGTTCAAGATTAAGATTATCGAAAGATTTGAAAATAGGGGATAAGTATGCAATATGCATACTCACATCTTACGAGAAATATGGCAAGACTGTTAATGTGACAATGCCTATACTGGTTAGAAACACAAGAATAGTATGAAAAGAAAAATTAGAAGAACCGGGGAGATAATAGACGTAATCACCTTCAGTGGTTCAACTATAAGAAGCGACTATGACCAAATACAATTCTATGACAGCAACGGAAGTGTGATAAATGAGAGTTTAAATTATTATCTCGATACCCTTCCTGTGGATGATGAGAACAAAGATGTAGACTGGGAACAACGTAGATTCGATCTTGTTAAGGCTTATTCTATTGAGTTCATTAAAATGCAAGATAGAAAAGGAGAAATAGATTGCGGAGTATATATACCAGATGTGGTGTCATGGTCTATAACTATAGCGGATAGAATCATAGAAGCAATGAGAGGAGTTAAAAATGCTTGATTTCAGAAGATACGAAAACGTACCCCGGTTTCAACTTGACCGCAGGCCCGGAAGGAGCCGGCTGAAGCTAACCTGCCCGGCTTGCGGAAAAAGCCGGTGCCTCACTCCTTATATTGATGTGGCAACAGGTCAGGTTGTTGGCAACGAGTTCGGAAGATGCGATCATGAACGGACTTGCGGTTACGATAAACGACCTACCGGCAAGGATGTAGGTGACAAAGATCTTTGGATTTCGGGAAATAAGTGCATAAGAGCTTATCGTCCTCCTGTAAATCCTGACGTTGTAAATTACATACCTTTTAGCGAGTTTGAGAGGACTGTAGTTCCAGACGATAGAAACACCGTATTTAGATTTTTATCGTCTCTATGGGGAAAAGAAAGGGTATCTGACGTATTTAGAAGGTATCATGTTGGAACAATGGACTTATGGGGATGGAAAGGGTGTTGTATATTCTGGCAGATAGATAAGGACTTTGTATGCAGAACCGGCAAGATTATGGATTTTTATATAAAGACCGACAGCCAGGGGAATGAGATTGATGTAAAAAGAGTGAAGGAAAAAGACGGTGACAATGAGCGACCTCATGTCATGTTTTATCACTCGTTGCATGCAAGAGACTTCTTGTTTAGACAATGCCTGTTTGGAGAACATCTTCTAAGCCAGTATCCAGATAAGGTAGTTAATTTGGTGGAGTCAGAAAAGACGGCTATTATATGCGCCGTGAATAAACCAGATGAGTTGTTTGTAGCTACCGGTGGGTTGCAGAACTTAAGACCGGAAGTGATAGATGTTTTAAAAGATAGAAAGACTGTAGCTTTTCCGGACAAAGGACAAGCATTTGACACATGGAGTAAAAAGATAGATGGGATGATGATGAAGTCAAGGATAAAAGTATCGGACTATCTTCAGAGTGTTGAGAATGTAGGGGACGGAGATGATGTGGCAGATTTGATAATTAATAACAAAGTAAAAGAGAAATATTATGAGCCTGGACGTTTATATTAAGAGCAAGAAGAAAGAAGAGGATCGTAAATGGGTTGCAAACATCACCCACAACATGAACAAGATGGCACAAAAAATATTCGTATCAGAAAACAAAGAAACACTATACGATTATGTTTGGAGACCGGAAGAATTGGGCAGGGAAATAGATACTAAGGAGATGGTGAAGATACTCACAAAAGGTATATATATTATGATCTCCAAGAGAAAGAGTCTTTTGAGATACGAACCAGAAAACGGATGGGGGTCTTATGATTCATTTCTTAAGTTTCTTATCGAATACAAAGAGGCATGTGAAGATAATCCAGGGTGTGTAATTGAAGCAAGCAGATAATATGGAAAATTACAAAAACACTTTAAATGAGGTAGTGGTGATCGAATCGTCACCAGAAACGTATTTTGTTTACGCTATTCGTAATGCTATTCGTATCTCTAAATGTGCATATCCGACAGCCAAGAAAGTAATTTTCAAAAGAGAGGACGTAGAGGTGGAGATCTCGGAAATGGAAACTGAAAGCAGTTTGTATGAAAAGTTTAAAGAGAAACAAAAGGATAGAGTATGGAACTCAATGTGCGGCAACAACGGATTTTAAGAGGCGAAATTTGCCCTTATTGCGGAAGAGAAACCGAGTTGGTCAATGCCGATAAAATATATAGCAGAAAAGGCTTAGGGATGGTTATGATGTGTAAACCATGCAATGCTTATGTCGGTGTTCATGAATCAGGGCCGAATAAGGGAAAAGCTAAAGGCCGGCTTGCGGGGCCATCACTGAGGTCTCTTAAGATAAGAGTCCATGCCGAACTTGACAGACTATGGTCTACGCCGGAGGAACGGGAAAGGATGTATAAAGATTTATCTGAATTTCTCTCTATACCGGAAGAGTACACACATATAGGTATGTTCGGAGAGAAGACGATGGGGAAAATCTTTCAGTTCTGTCATGTAAACAAAGAGCGATCAGGTTCGAGAATAGAATGGCATAAGCCTGGAGATAAGTGCCCTAACAAAAACAATCAAATAGTGTCAGGCAGTAGCGCATGCAGAGGATGTCCTGAGTATCTTCATGATGAGAAAGACGGGTATGTCTGGTGTGATCCCGACATGAGCTACGGTAGGTTGAAATAGGGCGCGAATTGCCTATCTTTGTGCTATTATTAATCAAAAAAAAATATAAGCACATGGGCAGATCAACAGAGTACTACAGGACTCATCCCGAAGCCAGGAAGAAAAAGGCTAAAAAGGACAAGGAGATAAATGCCAGACCGGAACAGAAAGCCAAACGCCGAGAGCTTGGTCGTAAAAACTACGAAACGGACAAGAAGAAGGGCAAGGGCTGGAGGAAAGGCAAGGATTGTTCTCATACCAAGAACGGTCTTAGGTATAAATCAGTAAAAGCTAATAGGGGATCCAAATCGGATACAAAAGGTGACAAAAATGCACGAGGAGATAGCAAATAAGATAGATATAAGAAGGATATTCAAGACCTCTAAACAGGTTATGGAGGAGGCGTATGAGAATATCTTGAAATACAGGCGGGGAGAGCTTATCCCCGCTAAAACCGGATACGATTATATTGATGAGGCTTTGCTTGGAGGTATTTTTCCTCAGCACGCTATTGCCATAGGAGCCCGGCCATCTGTAGGTAAATCGTATGTGGCCCAAAAGATATTGGAAAATGTGATGAATCCGATGATCAACCCGCAAGCAGAAGATTATTTTCTTGTTAATTGCGAGTTCGAAATGAATCCTCAAGATCTTCTTCTTCGCAGAATGAGCCAGGATATGAAAAAGCGGGCTCCTGAAATATTAAGAAGGCAAGATTCTAATACAGTAGAAGAGATGAGGATGTTTGAAATCCTTCAAGGTGAAATCAGGAATAATATAATATACATCGATGCTCCATGTACGGTAAAAGAGTTTGAGGCGGCTGTGTATCATATAGCTACCAAACACAAAGACAAACGTCTTATAATATTTAAAGTCGATCATATTGCTTTGATAAAAAGAATGGGATTAGATCCTAAGTCGGCTATAGATGATTTGGTGGCGGTTATGAACGAGGCTAAATTAGTATATAAAAACATATTTTTCCTCATCATATCCCAATTCAACAGAGAGATAGAAGGAAGGATAAAAAGCCCTCAAGAGCAGCCTCCCCGTCTTTCTGACTTTTATCAGTCTGATACGCTGGGGCAACTATGTACGTTAATGATAGGTTTGCATAATCCTCGCAGATACGGGCTGGACAAGTATATGATATTTGGGAAAGATTGGTATCAGACTCTTGACCGGTTTAAAACTGAAAACAAAACATCATTCAGGACAGCCGGACTGGTGTTTCATCATATACTGAAGGTAAGGCAAGTTAGTATGGAAGAGCTTACTAATACAATCCACCCAGAGATCCTGCCGGGGCATGGATGGATGTACGGGGAGGGAGGGACGAAGTTCGTGAACCCCAACCAGCCGCCGACGCCGCCCAAGCTCTATACTGTGGAAGACGTTACGAACAATCAAGATCAAGAACAAGAGGTAAAGGAAGAACAGTCAGTATATTAAAAAAAAAGAAACGTATGAGACTTACCGTAGAAGAAAACGAATACCTGATAAGTAAGTTCCTTTTGGTTCTTACTGAGTTCGCAGGGGATGAAAGAGAGATGTTTTTAATCAACTCCATACATGATAAAGCAGTAGCGGATATGAATTATCGTCTTCCGTCTTTAATAAGCAGAGAACGCAAAAGACGAGTCATTGAGCTCCTTAAAGAAGGAACCAGAATAATCAAGGACTTTTCCGGCTATGCAGGTGATATGGGTATGATTAACGAATACGATCGTCTAAAGAAAGAAATAGGTACCGTCCAAGACCAGCTTGGTGACGTAGAAGGTCAACTTCGGGCAGCAGGAGAAGTTATTAAAAAAGAACTTGATATGATTGCTGACCGGATCAAAGAAGACCTTCTCGACCGAGAGCTGGCTAAAAGTAATGCCGAGGCTGAAAGAAAAGCCAAAGTGGATCCAAGATACGAAGTGGCTTTAGGTGATTACAAGGAGATGCTGGAAGTGATTTTTACAACCAGAAACAAGTATTCTACGGTAGATTCTGTACATGACGATCTTCGACAGTCGGTATCTACCGGTAGAAATTCGATTATCAAAGAAGGGTACAACAGTTAAAAACAAGGAGGAAATATGGAAAAGAAGGAATTTAAAGTAGGAGAAGTGTTTGATGCCGGACTTGTGAGATTAAAATGTGTGGAACCTACGGCGCCAGATGCAGGATGTGAAGGATGTATATTTAATTACTTTACATGCGGGGCAGTGGGTGTGGTTGCAGGTCCGTGTAATCACGCGGAGAGGGAGGATAACAAGGATGTTATTTTTATTAAAGCTGATTAGGCATGTACATCAATTTCAGACAGCTTGCAGCATCAGACATGACTCCTAATGATCTCGCTAATCTTCTTGCCATAAGACAGAAGGATTCGGTTATGATCGAAGCCATGCAGGAAGAAGATGCTGGTAGATATATAGAGCTTGACCTGGTTGAGAAATTAAAATCAGGCGTGATGAGATTAACCAACAAAGGAACGTCTTTTGTGAATTATATAGAGACACCGGAAATGACGGACGAGGTTCTGGAAACGTTGAAGATTATGATAGGAATGTACGAATCATATTCAAAAGACATAGGTGTCAGCAGAAAAGAAGCGGAATCCAGATTGTGTTGGTTTATGGGTAATACTTCATTTAAGAAAGAGGTCATACTTCAAGTAACGGAATCTTATATAGCAGAGTCAGGAGATTACACAATGAGCTTATGTAACTTCATATGGAAACCGCCTTCTCAGGCTTTTTCAGTCCATATGAACCTTAAAAACTCAAAGCTCTTTGATCTAATAGCTGAAAAATTTAAGATCGCTACCGAGCCTTATTTGGAGCCTAAGAAGAATAAGGAAATGGATTGGTTGTTTGCCGTATCTAAATTGCCTACGCCGCCGGCTAAAGGCAATCCGGATTATTTGTTTACCGGAAGTTCGGAAACAGACAAAGAGAGGTTGAAAAACATAAAAACGTATTTATTTAACAAAATTAGAAAGCAATGGAAAAAGTAAGAATTAGAAAGATAATAGAGGATATAATTATTACTCAGTTTCTTAATTCGGAAATGGATATAGTTCATGAAGAAGATGTGTCGTTTAAAGAACTTGGATTAGATTCTATTGATCGAATTGAGCTTGATGCGATGGTGGAACAAAAATTCAATATCGTTATTATTGATTATGATACAGAATCCATCAAAGATATGACTGATCTTGTTTACAAAATAATAACAGAAGGATATGGGAAATGATATAATTTTATGCATGGCTTTAATAGCGTCATTTGCTTTTGTTATACAGTTTTTATTGTCGATATTAGGATCTGATCTGGATACGGATATTGACATTGATAACGCTTCTGATTTAAGCATGTCTTTGTCGGACATCATATCATTCAAAGGCATAACACATTTTATTCTTGGATATAGCTGGACTACCTACTTTTCGGGTTCCCATTTAGTAGGGATCGTAATAGGGTCATTTTTCTTTATCGTTTTGTTTTACGTATATAAGTTACTTCTTAAGTAAAAACAAGAAATGGTGTACGAATGTCCGGAAGATTTAAATGGCAGAGAGGTGGAGATAGTATTTAGATCAGGGAAGAATCATTATATAACCCCAAATAGTATTAAACCAATATAATTCTATTATAAAAGTTTAATACATCTCTTTCAGAGATCGGGTTATTAGCCTAAGCCTTGAAACAGAGGCTACGTTATTTGAGAATAAATAGTTACCAAGGAATGTTTATCCAAGTTTCTTGCTCTAAGGATGGTGATTAAACAGGAGTAGTGTATTTGACGAAACAGTGTTGCCATTATATAAAACCTCAAAATAACATTGGCGATGGGTACTTACAGGCGAAATCCTGACTTATCCCTAACGGGATTTACATCTACCAAGGAGACCGAAAGGTCTCCGAGGGGATGTATTAAAACGGATGAATAGCTTTAAATATATTTAATAGAATATGAGATATGGAATTGATTTTGAAACAGAAGAAGAGGAGGATGAAAAGTATGACTGATGAGGAATTTGTATTGGATAATAAGAAAAAGGTTGTTGTAAGAAAAAGAATATCTTATTTAAACAAAGGGGATAAAGTATGGATCGTGTCTTCCGACGGGTATCTGCTACACACGGACGTGGTTAGAGCCGAACGCGGACGGTCTTATGTGGATATAGACGGTATCCTGTATTGGAAGCGAGGATTAGATGGCAAGCATCGTAATCGTAATAACTACATGCAGTTTGCCATGACACCAGAAGACGGTAAGAAGTATGTCGTATATTACCCGGAAGGATTTAAAGACAATGACTTATGATAGTTCCGGAAACGCATTTGCTATATAAGGAGTTTAATGGTGTGAAACGTCTTGCCATATCTTATTCCCAGATAGACACGTTTCTTACTTGTCCAATGAAATGGTATAAAACTTATGTGGAGGGCAAAAGGTCTACGGAAAAACAAGAAGCTACGTCTTATGGTACAGTTATTCATAAGACACTGGAATACTTCTTCAAGAACGGAAGACAACCTTCTGGCAAAGACCTGGGGGAAGCTATAAGTTACTATGCTTACCAAGAAGACATACCTTGGCAATCACCGGAAAATATGATGATAGCCATGGAGCAATCTGGAGAGCTTCTTGCTTGGATTGTGGATCTGTTTAAAAAAGACGGCAATAGGTTTATGATAGCTGATAGTGATCTTAATCCCTGCGAGAAACTCATCAGACACGGTGCCATAATAGGAGTCGAAGAAGATTTTGTGCTGCCGTACCGTCTTCCTAAGCCTGTTAACATAAATGGAGTAATTCATACTCATGTGTACATAGTAGGATCGGTAGACCTTCATCTGGCTATAAAAAGCAAGAACGTAGTTCACCATTATGTCATAGATTGGAAATCAGGTAATAAGGTTTTTGATTCTAAGAAGTTGGAAACGAATTTACAGCATCCTATATATTCATTTTACATCTATAGAAAATATGGTGGAGTTCTTCCAGATATGAACATCTATTTCTTTACCAGGACCAGGCAGTACCAAAAGGTTAAGGTGGATGAGGAACGTAAAACAAAATCTATAGAGATGCTAAATGACACTTTGTCTAAAATGTATGATTTTGAAGATAATAGTGTAAAATCATTTCAAGCGTACATCCAGGGAGCAGAAGGAGCCAGGTATAGCAAGCGGCGTGCCACCCTAAGCCAGCCTGTTTCGCAAAACAAGCTACCCTGCCCGTCAGCACTGTGTTATTATTGCGACTTTGGATTACATAACAAAAACGAATGCCCTTTCTCTTCGGATTGGGATCCGTCTAAAAAGATAAAACGATGAAATACGAGGACGTTCAAAAGTTAAGAACAAAATACCGGCAAGATCCGGAAGTTATAAACGTAGAATACATGAGAGACGTTGCTGTAAGATGCGGGAATTTCAAGAAAGCGTTTGAGCTTCAGGAAAGACTGGAGGATATATGGTTTAACTACTTAAAAGAAATACAATGAAAGAAGCATTGATAGCAGGAGCAGCGGTCTTTTTATTATCATACTTGTTTGTAACGATTCTTATAAAAATAAGCAGGGTAATAGATCGGTATAAGATGAAGAAGAAGACCGACAAAATAAAAGTTGGTCAAAGATACGAATACAAAGGCTACTTCATGGATCCATTTGAAAGAGGCAAGCATATAATCAAGATATTAGATATAAAGGAAGGGTACGCTCTGTACGAGTACGGAAAAAGCCCAAGTTTGTTATGTTCTATGGAGCTTGAAGATATTGTCGAAAGATATGTTTTAATTACTGATATAAAATAAGGGATTATGGAAAAGAAAGTCACAATCAAAGAAGGGATGGATATTTTTTACAAAAATGCAGGGAAAGGTATATGGGTCTATATTGGACTTTTTGGAAATAAAGTGCTATCCATTTTAAAAAACAAAGGTGTTATTGCATGCGAAAACGATGCTGAATATTGCGTGTTGATGGATGGAGAAGATCATTTCATAAGTATGGCAAAAGACATGAGTCACGACTATTGTTGTGAGTACGTTGTAGAAAGAGCAGAAGCCCACAGAGATTACCCCTCCAAAGGTGCTACATGCAGTGTATGCCTGTTTGAAGATAATGAGAATAAAGCAAGGGAGATGTTGAAAGAGGCGATAATAGAACTTTCAAAAAATAATATAATAGATTGTGATGGGCTTTGAACTTAGACCTTACCAGAAAGAAGCAGTAGATGCCGGGCTTAAGTTTCTCACGGGAAGATCTAAAAAGCCTGGCATAATAGTAGCCCCATGCGGAGCGGGTAAGAGCCTTCTGATATCCAAGATAGCGCATGAGATAAATAGACCGACGTTAGTATTGCAGCCCTCGAAAGAGATTCTGGAGCAGAATTATGCTAAGGCTGTATCGTTTGGCTCCGAACCTACTATATACTCTGCCTCATGTGGCGTAAAGGAATTATCGGCTATGACTTATGCTACACTTAAAAGCATAAAGAAAGACGTAGCAAGGTTGAAAGATATAGGGATAGACACCTTATTGGTGGACGAATGCCACTCGGGGTATTCCCCTGAGGAAGGTTCTGAATTTATGGAATTTATGAGCGAATTTCCACAGGCAAAGGTGCTGGGATTCACCGCCACCCCCTGCCGCCTCAGAGCCTACAGTTCCATGCTGGAAGGAAACTATAGCAAACTTAATATGCTGACAAAAGACGAGCATAATTTCTTCAAGAAGTTAGTTCATGTAATACAAATACAAGAGCTAACTTCTCAAGGTTTTTGGTGTCCACTTAAGTACGAACGATGGTCGTTTGATGAATCGGCTCTGATGTTAAACAGTACCGGAGCTGAATACACCAACGAATCTATTAAAGAAAGTATTGTACGAAATGGCTTAAACAACTCTATCTACAAGCGCCTTCTTCAACTTATGAACGAACGTAAAGCCATTTTGGTCTGTATGGATTCTATTGAATCATGTAATAGAATATCAGAGTTTATGAATGCCAAGATGGGAGCCATAACAGGTGTCGTAACATCGCTAACAACCAAAAAGAAAAGAGAACAAATCATATCCGATTTCAAAGAAGGCAAGTTGAAGGTGGTTTTTAATTATTCAACGCTTGCTACCGGATTTGATTTTCCTGAACTTGACTGTGTGATGTTTGGGCGCCCAACGTTCTCATATTCAACATATTACCAAATATTAGGACGCGCCGTCCGCATCCATCCTGACAAGAAAGAGGCGCTGATAGTTGATTGCTGCGACAACATGAGGCGTTTCGGTCGGATAGAAGACTTGACAATCGAGCAATTCCCTTCTAAGGGCTGGTGTATGTTTGCCGGAGATCAACTTCTGTCCAATATAAGGATGGGTGATATTATTACCAAAGACGAGATCCTTCGCCGGGCAGCCTCGCTTAAATCTGTGAATGGAGATGGTAGGAGAGAAGACGATCTTGACAGTATAATAATGTGGTTTGGAAAATATGAAGGAATTAGATTCAAGGACATACCAGTGTCGTATTTTAGGTTCTTGGCTGAGAATATGGCAGTAAAACCAGGAGACAGGAAAGAAAAGATTATCGAATATTATAATAGAATAAAAGCATGAACAGCAAAAGACGTAAGAAAATAGAGGATATTATTTCCAATTTGGAAAAGCATAAAACAGATCTTGAGTTTATCAAATCAAAGCTGTCAGAGGTTAGGCATAATCTGGATTCAGCCAAGGATGATGTTGATATGATTTTAGACGAAGAGACGGAAGCAAGAGATAATATGCCGGAGTCGTTACAAGATACAGAAAGATATTATCAATCAGATGAGGCTGTAGCTAATATGGAGGCGGTTGTTGATGATATAGAAAGTATTGTAGGGGATTTAGAGAATGCGGTTTCAACCATTGATGATAAAATCAATGACATAGAAACTGGTATTATAGGGAATTTAGAGGCAGCCATAGGCGCATAACGTAAAAATATAATCATAAAATTTAACACAATATATTTGTATAGATATAATACGATACATATTTTTGTATCGTATTATTTTTTATGTGTCATATTTTATGAAAACAAATGTTACAATGGTATCAAAAGACCGAGAATTATTTGGCGTAATAATTAAGCAGGACACTAAAACTTCGTTTATGTCCTTAACAGACCTTCAGGAAGCCTATACGAAGAAGAGGGTTGAGATGGGGTGGAATGAAAAGAGAATAGAGAATATCCTATCTAATAAGGAGAGTGCGGAACGTGTTTACTATATCCTTGAAAAACAAGGATATAAGATAGAATCAGGATTTCCTGGTTTTATACAATCTGTTGAAAAAGAGTCACTTATAAAAGTGATGAAAAAAATGGGAGCTTATAAGACAATGGGTAGAGGAGAGAATAGGAGAACTATGTGTAATCCATATATATGGGTGCTTGTAGCTATGGAACTAAACCCTATGTTGTATGCTGAGGTTGTTACGTGGTTAACAGATAAGCTTATCTTAAACCGAATAGAGGCAGGTGATAAATACAATGTCTTGTCAAGAGCTATATCAAGATTTCCGGATGCCGATTACTCCAAGATGGCTAAAGGCTTAAATTGGATTGTATTTAATGAGCATGAAAGCATGATAAGAAATAGGGCTACACAGGAGCAGTTGAAAGAACTTGAAACCCTACAGTCTAATCTTGCATTCTGCATAGAGATGGGAACCATCTCTTCTTTCTCTAATTTAATGAACATGATGAGATCTATATATGTAAAGAAATGGGGAGAAGAGGCTGTAACTTCTAAAAACGTAAAATAATATGGGAGTAAAAGAAATAAGAGAACTACTTAGACTCTACAATCTCGAACATAGTGTCGTCCAGAACAAAAACTCTGGGCGGTATTCTATTATTCTCCATAACAACATCATAGGAACGAACGTAGATGGAGAGAAGGTAGTTGTGTTCAGAACCATTCCGGATGGAAGCAATACGTTCTCTATGGAGCGAAATAGATTCTATGAGGGGTTTGTAGAGGCTTTTGATGACGATAAGGCGATTGAAGCCGTAAGACAGTATTTTGAGAAAAACAGAAATGATAGGGTATAAGACGAAGATGGATTATATTACTATCGAAATGAGGTAAAACAACGATAAAGCAATGGAAAAGATGGATGATAATACTAAAAATATCCTTTATCCAAAAGGATCTATTTTTCGCATATTAAAAGATGATATAATCAGTGCCGAATTTAAAATCGTCAAAGGAGCTATAGCGGAGGCAGTATCAGACATAGAAGTAAATGATAAATATGCTGAGGTTTGTTGCAATGGGGAGACGTTCGTCATAGAAACGGATATTATGGATATTATTCTTACCAAAGACCCCATAGAAAACAAATCGGTGAAAAATGACATCATTGATGATAAACTACGATGGGATTTGCTTCCGATGGAAGAGATTGAAGACATTGTAAAAGTCTATCATGCCGGAGCCAAGAAATATGGGCCTAATACTTGGCAGGATCTTGACGACGGCTTTGAACGGTACCGTGCGGCGACGTTTCGACACATGATGGCGTACCTGAAAGGAGAGAGAATGGATAAAGAGACGAACGTACACCATTTAGCTGCGGTCGCATGGAATGTGATAACTATGTTGTGGTATGATAAACACGGAAAAGGATTAATACCATTAAATAAGGAGGAAAAGAAATGACAAAAGAACAAATGAATCAACTGTTAGACGACGAGCTTGATGCAATGAACAAACATAGAAGTAATATTGAAAGAATTAAAAAGGAATATTTCGATTCTGTTTATGGGTTAAAGAAGGGAGATAAAGTGAGTGTTCTTTACAAACGTTCGAAAGAGCCTCTTGTTGGTTTCTTTAAGAACGTGCAAATCACGAATACTGGAACAGTTATATTTACAATCCAGAAAGCTAATAAAGAAGGAGGACCTGGAAGAGGATCTTATTTGGTGTATGAAGACGATTTGAGCGAAATCAAAAAAGTAGAATAACATGATTAGAGCAAGATTTTACATTAGAAAGGATGACTGTGATAATGATTACCGTCCAGTCAAATGGCCTATAAAACATCCATATTGGTGTAGTGCAGAATCCAGTAATTCATTTGTATTGGTGGCGTATGCTGAAGATGAAGACAGCATAAAAGAACTGTGGCCGGAGGCGTATGATATTAATGTCTTAGAAAAAGATACCGAGATTAGATTTACATTAAGATTTCCTAAACCGGAATGGTATGAATTGTACGAAAGGGAATTAGAAGAATGTGACAGGTTTATATGGATTACAGATGCGTGCATGAGAGACGGTGTAATAAGAAAAGTAAAAGCTAAAATAGAAGATTATGGTGGTCTTTTGTTAGCCGACATTCCTGATAGGATCACTCCTTATGAAATAGGAAGGGATGCTTTTGAGAGCAAAGAAGAAGCTTTAAAACATGCAGAGGAACGGAGAACGCACCTGATCGAGTCAATTAAGAAACAATTGAATGAACTTGAAAATCTAAAATTCGAATGTGATGATTAACTACGCAGCAAAAGCCAGGAAGGCTTATTTGATAAACAATTTCGATAAGATTCTTAACAGTCTTAACACGCTTCATTCAACGGTTGAGACTATGACGTTGTTCGTAAACGACCAGGCTTATAATTACATTCTTAAGCTGAAAGAAGTGGTTAAGGGCGGTCCTATGTACAGACATAATGTCAAACGATTCTTGAATGATATGGATAAGGAGATAAGGAAATACAATGCTTCTATCTACTACATAAATAAAGAGCGTAGTGAGGTTATAGCTGATATAACACAAGTTATGGAAGACTGTCTCATGCCATACATAGACGACCTGGCCGGCGCTATAAAGGCAGCCGTGTGGTCGAGGGGTGTGTCCGAGGAGCGGACGGAAGCGGCGGTACTGTCCCTAATCGTATCCTCCTTGGCCACGACATCAGGCAGATTTATCTCAGGTGGATACCAGATCATGAAAGAAATGGGTGGAGGCTTGGGTGGTAATCCATTTACGTTTATGAGCATTGATAAGATAAGACACTTATCTACATCATTATCTGATGCTATTACCGGTGGAGAAATAGCTCTTGAAGAAAAAGAAGCCAATGACATAACTAAGGCAATGGATGTTTTTATTGAGAAAATGTCTGATTCGGATATTGTTGACAAGGTAATCAGCATACTCGAAGAAGCAGAATCTAAAAATAAGGAGGAACGATCATGAATTATTTGGATGGGTATGTAGAAGAAGTTCTTTCCGAGCCGTACTATGATGATTATGGCTCTGGGATTTTTAGGTGGTGGGTGGAAGTATCTTACATTTGTGAAGGTACAGAATCAACTACTACATTAATGTTTGATACGAGAGAAGAAGCAGAGGCAGTAAAACCAGGTTATAAATTTTTATGTTGAAAATAACATGAGGTATTTTGTTTTATTGATAGCACTTGTATTATCATCATGTTCGCATGATATTCAGGTTAATGACGGATGGGTTATATATGATCTACGTCCTTTAGATGGTGAATGTGTGATGTATTATGGTGAAGACGGAGGATTTTCAATATTTAACAGTAATAGATTTATAAAATTCGTTGGATACCAAGGGGAATACAATATCGGAGATTCTATTAAAATCGTAAAAGTGAAATAATATGGAAAAGAATTTAAAACTCGTATGTCCAAAATGTGGCACCCCTCACCAGCCTCATTCTCCACACACGATGGATGCAGATGGATTTGAAAGGTGTGAGATAAGGACTGTCATGGAAGACAGGGGGTGGTGCTACGAATGCTCTTTTTGGCAAAATATGTACGACAAGCACAAAGACGATCCAGGATGGGTTAGGATAGACGGTGAAAGCTGGGTGCTTAAGCCTATGGTGGAAAACGTACCGAGCGGATGGAACAGCCTTAGATGTGGTGGAAGAAAGATGTATATCAATATCGAAGGGAAAGGCATTGTTGTATCAAATAACTGCTGGTGCCAAGGTGATGTTTCGGACGCATTCAAGGATCTTATGCCTGATAATGCTACTTGGGCTACGAAGGAGGAATTTGACAAAGCTCCTGTAGTAGGATATATTGTAGAAGGTATTGGTTTAGTTTTCACAGATAGGGAAGGTCATGAAGTTAATGCTTAGAAACTTGTTTCATATTCCTCTTAGAATAGTTGAAAGGAAATTAACTAATGGGGAAGTAGAATATTGATGCCAATATCAAAACATTTTTGGGAAATGGAAAAACAGGATAAAATACGATATGTTTGGCATGTCGTGTTATGCTGTTTTTTATTCATTCGAAGATGCGTATGAATTTAATTATGGTAAGAACAAAGAAGAAAAGGTAAAGGTAGTGGACTCTTGTTACAAGAAACGGTTTTAATAATTATGGCACCAATAGTTCTTGGTGCCATAATTATTTTTTTTATTTGAACTCATATCGCAATTGTTTGGTTATAGTATTTTTATATACAGGGTTATATCTATCAGAAGGATCTATTAGATACAGGTTTACGTCAGCTTTAAATACTATGTAGCTATCATCTTGTATATTAGACTGAATATGTATTATAGAAACAGTGTTTAACGATACTGTATTATTAAATCTACCTTCTATATTGACATTGCTATCAACAACCCCCAGATTCCATCTTGATCCATCCTTGTAAAGAGCTTTATAGGTAGGGCTGCCAGGTGTCCCTTCATCTGTCTCCTCTTTTATTTCGTAGGTGTAATTCAGGTTATATAATCCAGGAACAACATTGTAAATAGACTCTGGAGCGTGATTATGATAAACTTTATATTTTTTGTAAGTAATAGGAGTAGAAACAAGAACAAAGTTAATGACAGGCAAACTAACGTGTAGAATATTATAATCATTTCCATTTTGTGGAGAAACAATTATAGCTATTTTATCTAATCCTTGAATATCTGTACTATTTTCAGTATATGTATCTATCAATTCTCTATTATCAGAGGGCACGCCCCCTGAGATACTAATAGAAGAGATGGTTGGTTTTGGAGTAACGTAAATCAAAGAACTGGAGCTTACGACACCTACATTTTTTCCATCTACGAATATGGTTCCGCCTATACAGTTGCTATTTATTACATATTCGTATAGCTTAATATTATTTTCGTATCTTCTTCTCATAATTTCATAAAATTAATTCAGTAAAAGGACGGACATAATGTGAACTACCCCTTGAACCTGTATCCAAATGATCTCCTTGGATGTTTATATCATAATACCACGAATAGGTAAATTTTTCATTTCGAGTGGATGTCCACATTCTATTACTCATTATCGTACCTCCTACCATTAAAAGGCATTCGTTTATTTCATTAGCATACAATGATATCAAAAAAAACTCTCCGGCGACACCTACATATCCATTTTGACCATTCTTAAATAAATAGCTATTAGCTTTATTAAAAGCGTAATCTGTATTACTGGTATCATATTCAAGATACGCATTCTGATTTTCACGCCCCCAATAATCCTTTTTAATAGTTCCAATATGAGAACTATCTTGTGCAAATATATTGTCTATTTCTCCATCCTTACCCCAACGAGATGTGCCAATATATTCGGTGGCTATAACAAAACACACTTTATCTACAAGAGCTATTCCATTGCATAGATCATTGGAATATCCTTTATTAGACCAATTTTCTTTTGTATATAATCCTCCATCTACATGTTGGATGTATATGCCTTTATTGATTATAAGCGAGGGATTTACCCCCCATCCCTATTTGAAATCTTCGTCTCATGATTTTTGTTTGCAAGATAGCAATAATTGACAACATAAAAGAAACCGGTTCCCTATCATCTCTGACTGAGAACCGGTAAGGAAACAATTTCAGAAAAAATTAAACCTACATAACCTTAAAGTAAGAACAAAAAACGTATAGTCTACTCTTTGACAATGCTAAGATAACATATCTGGCTCACATCAAAGTAATGTAAGCTCGATATTCTTCGTCTATTTGTAGCTTGTATCCTCATCACCTTCCGAATCAGGAGTGGCGCCGATGAAGAACATCATTGACTTGTTGTTCGTCTGCTGCCACCAATTATAGGCGCGCGCTACGTCTTCCGGCGTCTTGATATTATACCATTGTTTGATAAACGTCTGTTTGGCGAGTTGCCTAAATAACTTAGACTCTCCTTTGTATGTGCCGGATGTTACTTTATCAAGTGAATAATTTCTAAGATCGGTAAGATCCTTCAGTTTCCGCCCCATAACAAACGGGTCGTTAATGATATCTACCACGTTAAGCTCCATAATAAACGGCATCTGTGAAGCTATTTCGTTTATGGTTCTGAATCCGACATAGGATCCAAATTGAGTAAGCCAGCTTTCTTCGTTTTCATCATCATCACGCCATCCGGCAAGAAGCATAGATACGGCTTGCATGATAAGGAACGTGCCGGCATAGACACTGAGGCGTTTGAGATTAGTTTTCTCTACCTCATCCATATTGTCTTTATTTTCGTTCCAGGCATCTATGATGTTTTTCATACCAGACTCAGAAGCCAGGCTAAATGTTTTGGCTATCATATTCTTTAACGTAATTGACAACCCTTCCTCTTCTTGCATTGTCTGGAAATTGAAGCCACGTCTTTTCCACAGACGTTGAGCCGCCAGCACCAACCATCCTCGGTGGGCGGTCATGAACCTGGCTATCCAGTTGCGCGATGCGGCAGTTCGGTTTTCTTCATTCAAAGATCCGTTACATATCTGTGACAAGCTACGAACCTGATTTCTGGTTATAGCCATCTGGGTTTCAACTTCCTCAACAGTAACACCCGATCCGGGCTTTACAGCCACCTTCCCATCCACGACGTCTACCATACTCCATAAAGTACGATCTTTTAATGCATTCCATTCTCTTTTTATGGTACTCTGTTCTTTATTACGTTCTTTTTCCATCTTGAAATCTTGGAACGTGTAGAACCGACCTTTATAATATCGCACGTTATCCATAGTGGCAATCATAACCTGCGGATCAAGAGGGTAGTTCATGATTTCCATAAAAGCATACATAGGTGAACGCATTAAGGTCCTGGCCACTCTATTGTATCCGGCACCATACATACGATTTCGGATATTGAATATCCCCATTCTCTCACCTATGACATATAATTTGCTTTTTCTATCTATGTCTCCGGTTTCTGCTATACAAGATGGCGCAAGGCGTGAAAATTCAGCCGATGCGTATTTAAGGGAGTCTTTGCTTATATACTGTCCTACGGCAGATTCCATGATGAGGTTGATATGACCTGTTAAGGCGCCGGTAGCTGCCACAAACGGGGACAGCGCCAGGTTCATAACCGACATAAACCTTTCAACGGCCATCATAATTCTTGTAAGGTCTACCGTATATCCTCCGATGTTCACCGTAAGTTTTTTGGTGTTCATCCTAATGCCATAATAATGATCGTTGAAGAAGTCCCTGAACATCTGATATGCTTGGGTTGCTTCAGCCTTCTTACCGCCCTCAAATTGTTTATTCAGTAACATCTGCTCCAGTCCTTGGGCAAGCTCTATAGACTTCTGCTTTTCGTTGTATAACGATGATTGCATCATAAGCATCGAATAAGAATAACCAAAATCATGAGATACGTCATCTTGGTTCTCTAATTCATATATGTAGTATTTAGGTATAGACCGAATCCTATCTTCTGGATCATATACCTCACCCTGGCGTGTTTTACCATACAGGGAGTCATCTACGCGGTCAAGACATAAGTCGGATACGAAGTTCCTGACCGTACTTTTAAGGCTGATACCTAACCCTTCTATACGTTCTATATCTTGTTTGGATATCTGTGGAATAGCATACAGGTTCGGGCTCTGCTCTTTGTATAGATCAAGGGATTGTCTTTTTATTTCCTTGAGTTTTTGAATCATATTCCACTGCTCTACGTTTTTAGTAGCGACCTCATTACCATCAGCATCATATTTGATACCAAAGTCATTGAGATACGATTCATCACGATACAGGCTTTTCTTAGGCATGCGATGACCATACCCATGATCTTTTACATAATCAGGATTACGACCGCTATTTTCGGCTTCAGATTCAGCCACCCATGCCCTTGCAGGGTCGAAAGACAGGTACGATATGTCCATGCCATAATCTTGGGTGGATGTACCGTTTTGTACGTCCTTAACCATCTGCGCCACATCTATCTCACCTCGACCAATTTTGTCGATCATAGCCGCATATCCGGTAGGCGCCATGCGTTTATAGTATGAAAAGACCTGGCTCCTGGCAAATTCATTAACAATAGCATTAGCCTCTTCTATACCTGATTCTCTTGTGTTATTTAAAAACAAGCTGGCCATTTTAGCATTGACGGCATTCCTAAAATCTCTACCGTCTAATTCTTTGCTTATTCCAAGCTTTTCTGACAGGTAGTTGGTTTCAGATACGGTAAACAGATATCGGTTATCAGCAGCCTTAAACAGCTTATCCCTTAAAGCCTGAATCCTTTTTGCTTTCTTCGCCGTAGTATGACGTTGTACGAACTTCCATTCCACTTCCTTGGAGTCAGCAAGAGCATTTAAATAAGACTGATTTACTTCGTTTTCAGCCTTACTGCTTTTAGTAAGGTACTTATCAATATCTTCAAGACCCACCATCTTAGCATAATCTATTAAGATAGCGTAATCGGCTTCAATAGCTTCAGATGCGGCCCTAAAAGCATCTCTTTCAGATGAGGTAAATGTCGCTTCATTAATTTCTCCGATATCAGCCACATCGCGATTTTTTCCGATTATTTCCTTTATAATAGCCTTATTTTTTTCTATATCTTTTACAATCGAATCCACGTCAGTTGCATCTCTATCACTTGTCGTAGAACTAATGATGTCTTGTGCCATTTTAAGATACGAAGCCTTGTTATTTGATCTGGTACGCGCCGATTGTTCTGATTCTACGTCATTCCAAAACCGATCGTTGAATGACAGGTGCCCCCCCAACATAAGTGTCTTCAGCGCAGCTTCTCCTCCTGACTCGTTCTGAATCGTTCTCAATTTTTGCAAAAACGATTCTGATACGACATTAGTGACATTATTTGATTCCTTTCTCCAAACTTCATTTATAGCTTGTATTTCTTTGGCCATCTTAAGTTGGTCGCCGGTTTTTTCCACTCTCCTGGTTCCTACGTATATGTATTCTGAAGCTGCTTCCTTACGTTGTTTACGAAGCAGTCCTTCTTCTTCGTAGTTACTACTCTTATAGTAAGCAACCTCATCAAAATTACCACCGCTATCAATAAAAGGCTGCCTCAATATCCGCCTCTGCCGAGAAAGAGCATTAAGGTATTCTTTGGTTGTTTGAGAAACCGGATGCCCTAATTCTTCTTCGGCCTTTTTGTATATGGATTCCATTCTTGTGGCATAACTTTCACTAAATTCCAGTTCTGAATTTTCAGCATCCCACTTCTCCATCTGTTCTGTATAAATCTTTTCCTGCTCGATGGTAAAAATATCGGTATTAACCCTATCGGACGACGGTTTAAATTTAGCGTTCTCAGTAACCGTATTTCCGTCCTTGTCAACTACTTCTCTTTTAAATACGTAATTACGGTTATTGTCAACCACATCATTGATTTCTTCTTCTGATATCTCTATGTTCATGGCGGTCGCAAACGCTCGCATCTGCGCCAGCTTCTTATTACGATCGTATTTAGCCATATCAAGAGCACTACGAAGGTAATTAGAAGTTTTGCCGTCTACTTTCTGAAGCAGTTTTTCAAATTCAGATTTGTTAAAACCATGTTTTTTCGCATATGCCAGGAAGTCGGATATGGCGGGCTGGGCATTCACCATCGCATTGTAATTGTCTTTGGCAATCATAGCTCCAAGAGCGTTATTAAATGGGCTGGAGGAATGTTCTAATATACCAAACCACCTACTTATCCAGGACACATCATGTTGAACCTTATCAAAGAACTCTTTTACTCTCTCTACCTTATCTGCCGGCACATGAAGTTCGTTCATTAACTTGTCAAGCAACGTACTTTCATCAAGATCTTGTACTGATTTAATATCAGACTGAACACCGTTGATGTCGACAATGACGGTATTGATCCTATTTGTATAATCCTGCTTTTCACGCTCATCAAATTCGGTACTTCTGTTACGGATATATCCTCGAAGATCGTTCATGATCGGAAGAACCTGATTGTTGATAATATCTACGTTCTTTCGATCATTGGTATTGAAGTGAAGCTTGCCGTCTTTGGTATCACCATGAAGGATGGTGTTCACCACATTGCTTAAGTATCTGACCTGAGCTTCGGCTGTAGAGATCATGCTGTTCATGGCAGCCGCCATCTCATTCTTGTCTATTTCGGTCTCTACCTTATTTATCTTATCTTCTATAGTCTTAAGCTGAGCAAGGGTCATAGACGTAGTTACAGCCCTATCAGAGCTTATCTGACGTAAGTCTCTTAACGTTTTTCTCAATGCCCGGATCTTAGACTCAAGAAACTTGTTCTTGTTCATAGAAGAAAGGGAGTATAATGTAAAGTCATTATCCTTCAAAAGAGAAGTATCAAATCCTTTATCTATGTCGGTAATAGCAAGATCACGAATATTTTTAATAACGTTATTCAAATCCTGTCTTTGGGTTGATAAAGCTGATTTAAGCCAGTTTACAATTCCAGAGAGAAGCTGCCGGACGCGCCCCAGGAAGGAGGTGGGCTCTACCGGCGCCTGTGCTGTGCCGGTCTGCATCTCCCTGGCGAGGATCTTTCCAAGAATTTCTCTCCTAACAGCATTATCAAGTTCAGAGCCTTCATATACCTTACCGTATGTATTATAATACTGACCTGCATACTGATTCCATTCTTCAGTGCCTTCTACATCTTGCAAAACAGATTCAACAGCATTCTGATCTCTGTACGCCTCTACGAGAAAGTGTGCTGTTTCTTCTACTAAGTCAGACAAAGTAGCATCTTCACCGACTGCTATTACGTTATTGGCAATATCCGCCAATGCCTTAGCAGAAGGTTCGTGTCCGTATTTAGTTTGGTACTTCTCTATATAATCGGTCATGCCAACGACACTAACGCCCAGCGTTTTCAGTATCTCAACAATAGAATTTCGTTGATTACGTTCCTCTTGGCTATAATCCGATACGATCTTAGCTTTAGTATCAGCATAAAGATCGTTGTCTTCTAATATGAATGAAACTACAAGCGCATCAAAATGATCGTACTTGGCGTCCAATTCATTGTATCTTCCTGACTTGAGATCGTTCTTTATCTGCCCCCTGCTAACCCTTTCCGTTCCTCCGGTGGCGAGTCTCATAGTTACCTTACTATTATCCAATGAATTTATGGTTATCATGCCTTGATCATTCATGGAAACATCAGAACCAAAATGATTACGGAGATCGGTATAAGCTAAGGCTGAATTGAAAAGTCTAATTTGTCCTGCATGTCCTTCTCCTGTAAGATAATAGCTTCTTGTTTCCGGATCGAATATCTTGGATCCTGACAAAAGACCTTTCTTTATAAGGTAGTTTATTATCCCACCTTTTGTTGATAAAGAAGTGGAAGCAGAGGCGGTCATGACCGGTATAAAAGATTTGGGATTATTAAGAACATACTTTCCAGCTTTGTAAGTAATGTCTGCCACTCCATCCACGGTAGATTCTTGAACGATGCCGGATAAGAACCCTATTCTGATATCATTCCCGCCAGAGCGAAGAGCTTCTCCGTAATCTTCAAATAATTGACTACGATCGTTCATAAAAAACAAACGAGGCTCTCCGGTCTGATACGTTACACCCACAGGATTAGAATCTGCTTCTGGTAACTCCTCTGGGCTAAATATCTTAAGACCGTCTTTTATAACCATATAATTAACACCCTTATCCTGTACCATAGATACGGGAGTGAAGTCCGAAGATATAGCATCTTGTAGATACTGCCCGGCGTCTATTCCCGGTCCTTCCGGTACGGAAATACTTGACGGGACCATAGCATCTACCAACATAATATTATCACCCAGATCTTGGCTGTAAAATCCAAAGCCCGATTCTCGGATTTCATAAGGTGCATCTGATTTTGACACAAGAACAGGGTTACTCATCTTAGAAGCCTTATCCAGCACCCTTTCCCTGTAGGCTTCTGGGATAAGATCGATGTTGGATTTTACCTTATTATAAGCCTGTTTGTTGATAGGCACATTCCTTCTCCAGTCACCAAAAGCCTTTAAGAACTTATTAGAAAATACGGTTTTAAAAACAGTAGTAGCCCGTTCCCTATTTTCCATAAGAGGAATAGATGCTATCTTATCGAATAACATAGACCTGTCCCCTGATCTGGTAGAGACAGAAACAACTTTCTTTTTATTATCTCTTTTAATAATACACGTTGATACCATGATAAAACATTTTTGTTATGAGACAAAGGTAGCTAAAAATCAAGCATATCATAAAAAATTAAGCCATCTAACTTCTCAGTATGATGGCTTAAAAATAATATGAAAAAAAATTATAATCTGACGCAAATCGTCAAGTTACGCTTATGCATTGTATTTGTACCCATTTCTATGAATAAACCTTCCTGATTCGAACCTTTCCACATCATCCGGTCCAATAGGTCCGCAGTCTTCCCTCCTTGCCTCATACCACAGCCCAGGCTTACGGATCCGGCAGGTTATGACGTATTTAAAACAGTTGTGAGTAAAATGGAATACGGAGCCTACTGGGAAATACCTGGTAGTTTGAAACACTATTCTTTTTCGTTTAGTATCAAACACTATATCTCCTACTACCTTAGTTACGTAATAGCTTCTGCCATTTAACGTTTCATCTGTTTGTGGTATCCAATAATAACCTTTTGCCATAGCGCAAATATATAAAAAAGTCGGATAACTTATGCATCCGACTTTATTATTTGTTTAAATAGTTCAATTCCGCTATTTTTTTATGATATGTCCTGCTTGGTAATCACCTCATATGATAAACATTTCTTTCAAGATACTATTTTTTATACTATATATCAATTTCATCTCATCTCTATCATATACGTCAAAAAAAGATTCACTTGGGTCCTTTGGATTTGCGTTCAATTGAATTATGCAATTACCAGTATAAACCTTAAGCCTATAATTATCGGAGTATATATCCTGCATGGTCTCAAATGTCTCAATTAAATTTTCAACAAGAACTCTGTTAAATGAAAAAGATTCTTTACCATTACCTTTAAATGTGATATGATCTAAATTCTTGTTGTCAAATTCGTACTCTAACTGATTGCCGTCCATCATATCATAAAAGATTGACTTTTTGATTATAAATCCCATATTATTTTGTTTTTAGTTAATATAAATCTTCTGAATACAATTGTTTTCTAATAGCATTCCTATCTACTACCATCTCCTGATTATTGTTCTTAACAAGCTCAGACGCTTCCTCTCTTGTTAGAAACCGGTTCTTGCTTGTCAAAAATCCTTGAATACTACGGTTCTTATGAGCAATACCATAAGCTGCAAACTGAGAAATGATAGAACAATGTCTCAATCCACAGAACACGGCGCCGGATGGTATATTGGTGGGCTGATGAGGACGCTTCTTGCCGTCCTGCACCCAGATGGCCGCGCATATTACTATTTCTTTATTATACATGATACGTTTTTCTATTAAATTTATTAAATCCGTTCATTTACTTTAATATAATCGGATGCCTCTTCCCTCTAATGAGTTTAAACTTTTTGCGTGAAACATCTTTTGAATTTTCTCCGTTGAAATCCCTGATATTGAAACTCCCTGATTTTCTCCTTCCATAAACAAAGAATATTTTATTGTTATACAACACTCTATCAAACAACCTAAAACCGAAAACCTCAAAAGGAGCTTGATTGTTTTTCTTCTTCCCCCCTTTTAAAATTTTCATTTTATGTATTTGTCTATTATGTCTACGAATTAAACGTTTTAAATATTGACGTTCGATTCGTTTCGCATTAATATTCTTAGAAATGACAAACGCGTCGGATGTATGGGATTTTTCAATCCCATATTTAATCCGATTATGTTTCGTAATGTAACCAAACGTCATAAAAACTCTGTCGTATCTGGATTTTAACTCTTCATACAACCTCCATTTCATAATTCCCATTACGGCTGCGTCGCGAAGCGACTTGCCTCTTCTGATCTTTAAATCTATATTACCTTTATGGTATTCTTTGTGACATGTTTCACATAAAGTTATAAGATTAGAAGGGGAATCCCCTCCGGTTTTTCGAGACTCAATATGATGAACATTCAGTATAGAATCTTTTGACTTGCCTTTACAATACTGGCATTTATGACCATCTCTTGCTAAAACATACTCCCTTGTGTTCCAAAACTCAAGTTGATCACCTTCCTGGTATTCTTTACCTGATATCTCAGGATTCTTAATCTTTTGAGTATCGAATTGAGCTACTTCAATAACAATACGAGATATTGGTAGTATAGAGCAAACATTGTTAATAACGCAAATATGGGCGTCTACTTTGTATTTCACCGAAGGTGCTATCCATCCTGGACGCTTGCTTTTTACTCTGTTATCAAAACGAGGTTTTCTATATCTTAACCTGTTCCGTCTTGCTTTCCGTAGCTCTCTTCTGGTAGACAAAAGATCTACGATATCATTTCTAAGAATTACTTCACTGCTGTAAAGTTCTTTGCTTTTCGTCGTTGCTGATAGACCAACATGTTTAGTTCCAGCATCAACGCCTAAAACAATTTCCTGTTTGTAATCAGATGTAACGTACATTAATTTGATGGTAAACGGACATAGGTTTACAACGACTGCCTTTTTGTCTTTAAGCAGTCTTCTAACCTTACCATGCCTTGTTGTAGGCATCATAGGTTTACCATTTATATCCTGTACGTACACCATACTTACAAACGTTTTTAATGTTTATTCAACATAAGTCAGAGTAAAACTCTGTTAGTACCCATCGCCAATGTTATTTAAGGTTTTTAGTAAGCAACACCGTTCCTGAATACCAGAACTGTTTAATCACTTACCTTAGAGCTACAGACTTGGGTAAACATCCGTAGGTAACTATCTATTCTTAAATAACGTAGCCTTCGTTTCAAGGCTTAGGCTAATATCCGGACCATTTATGGCACATTAAAACCTTATAATAAAATTATATTGTTTTAATGTTATTTCGGATATACCGCAATCCCCCAGTCATTAGACATAATATCATGTTCGGTTGGATTCCAATTTGATGCTACTTTTTGACCTGTATCTACCATCAATATATTTACGTCAGATTCTACAATAAACATACAGATATACTTTTTACCCCAATCGATTCTTTTTATCTTACGACCTAATTTAAGCTGTTCTAAAGCCTTTTCGAATGTCATGCCATGACGAGGAAGTTTAAGGTACCGCTCAAGTCTGTCGGCGGCTTCATTTGGTGTATGGCCATCGTATTCGAAAGCAGTTTCTCTTTCAGGAACATCAAACAAATCCCAGTATTTGCTTTCATAGTGATTAGATACCTGACCGGTAGGTAGGATCGCCATCACAATAAACCAATCATCAGAACCGAAGCATTTTTCTCCATCGCTGTGCTTTCTTGATTTGCAAACTTCAACCTGTCCGTTTCTGGCTAATAGATTAAAGAAAGCGGCATTGTACAACATGCGGTACCGATACAATTCATTGAAAGTATGGTATCCATCAGAAACTTCTCCCATGTCTCCAGGTTCTGCTTCAGGTTCAGGATGATTCGGATAGCAGTAGTCCACTGATGCTTCTAACACTGACTTTACGTGTTCTATTATCCTCGCAACATCATCATGTTTAAAAAAATGCTTAAATCTTTCAACGAATTTAATATCTTCGTTGATTGCTGATTCGAACTCTTCTTTTGTCATTACCCTGACTAAATCTTTTAATTCCATTATTTGTAATATTTTAGTTGTTCTGAAATCCTATATTTACTTATATCATCGCATAAGTTACACCCTCCTGTGCATCCATAAATCGAACAATACGAGTCTCTTTCTGCCTTCGATTTAGATTGGAAATCCCTTACGACTTTAATCCAGATAGGAGAAATAATCTTACCAGAGAAGGAAGGTACGTTTAAAAGTAGTGTTTTCATGATTTTGGTAAAACATTCATATAACACGGTACATCTACCACATCTCTTCTGCAAAGTCCCTTCTCAAAATAGGAAACCATATAAGTGCTTCTACCTTCGTAATCAGGTTTAGGATCAAAGCATTCAAAAACGAATCTTGTTCTACCTTCAAGATGACCAAACATGAAAACAAATTCTCCACCGTATCTTTTGTTAGCCAATTCTTCTACTGTCATAACCTGTCTCCTCCCAATCCTGAATTGATACTCACATACTTAACACGGACATCATTTCCACGTCCAAGCTGACCCCAGCCGGGCGATGGCGTTCCCTTAGCCGGAGCAGGGACAGCCCTAAGCCGAGGCCAGTCCTGCTTTTGTCTCATGGCTTCAGCCTCTTTGTAATACCGGTTACACAGTTCTTGATCTTCGTAACCAACGTAATCTTCCTTATTTTCCATATAGAATACTTTTTCAACAAATGTACGACATTCATGAATTAATTAGATTTAAAATAAAACAATATAAATTAAAATAAAAACCCGATACGTTAAAATCGCATCGGGTTTGGTATCGAAAAAAAATAGGTTCAGATCTTGGGTAAAGATTCGAGCCAATTTTTAACATCTTTATATTTAGGGTCTTTGTCTATTCTATCTCTCAGTTCATGCAATGCTGAGTCCATAACCGTATTCGGTACGCCAATCAACTCTCCTATTAAATACAATGGGGTTTTATTTGATTTAGATTCGTGTGCCATATTCATATCCAAAAAAAGTTATGTGAAACAAACCGGCCACGGGTATTCTATTGCCCGCCGACCGGTATAACATTTTTTTATTCCTTTTTTTTCCAAACGGGAAAAACGGGAATGCGGGAATCATATTTTTTACTATGGCTCCCGCACCACCGGAAGGGCCTGGGCCTGGATCTCAGGTCAGATCCTTCCAGTTTATTTTTTCGCCGAGGTAATCTTGCACGGCAAGCCATCTTATAAAGGCTACTCCTTCGGGAGCATCCGGATCATCCAAATACATTAACGTAGCTTTCACCAACTCGTTCTCACATTTGAAGACCTTCGGAAAACCATCCGAATAGTACATTGCAAAGACATATTGGACATCGCCCCATGTCGCTTTATCCGGCTTCTTCGCTCCGCACTTTTCAAAAATATCTTTTATTTCCGGCTGCTTCCAGATCCTCTTGGATCCATCGACGTTGACCATCTTCTTTACCGCCTCATCAGCAAGAGCATTAGAAAAATGGTAGCCGTAAGTATCTACATATTTCTGATAAGCTGGATCCTCTGCGTCTGCTCCTCAATAAGAACGACCTCTGCCACGTCCGCGACCTCTACGCATCTGAGGTCCGTCACCGTAGTATCTGTCGTCTCCATAGTAATCGGTCGGGTAGGATTCGTAACCCATCCTCCGGTATTCCCGGTCCTCCATTTCATGACGACGTTCGCGCTCCTCAAGCCTTCTTTCCCTTTCTTCCAGCTCGTTTTCGCGTTCTTCCATTTCCTTCATCTTCTCATGCATACCGTAATGATCATAAGGAGGAAGGAACCCATGTCCGTACTCCATGTACGTCCCATCAGAACGACGGCTTCTGCCTCTGCCTCCACCTCGTCTGTCTTCTATCTCATCATATCCAGGATATTCTCTGTGTCCTGAATTTAAATCATATACTATCATATTATACTTATTTCAAACGTTCTACAATTAACTTCTTTAAATCTTCGAATGAATCAGTAAGGTCATTCACCTTATTTTCTATACCAGCTATTTTACGATCCTGCTCTCTCGTTTGTTTGAATGCCGGATTGATGTCTTCTAATATAGATTCACAAGCCTCTATCTTGGCACGATGGGTATCTACGCTGTCTATTATGTCTTGACTGGTGCTTTTTATAGCATTCAGTTCGTTCATAATCGGATCTATGCTGGTAGATAATGTTATACCCATAGCCTTAGCCACATTCTGGGATTCCGGAACCGTATAGGTCTTGGTTTCGCCAGTGAGCTCTACCGTCAGATCCACCACGCGGGTCTGCATCGCCTGATACTGACCCGGCTGAGGAGGAAGATACCTGGGTTCGGATACGGCTACTACCTTTCCCAATTCGTATTTAGGTACTGTATTAGTATCAAGGGTATGTACCTGAAACCCTTTCTTCAAATACCTACCTGACCAGCTACTTTATCAATAGCACCCTGTACGTTGCAGATAGCGTTCTGAAGTTGAGTAGTAGAACAGTTCAAAGCAGAAGCGATCTGATCTATAGCGCTACGATTACCTTGAATTGCCTGCATCAGAAGCTCACGACCGTAATCGTTATTCAACTGAGCGGGTAAACCATTGGCGCAACAATCACCACCATTTCCAAAACCGTTACCGAAGCCGCGTCCACCCCACAGCCAGAACAAAACAATTATCCAGAGCCACCAACCGTTAGCCCCACCGAAACCGTCCTGGTTATTACGACCGTTCATCAAAGCCGCCACCAGATTCGGATCCATTTTATTACCACCTATCAAATTAGCAAACATGCCGGGAATCATTGAAAGAAGACCGTTAGTGGCTGCACCACCACCGTTAGCCCCGGCTCCATCTAAAAGGACGATTTTATCACCACCCATAATTTTATAGTATTTAATTGTTAAACATACGTGCATGAAGCACGTAACAAAGATCATGATTGCAGGGTGGAATACAGGTGTGTTTGTTTCCTATAGAAGAGAAATATTTTCAGCAAAAACAGAAACAAAAAACAGGTAGTACTTTTCATTCTTAAAAAAAAACACTACCTGTAAATAAACTTAAACAAATTTGCCATATTTTAGAAATACATTTTTGAGTTTTCCTTTTATACCATTTAGAGTTACTTCATATCCGGCGCCAGTCATGTAGATAGTTTGTTGATTGATTCTATCACCAGAATACTTATCTATGAAATAAGATCTATACACTCCATACCCTTTAGCTACAACATTACTGTACAACTCCCATTTGCCAAGACCGTTCCTAAACATAAACTTGGCTTCTTCAAGAAACAAACGAAGATTCTTTTCGGCTATGATAACACCATTTTGCTCTAACTTCTTTGCAATATCACGAATTAGCCACATATTGTTATGGTCTACTTTCCTAAAAGACTCGGCAAATTCTACATCGGGCTTGTGTTCTTCTATTGTTTTCAAAGCCTGTTGCTTCTCTGCCTCTGCCTGAGATTTTTCAGCTATAGCTCTCTGAGCAGCTTCATACTGATCGGCCCATGCTCTTGCTGCATCTGCTGGATTAGAAAAGTCAGGAACCAAAATTCCCTTTCCACCAGAACTTGTTTTATATTCTCCTGTTTTACGAATAGAAGGAAGGACCTCAGATGTTACCCATTTCTTAAATCTTTTAGCAGACTCTAATTTTGAAGATAATATAAGAGAATATAAACCGGATTCATTAATTATTCTTATACTATCTATGTATCTGGTTTTCAATAGGGATTGATTAACGCCCCATTGATTATCAGATACTTGCAAAAGCATAGAATCATCATTATCCACATGTCTTTTTATCGCATCTTTAGCATTTACATACCCAAGAGATTTAGCTACATCTGACGCCACGAACCAAACATCTCCTTTTGGATCTACAATAATCCTAAGCTCTCCAAAATCCGAACTTTCAAAAACAGAAACTTTATCCATAATTAAAAAAATAGGCCCAAAAGAGAATGTCAGATCCCACTATGACAAACCCTAATGAGCCAAAAATATCTTTCAACATCAAACAACCAGAGGTGGGATCTCGTCGTTTATTGTTTCTGGAGCAAAGATAGGAACAGGATTTTAAATGGCATTTAATACTTTTTAAAACAAACCAGGGCCCGCATCACTGCGAACCCTAATCTAAACTAATACCATGAAAAACTTAAATCTAAAAACTAAAGAACACACAAATGTATGAAAATGTATGGTTTTCACAAAGAATCTGTATCCTGTCTTTCGTGTGATTCAAGACATGGGATATAGTTCTGATACTTAATCCGGTTTGATTTTGTATCAGATTATAAATATAGGATTTTGAAACTACAGTTCTTAATTGACCTAAATCATTCATAATGTTTTTATACATAAGATGAATGCTGTTGTTACGTTTGATGGTACTGATTCTCATTTCCTACCGTTATTAGTTACGTTCTGTTCTTACCTTCCCTATTTTCTATAATCCCTTCCTGAAACTAATATTGCAAACTTAATAAAAATAATTCATAAACAACGAAAATCTAACTTTTCTTGTATGTTATTGATATACGTGCATATATAAGAAAAGTGAGACTTTCACAAGCCTCACTTCCCAAATTATAACTATGAAAAAACTATATTATATATATACAAAAATTATTTGCATTCTAATTTGTTAAGATCATCCAATTCAGGCTTGCTTACGGTCATGTCTTGCGTCAAGCCAGATCTGTTTTGGTATGGAGCGTAATCGGTTTCTACTGTCTTAGCCTTCTGGGTAGAATCGTATTTCACCTCCGATTCGGTCCCTGTCAGATTTTGGTAGATAGAGCCGGAACTACTTTCGCTTACTTTAGACCATATCTTATTACCTACTCTTATAAAATTATCATAAATACCTTCGGCTGTTATAACACCATCTTGCTCTACGATATTAGGGCCCGATTTTTCTTTTAACAGATACGGGTGCCTGGTGTAAAAATAGTGTTCAAAATCATTCTCGGCATACGAAGGGTCATACCTATCCAAATAAAACAATTTTGATAAAAAAGGGTCGGTGCTGGTCATGCTATAATCAAACAACATCAACCTGTCTTTTCCAGATAAAGATAATTCTATTGATTTCAAAATATCAGGATCATCAGAAATAAGACCCAAAGATGGACCAGATTTGAAGTCAAGATACTTATAGGCATTATCATATAATTTTGTTTTATGGAGTTTGTTGTCAAGGTAATATTGGTATAAATCGAATAAGGATAATGGGTTTTCGCTATCTTGTTTTTTGTTCATGTACCGACTAAATTCCCGATCCACATCCGCGTAAGAAACATCAAGTACCGCCGGGTGCCCAAACGCCATCCTGGTCATTATCATGTCCTCCGTGTTCTGAGAATCCATGAACGATCTGACGTATTTTTTAATGGAATCCATGAGCGTATTATTATCTACGTTCCGTACTTTCTCTTTATCCAAAACGCCGTTCTTAAAACAAGATTCAGGATATATTTTAGCAGGAAAGTGAGTTAGGTTGTGCTTGGCTAACACTGTTGATATTTGATACATCTCGTTAAGATCATCTTTGCTGATCCTTTGATATAGATTATCTCCTACCTTAAGCAATGAATGTTTCTCAAATGCTTCTACTGGGTCTATATTTGATTCAGAATAAACGATATTCAAATTATCCATATACTCTGGCAATAATCCAAAATAATAGTCTGTACTATCACCAAGAACATCATCGATAGAAGATGCCAGCGTTGGAGCATAATTTACATCATTATGCCTGGCCACATAAATATCAAGATCCAGCATCAAATTATCTATCTTATTCAAAGATTCTTCTGTGCCATCATAAGTTTCCGATGTCCCTATTATATCTATGCCAAACCACGTACAAGCCTCTTCTATATCCCATATCATGCTTCTTAAATCGGATTCGGTGTCGGCATTAACCCTATGTAAATAAGCTGATATACGAGCTCTTAGAAATTCTATTTTACCGGGATTATAATAAGACAGGTCTTGTAGCTTAGATAAAGACCTTTTCTTTCCTTCTACCATATCATCCCCTTCTATGTTTATTACCGGAATCTTATTCGTAGATGAAAACTCATCAAACATAGATTCGGCAAATTCTTTATCAGAAACGAATTTCTCAACCAGTTCAGGATATGAGTTTCTCAACGATTCAAAAGCAGATGAAAATTCAGAAAAGTTTTTTATGCTGGCTACTGTTTTACGCATAGCATAATAAAGCTCAGAAGGATTATATGGCACTTTTTTACCAAATTGGTTAAACACTCCCTCCTTGTAAACAATAGGACCATACTGATAGTCAACAGACATAAAATAATTATCCTTTTCCCTATCATGTTCGTTAATAGAACAATCTATTAACTTTCTCATGGAAGTCGAAACCTCATTTAAAACAGAAGGATCGGATAAGATACGACTTATCTCTGTTTCATCATACAAACCGGATCTCCTTAATTTCTGCTCATTCAGTATCAAACTGCCATCTACATAAAAATCGAAGAGAATAGCATTAGACAATGAAGACGCATTAAAAAAATAATGAGTAGACAAAAGGAAATCCCTTACATCCTTAATGTCCTGAGCCGTTAAAGGATCAGCAAAATAAGTCTGACGCTTCATATACGACAGCACGTCTTCTAAGAGAGGTTCACCATTGGAATCGGTATTAAACATCTCCCCTGGAGCCGGGTTATTCCAATGACCGTAATACGACAAAAAACCAGGAGTGTAAGCCTTAGCCCATACCTGAAGGGCCCGCTCGCTGTTTCCTAATAATTTTAAGGCACTTTCGTAAAGAACGGAAGGCTCCCCGTTAGGAGCCTTAACCCGTTTTATTTCATTTTCCTTTTTTTCTATCTGACATTTGACACCCATAATGATTAACTTTTTTGCAAAGTTAATTATAAAACCGACTTATACAATAACGGATCCCAAACTCCTTCTATATAAATCTCTGGAAAACTTAAACCGCCATCACGAAGAGTAGTAACTTTCAAACTGGGAATATTAAAAACAGTGCAAACATCACCAAACTCACGGCTCAACTTAATAGCATTTCCGCTGTTATCAGCTTCATAATAACAATAACAATAATTTTCATTAATGTTTGGATCATATTCGTACCAATATGTTAGATCCTGTATATGATCTTCTATATTACCAATTTTATTTTCACCTAATATAAAAATACCATTATTACTATGGTGATAAACTATAGATTCATAACCACCATGATTCCAATCACTATTAAACATTATATAACTTTCTTCGGAATCATTATCTTTTAATACAGGTCCTATATGTATATGAATTTTATTAAACTGACATACATAAGATCTTTTTCCTCCAAGCCTTTTTATATCCTCATTAGATAACTTATTATAACATCCTCCCACGAAATTATCCGCAGCATTAAAAAATCTCCTTCTCATACTCAACACTCCTTGTTTAACTTATTTATCGAATCCGAATTATCAGAACCTTCTACGAGATTCTTATTTTTCTATCTGACATTTGACACCCATAGTGATAAATATTTTAGACAAAATACTATAAAAATAGAAATTATGAAACTTCTATTTCATAATGCGAAGCCTTTGTTTCAACTATTAATCTTCCCTCTCCTTCAAACTCAACGCTATTATCTCCTGGACCAGCAACAAAAGGGAAATCAGATACGGATGTTACATAATCTTTATCACCACCAGAAAAAGACTGACTTTTACTTTGTTTGTAATTGATAGTCAATTGTGTTTTACCTATCTGAAGAGTTCCAGATAAATTTTTAGTATAAGTGGTGGTAGTTGTAATATCCCCATTTTTATAACAATACATTATAAAGGTGGTAACCGGACTCTTTTTTATATTACTATCCGGACCTTCATGATAAGATTCATTTCCTCCAAATATGCTATAAATGTGACAATAGGGACCGACTCTTTTACTTGAAGTTTTAGCCTTATCCTCGACTCCTTTCAAAGATATAGTAACCTTACTCTTGTATTCAACATCCTTCCAATTACAGACTCCTTCACTTACGTTTCCAACAAACCCGTCATCAACATAAACCTCTATATTCCCCTGCTGATTGGTCTTCAACTGATACTGAACAAGACCTGAAACATCTTCATATCTCCTTCTCATACTCAACACTCTTTATTTAACTCATTTATCGAATCCGAATTATCAGAACCTTCTACAAGATTCTTATTCCTATCTATCTCTTCCTGGCTCATGTTGCTCATCATATTTTGTATTTTTCTACCAGATTGAGATAAAGAGCGGATGAATGCGCTGGAGCTTATCTTAACTCCAAGATCCGGTTTCGCCCTAAACGCTTCACCGGTACTGATATTATACAAATCATACACACCTGAGTTCATATAGAATTTATATATCCAGTTTCCACCAGCTTTTTTGTACCCTAATTTGGTTAGCTTAGTTACACTCATACCAAATTTAATACCATTACGACCCATTATCTTCTCCGGTATAGGCTCTACCTTAGCCGGAACAGATGTATATGCTTCATCACCGCCGTACAGGAAATAAGGGGTTGTTACCCTTGATATGTGAGTAAGCGGCTCTTCGGATATACGAAGCTCATCTTTCTCAGCCTTAGATTCTTTCCTTGGATTGGATATTCTAATAAAAGGATCGTATGTCAAAAAGGTTAAGCCGTATTCTACTTTATAACCCGACACGCCGTTAAGATCCCTTATAGCCTTAGTCGTATGCGAGTGATTGATGGTGTCTATACCATACCTTGATTCCATATCGGTCATAATACTATTAACCTCATCTCCCTCTACATAAACCTCTTCTCCTTCCGGGATAGAGGTTATGCCGGCAGCCCTTCTAAGTAGCCATAAAGTAACTTCAGCAATGTCAGAGAACTTATCTCCGTTCTTCCTATAGTTATCTACTCTTCCTTCTTCAGATCCAGGTAATTCGACATTTCTTTCAACTTCGACATTTGTTCTGGATTGTCCTTTGCCTTCTCCATCTCCCTTTTTATCGCCATCTTCCTCAGTGCGTACTGCACCGCCTTCTGCACTTCCTTCTTTTCCATTATTTAAAATATTATCTGATTCTGACTCTATAGACTCCACAACAGCATCATACTCTGGAATGCCGCTAAGGAAATCTGCTACGTTATTCAAAAACTCTATTTTTTCCTCGTTTGTCATATCAAGGCTTTCCGTAGGCTCCCATATGGCAGGCAAGTTATTTGATTCTATTGCAGTAGAAACATCTTCTACAGTTTGATTATCTACCGTAGGCAAAACTTCAGAAACCAAACTGTTGATGTCAGATTCCATTTTTTCTACTTCCTCTTTTGTGCCATATTCTTTTAGGGTATCCATACCATTGACTCTAAGAGAATAATTCAAAGCCTTGCTTGGAACAAAATTAATATATTTCAAAAAGTTTTTCAACTCTGATATAATTTGTTCGTCAGATCTTGGACCAACATAATCCGCTACTACCTGATCCGTTTGAGAACGAAGCCAAGAAACATATTCTTCTAAGGTCTTACCTCCCTTTTTAGAAGGAGTGGATATTTTATCACCTACTGTTCCTTTAGGTTCTAATCCCATTTCCTCCTTAAGGCTTTTAGGATTACCTCTCTCACGAAGAAACCTCAAATCACCTCCTACAATCTTCCTTGCTATAAAATCAAAAATATTAGCATAAGACGGCAATCCTTCTTTTTCTATATGAGATTCTATTTCACTCAATATAATAGAGAAGTTTTTTCTGGAGGTGCGCTTCTTGCCAGGTAAGGACTGCGTAGCTTGTGCCGCAGGAGCCGGCTGAGCTGGTGGCGCCGGCCGAGTCCCCCGGACAGGGTCTTCCTCTGGCATTTCCTCTTCGTAAATATCCACATCTTCCTTGGAAGTAACGGTCTTACCCTCATCGGAGAAAGGGAGATCATCTTCTATATCGGAGAAAGGGAGATCATCTTCTATAAGTGATTTAGGTCTGGAAGATGATTTACCAAACTGAATCCTGATCTTAGGAGCAACAAACATCTCACCTTCGAAATCTATTCCAGATTCTACTTCAGACGTCACAATGTCTTTCACACTCCTACTTTCATCTTCTACCCACTTAACAACATCAGGAACTGTAGATAATTTTTCTATAGCCTCACGAGCTTTTCTAAGACCTGAAATAGGATTCAAATACGATACTTGATACGAAGCTGGATCAAGACCTAACTTGGTTAGATACGCATTAAGATCTTGTATGTCATCTTGACCCATCTGTAACAATTCAGAGTCACCGGATTCAAGCAGCATATCTATAAAAGAAATCCATTTCTTTCCTTCCTCTGATTCCACAGAACGTAGACTAACCGGGAAAAGATAATTAAGACCGTTTTTGCCTTTGACGACAACTACCGGAACTCTTACATTTTTGTAATTATTTTTCTTATCGTTTAATATAGAATAAGCAAATGGGAATCCTGTGTATTTAGAACCGTTCTTAAGCACGACTTTACCATTTAATACATATCCGACATCAGATACTTTTTCAGCACCTTTTTCGGTAATAGGGAGATTTTCTACCTGGCCATATCCTTGACCGTTCACCTTCATGTTAAACACCGGTCTTCCGGGAAGGGTCCGGGCAACAACATGCGTGCCGACGCCGATGGTAGCCGACCGGCCGGCGTCCTTCTTCCACTTGTTAAAAGCCGTTCTTCTTATTTTACTTATACCATCTATGCCTCCTGTATCAGCTTTTACAACAGAAACGAATCTGTTCCCACTCATGACCTTGATAACCATATTGGATACCAGTTTATTCTCAGCAGATTCTATTCTTTTTTTATCGCCGGACTGAACAGCGTCATTGTATTCGGCAAAAAGAGACTGATTATAAGTATCATTTACATCTATTTCGAGATTAACCTTATCTCCTTTTTTCAAAGAAGATAATGCTTCCTGATCTATTTTATCTACCTCATTCTCTCCGAATCCGACACCTGTTCTGTACGGAACCAATTCATCTGAATCAAGACGCTTATAAACCAAAGAATAGGAATTACCCACGTCCTGAATAGACACGTCTGTGTAACGGTTAAGAACACGAGCCGATTCTTTGTCTATAGACCATCTCGCATGATAAGGCAATTCAATTATAGTAGCCGTTTCTCCACCTATATTAAGAGAATACCTTTTAGTGCCATTAGCGTTCGTTTCAGAGCTTATTTGAATAGGAACCAATGATTTTATAGAAGATATAAATTTATCGGCTCTAAGACCTGCAATTTCATACCTTTCGTTGCCATCGTTGGATATTCTTCTAACCATCAACGTCTCTGGATTCTGGGCGCTATCTATGTTAGCTCCAGGCGTATTATCGGATTCATCTAACTCATTTACAAGAGAATCTATATTGGTATCATCCTCCCCAAAATTACTTAACGTAGATTCGGAAATACGACCTTTATCAATAATCCTGTTTTGTTCGATATAAGGAAGGAGATCTGTGATGTTTCCAACCTGGCCAAGATCTTCTATGGTAAATACCGAATCGGCAAGCTTATCTTCGTCAACCTTCTCCCCTTTATCCCGTCTGTTCATTATATCAACATACGAAGAAATAGCATCATCAAGTTCCTTCCTTTGATCTGGTTCTAAATTGGATTTAGCCATATCAATAATAGCTTTATTATCCTCATACACAGATCTCGGACTTGTAAGCCTATCAGCCTTCTCAGATAATGATTTTATGAGATTAACAGGACTGTCACCCAAAGATGATACATAATCATCAAAATCTTGTTTGTATTTATCATACACATCTTTTTCTCTCGCAGTAAGAAGATCAGCATTGCCTGTATATAGTTTATCAATTATAGACTGCCTTACGGCCGGAACCATAATAGGATTATCCATAGCAGCCTCATAATCTTCATCCGATACAGACTCCGTAAGCGGTGACTCTTTTATATTATCTTCCGCTTCCTTCATCCTATCTTCTCTTACTTTATCAAGAGCATGCATAAATGCTTTGATAGTCCAAGCTTCGTCTTCCGAAATCTTACCTTCTGACACAGCTTGATCTACTACCTCATCAGTGTCATATTCACCGACTTTATTAGGCTCTGCAAAATCAGGAACCTTGTCATCCCCCTTATAAGGAGTAGACCATAGAGAAGACAGCGCTTTTGAAAATCCCCTGTTTTCCTCAGCTAAGAATCTTTTATCAAGCATCTTAGACAAGAAATTATTCATATTCCTATAGTCCATCAAACTCCTACGGTATTCATTTACCAAGGATCTCATGGCTTTGTCTTTGACTGTAAACTTCTTTTCCTGTCTTGATTTTACATTAAAATAATCATCAAAAGCCACAAGAGTATCATAGGCTTCTATTACATCTTGTGAACTTATGGGAGAAAGAGGAGATGATAAAACAGATTCGGTTTTACTTACCAACTCTTCTATCGAAAACTCTTTTCCTATTAACGTTGATAACTCAGACAACGAATTATTGTAATTGGTTCTAAGATCTTCCAATTCTTTGGTTTTTCGTTGTATGGACTCAGCTTGTGGGTCTTTTCCATCTACGTTACGAGGACGGGTGGCAAGATCTTCTATTTCGGATTCAAGTTCTTCTATTCTTGACCGTATGCCACGAATAGCCATAGCCCGCTCCCTCGCCCTGCCCGACAGCCGGGAAAACGTACTTAGCGCATCCGCCACGCGAGGCTGCCCCGAAAGCGTTTCTATGACAGAAGCTATGTCTTTCATCCTTGATTCTGATTGAAGGCCAAGGAAGGCATTACGAGCTACGTATTTTCTAAATTCGATCTTAGAGTCATCACCTATAAGATCTTCGGCAAAACTCTGGGCAGATCTGAAATCAGAAAGACGATTGTTATAATTATCAATAATAGAATCCTTGTATTTCTTTGCCTCTTCCAAAGACATTCCGTTAGCTTCGGCTATTTCTGAAATAGGCATCATATCAATCATCTGCCTGAAATTTTCAGCCGAATCCTCTAAGGTTCCCATTTGGTTGTCAATAGACATCTTTTCAAACATAGCATCATCAAGCTCCTTGCCGGTCATAGACTGAGCATCGGAACGAACTTGAGGCCCTAAACTCATTGACTTTTTCAACGTATTCAAAGCCGCCGTATTAAGATTAGAAGATGCTTTGTTATATTCATTTACTTGCCTTTCCAGCAATATCCGACTATTACTATACTCTTTCACTCCAAAGAAGCCTTCCCTCATACCGAACAAAGAACCGATAATAGCACCGATTCCTATTTCAGTCCACCCTTCTTTAGATGTATATTGCTTTTTAAATCCTTCAGAAATAGCATCAAGAACATCGACGGCTCCGTTCATAGCCACATTGTCATATCTTGACTTAACATATTCTTCAGCCGTATTCTGTACAACACCTTGAGACCCTTCTTCCCATAAGCCTTCGGACACAGGTCTTTTCATGATATTGAAAACATTACCCGCTATCTTCTGCCCTATATTGGGATTAGTTATTTTAATAGCCATCTCTCCCGGCTTCGCAACTTCCGTCCCTAATCCAAATAAATGCTTATTAAGTTTCTTTTCCAACCCTGGTATAGCCTTGCCTCCTAAACCTATATACTTGCCAAAAAGAAGCCAGTTAGATAATCCTACTATACCCATATTGGCAGCAAATATTGCACTACCTACATCAGCATTAGAATTACGAAAAACAGCCATTTCCTCTGCATTAGGATCACGACCATAAATCTTACGATAATAATCCTTGAAATCAGACTCAGATTGCTTCATAAAAGAATTTGCTTCAACCGATGATTCGAATCCGGCACTGGTAGCCAACAACGTCATGGTCTTAGCCGCCTCCCCTACTTTTCTTCCGGTAGCAACCCCTTTTCTTACATAGTCGTTAAACACACTTTTAAGGCTTCCTATGCCCCTATTAGCAGCTTGCCTTGCTGCTAACTTAGCTCCGATTCTTCCGCCTAATTTGGCGCCTATATTACCTAATGAACCAACTCCCAGTCCTCCGGTTATGTACGCTGATATCATGGCTCCTACAGCAAAAGACATTCCATTACCAAGGACGTCACCCCATAAGAAATTACCGGTATCCTTAAAAAGCTTCTGACCGAAATTATAATCTTCTACCTCTTTCCTGTAATAATGGGGAAGAAGCATGTCTATTTGCTGGTCAAGATCACCTACAAACTTATCCATGTCGGTGTTTAACGCAGCTTTGTAACTTCCCTCAGATGCCATATTGATAAGTTTGTCAGGCAATGACACAACTCCTTCCGCACCGTACAATGCAGACTTTAAAGCGAATTTACCTACACCATTCCAAAACTTACTCCATCCACTCTGTCTTCTGGCATAATAATCCTCATTGTTTATACCCGGGATATAATTGGGATATTTTGTACGCCATACCCCATCATTGCCCATCTGATGACTTTCACGGATACTTACCTTCGGTCCATAGAGATTAAGAGGCGGCGGGGCAGGTGTAGCCCCCCTGTAGCTGTTACGAGCCAGTGCCTCCGAATAGCTGTTGCTTATCTCCTTGGCTATATACGGTTCTTCGTATTCGGCAGCAGCTATCCTTGATGCGTAATCCGGAAATTTAGGTTGGGCATACACACCTTCACCAGGCATATAATTAGGAACCAGAGGCGTTGTCGTCTCTGGTAATGTAGCCGGAGTGTAATTCTCTTCTTCGGCTAATTTCCTTTGCCTTGCCACATCTTCGTAAGTGGTTTTAGCAGCAGGATTATATCTATCTATATTATTGTCAGCCATAAATTTTCTGCAAAAAATAGTTCAACTTACTAAACTTATCATTCATGTTGGGCGTGATATTTATTCCTCTCATATACGGATCCCTCATCTGATCAAGACGTTCTTGAACAGCCTCCTTCACGTATTTTACAAAGAAGTACTGAGGACACTTCTGGTGAATGCTATTCCAGTAATCCGCATACTCATCGTTACCCGGATCCAAAGGAACAAAATCCGAGAACAACAATGCAGGATTTTTAGAATTTTTAGTCCTTTTGTCATAGAAATTGACCACTACTTCTCTCGAACCCCTATCATCCATTCCTTCCAACTGAACTGATATGTTATCAGACATGTCAATAAAATTATCAACAAAGGTTTTAACAACATTCATTTCTTCTGGCTTAAGGTAAGAACCGTGAACCTTTACTATATCATAAAGATCATTCTTAACATCAGCCTTAGAAGCCAAACGGGGAAGGCCATTACGTATAAGATACTTATCATAAGAATAACCTTCCTTCTTTCCTGTATCTACAAAATCACAGGTTCCAAAACTCGATTTGTAACCATCCACCGGATAATTACGCTCCTCAACCGAAGGATCTATACCTGCCTCAAGAAGTTCATCATTCGTAATCTCAACCCTTTCTGTAACATAAGAGTTTCCACCAGACCCTACTTGAGCAGTCAAAAATCTTCTGACAGTGCCATTATCTATCTCGGCGTCCATATTGATGGTATTAATAGCAGTAGGATCCAGATTGTTTACCTTTCCTGCCATGTAACCAGACAATCTTCTAAACTGAGCCTTCTGCAAAGACTTTTCCGGTGAATCGGCATTCCAATTGTATCTTTTGTAAGAATCAAGGTAATGATGCTGAGATAACTTATCAGAAATCTGATCAGGAGATACAGACATTTTTATCTCATCCTGCATCTGACCCGCTATCATATCAGATACCCTACTATTTTTCTCAGCATATCTTAGCTGGGTAATAGTCAATGGCTCCCCTTCCTGATAATCTTTTAGATCTATATCACCGTCCTTATCTATGGTCATATAATCAGATATATTAAAATCAGGATCGCCATTCAGTTTCTTCATTCCATTAATAAGAGCCAACGTACCAGTAGAAGAACCATTATTCTCGCTTGTAATAGCACCAGATATGTTTTTCCCTGACTTGCCGGCACTCGCCTTAGCTCCTAATGACGAAGATATAGCACCAAAAATATCTATGCCTTTTGAAGGGCCCATCATGTACTCTCTAACCCTTGCGGCATCAGATACACCAGTTGTTATAGCTGTAGCGAGCAGGAAAGCTCCAGCCTTATCATCTGTATCGGTAAGATTTATAAAAGAATTTCCTTTCATAAACTTAGCATTACGAACTTTCCTGATAATATCCTTATTTTTTTCAGTAACTATATTATCTATTTGATAATCAGTTATGTCATTTATAGCTTTTGTGGCTCCATTTGCCTTAGAATCAGAAAGAAGTAAAGCATCATAAGCTTCAGATAATCTGTTATTGCCTTGTCCGAAATATCCGTTTTTCTGACCTCCATTATTTTTTAAATAAAAATATATACATTCTTCAGGAGTCATATTAGCATACAAACCAGGATCAGACTTTTCTTCTTCGTATGATGCTGCAATGATATTGCTTCTATCTGTAGGAGATAATGAATTATATAATTTCAATAAATTTGCTCTACGCTCCGTGGAAAAGGATGTGAGTTGTTCATAAGGGATATTAGCCAAATTAATAGACCCAATCTTACCCGTTCCGGAATTGATAGCCGTAGGCCCGTCCATAGGAGCCATCGGCACTCCTACACCGCCTGCTCCTCTTGTGCCTCCGGATGAGCTTTCAGTACCCATCTTGGAACCGTAAGTACGCATGTATTCGGTTTCAATCTTAGCCTGAGCAAGTTGCTCTTTTGCCAACGATATTTCAACCATAGACTTAGCATTGTCAGTCAAAAACTTTTGCTGAGCCCTATCCTCTGCCAACCTTGCAAAATAAAGATCATCTTTCTTCCTTTCAAAACTTGTATTGTCGTATCTCCATGCATCAGTCATCTTATCGAAAAGATTATTGGTAACAACAAAATTAGCGGCCGCTACCGGATCCGACGAAGCTATTATCATATCTGCCTCCCTCTTGGCTTCTGCTTTCTGATTTTTAGCTTCCTGTATCTGACTATCAATACGATCAATAATATCCTTATTATCCCCTACTGATTTCTTTTTCGCTTCCAATGCTCCTATGTGTCTATCGTATCTTTCGACATAAGACCCAATATATTGACTAACCAAATCCGGATTACTGAACACCGGATTGGTGGCTGCCATATATGATGCTTCTATTCTCATCTGATTCCTCATGTTTTCAGATAAGTTAGCAGACACAAAATTCCTTATCTGGGAATCAGTAAGCTCATCTACGTTGACTTCTATGATTCCACCAGTAGGATTACCTTTAACATCATATTCTGTTGTCTGAATCTTCTTGCCTTCATTATTTTTCCTAAAGTCACTGACCAGCTTATTTATCTCCTTAGTATAATCGACATAAGGAGAATAATGAAGACCTCCTAACCTTGATCCAGCTTTACCATCTGACCTCCATTTGTAATAAGGATCCAAAGCATGCCATTCATTAATAGGGGAATAAAGTTCAGGATGATTCTGTTTTATAGATTCTATTTCCTTCATAACCCTCTTGCCTTCTTTTGTGCCGGCAATAGCGTTAATGACCGTATCATCCAACACCGAGCTAATCTCTCCTTGTATGGCTCTTGTAACACCATCAGAAGAAAGATCCACGCCTTTGAATTTTTGATTGATGTTAGCAATCACACCTGACATCTTATCTTCCATATAAGCGCGGGCTTCAGGCTTATCTATCTCTTGACCCATAAGATAATCTACCTGGGTATAGATCTTTTCACGAGCAGCATCAACCTTCTGCTGTTTGTGCATCATAACATCCTTAACAAGATCTATGTTGTAAGGACTAACATACGGGGCATATTGCCTTAAAATACTATACTGTGAAGCCACTATTTGGTCCTCCTTCTTCTTTTAGTTTCATCATCTTCTTCATTTAAACTTCTCAAGTAAGGTGTGGAATAATCACCCATATTCATCACATCCTGATTACCTTGAACGTAAATAATTTGACCACTTGGAAGCATTCTCATATTAGGAGCTATGGAAGCTATGGTATTTAATGAAGTTCGAACATTAAACTTATTCTGTATCTCGCTGTTTATACTGTCATAATAACGAGCAAGATTTTCATCCCTTATAGCCATAGCCTTCAACAATCCGGATTCATAACGTTGCCTTTCCGCTATGTTCTTATCATCTGTTTGAACATAAGCCATTTCATTGAATCTATCAGCTTCGTTTATTTGCCTTGCGTTATTGAAATTTACTTCGTTAATGTACTTGGCTATATTGCTTCCAGCTATGGCGTTCATATTAGCCAGAATAGCGGAGCGCTGGGAGTCGGGCACGTCACCTACTGCGTCCAACTGAGCCGATGTCGCGCGGTTGAGCTCGTTGATATACTGATCAGCAGATTGAAGAACCGGATCTATTCTCGGAGCCTGATGTCTTTCCAGACCTTCTATCTCCAAGCCTGTATCGAGCGTTCTCAGCATCTCCGGGAAGATAGGACCGAACGCCGCCGGTCTGCCCTGTCCTTTAGGTCCGTTGTCTTCAACCACCTCCTCTGTATCGGTGTCAGTTGCAGTCGTAGGCGTATTTGCTTTCGGTTTTACCTCTATCCTTCCAGGAGATCCAATCTTAGGCGGTGTAAGGCCTGGTGCTATGGGACCGGCCTCAATAGGCTTCATTTCTGGTTTAACAGACTCAAGAACGAAGTCTATTTCCGGCATTAACCCACTATCTCTTAAAGCAACAAACTTATTATAATCGGAGCCCAGAATCTTCTTAGCGGCATCAGATTTATCACCAAATAAGTCAACATAATTCTTTATCCCTTTTTCGTTTAACAATCTTTTTTGCTCTGCCGAAACAACGTCCAACCCATAATAAGAACGAGTAGCTGTTGTCTGACCAAACTTATCATCTACGGCAAATGAATTATAAGCCTGATTCCCTCCGTAGCTTCCGGCGTCCTGTCCCCAGAATCCGTATTCATCTCTGAATTTCTTGGCTGCATCAGCATTCGTAATAGCGCCGACATCAGCTAACGCCCACAATGCATTTAATTGCCTGTTGTATCCTTTCTGGAAACCTTCTGTATCAAAATCACCATCCGTATTGTACTTGTTGGCCCATCGGTTTATGTCGAGCAAATTAGATACCGCCTTATCATTTACCCTGCCGTATCCTAAATTGCTTCTATGTTGGAGATTCTGATTGGCATTGACACTGGAATCAGGATTAAGAATCTGCTCACGACCGCTAACATCAGATACAGTCATATTAAGAGTTCGTCCAAATAACTGATTGATAAGATTATTGTAGCCGATAGCACTCTTTCTAAGCTCCTCCAGTTCCTTCTGAGTAGGTCCACCTTCAGCCATTTTTCTGGTTTGCTTAACATACTCGTCATATATCCAGTTCTTAGCATCTGATTCTGCAATATTAAAAGCCTTAGCTTGTTTCTTTACCTGATTCAGATCAACAACCCCGCCATCCCTGAAGAAAGCATCCATCTTCTCGTTACGCTTAGATTCTTCCTGTTTGCCATAAACGATTTCGGCAAAAGAACGAAATTGTGCTTCAAGCTCGTCTATCTCTTTCTGGTTTTCATTGACGTACTTGGAAAGAATAGAAGCATTAAGATTAGATGTATTTTTATCTTTTACATCTTCATTTTTCTCTAATCTCTTATATACACGCTCCTGATCTTCGTACTTATCAGACAAACCAATCTTCTTCTTATATCGATCAAGGAGTGTAGCATACGTATCTTTTGACGTCGCCTTAATACCGTAATTTTCTCTAATGTAAGAGGCAAAATCATCATCGATAGTACGGTAATCTGAAATAATATGAGCTTCAGGCAAATCAACGGGAGTGCCACCATCTTCATGTCTGTTCCCTTTGGCTTCCATAGGTCCTACGGAGTCAAGAGTCAGTACATACTCGCCTTTCTCTATCTCTACGTTAGCATTATCCTCCATAGATTTAGGAAGAGGATAAATGTATTCTCCAGTCATATCGGACGTATCCATCTTCTGACCATTACCCAGGTTTATTCCACCACCTTCACGTTCCCATCGGATAAACTGCTGCCGGCGCTCTTTTGCAAGCTTTTCCCTCGCCGCCTGCTCGTCCCTACTGGCTGCATACGCAGCAGATGAAGCCCCCATAATATTACGAGCAAGACCCATGCCAAGACTCAATCCCGAAAAAGCGGCCTGAGCCACATTAGCACCAACCTTATTACCGGCTCTTATCCGACCAAGACTTGTACCGAACATTTGAGCCCGACCTCCAAGATCAGGAGAATAATAAGGAACAGTCATAGGATCCAGAGGATTCCCGTCTTGTGATCGCTTTTCATTTGATTGATTTTCTTCTTTATCAGCACTAACAATAGTTCCTTTGGGCATAGACTTAGGATCGAATATATTGTTATTACTTACATTCATAGTCGGAATAGAAGGTTCTTGCCTTTTTATAGTAGAATAGTCAGGACCTATAATATTGTCAAATCCTGCCTCCATCATATCTATTTCCGAATTTATCTCACTCATACCAGGAACATTGGACATATCCATATCAATATATGGATTAGATGTCGTATCAGCCTGTTGTGTAACATCCTGAACACTACCACCAGGAGCGAATACCGGACGATTTTTTATGATTCGTAATCTCATACCATCTTTTTTCACAAAGATAAGAGAAACGAACGAGAAAATCCAACGTTATGGGATACGTTTAAAAATCAATCATGTACGACAGACAAACCACCAGAATCAGGATCATACTTAAGGCCACATGCCCGACGATAGTTCTTAAGCGCTTTCCTGTACAAAAACAGCACCGTCTTGGAAACTATTTTCTTCATAGATTTGGTTAAAACCTCTTCTGTTGAAACAGACATCAGACAGCTATTCAAAAACGACCTGACATTGGAACCGAACAAGGTCTTCACCATTTTTCTAAACGTTCTAAAAAGATATGATGCAGAAAGAGCCTTTAACCCATTACGAACCAGTCTATTATTAAGATAATTAATGGCTTTTTCAGATAGACAAAGCCTGTTCTTTCCTTGACCGTCCACCTCTGACGAGAACCACGAATATAAGGTGGTAGGATGTTTCTTGAGATGATTGATAAAGGAAGTTATAATCCTCTCTTTTAAAGCCCTTTTGTGGGCTACGCATGCGGCAATCTTCTCTTCTCTTTTTAAAGAGCTGTCAAGGCATCTAAACACCGTCCTATCGTCTCCAATGAAATACTGAGGGCATTCTTCTTTAAACTTAGCTCTATAGGCGGCATATCCCTCCTTACGGAGCACATCTATCTGAGACCGGATATAGAACCTTACGCACTTTTCTTCAGCCTCTTGCACGCTTTTAAGATAAGGAACTGACTTTCTCCCATATCGAAGATAATCATAAACCATAGCCTCAATAAAGTCATTGTACGGAAAGAATCTTCCAAATCCAAAGTTCCAAACTATGAAACATCGCACTCTATCTTTCCAGTAATCAGATATGAGAAAATTACTACAATATCTCAACTTCCTGTCTTTCTGATAGAAATGATGAGTATATTTGTCATAAAATAGATTAAAATATCTCAAATTGCCCAAACACTGACCGGCTGGACGGCGTACTACATTGTACCCTAAGTTGCTGAAGCTATTGTATATAACTTCTATCGGAGAGACCTGCTCTTTCTTGAAGAGCTTGTCGTGTAACTTGTGAGGATTCATTATTTCAGTTATTTTTGTTTCCATATTTTTTATTGTTTAGTGCAAATATATGATTTTATATAAAAAGAAGAAAATGCACTGCCTTGTATCCGGTTTGAGAGAAATAGGATACAAGGTTTTTTATTTTATGACGGTTTAGATAAGAGACGGGAAAACGGTTCTGAACATAACCGCCTGACCGTCAGGGGTGGGACAACAAATCTTGAATTAAAACTACGCCTATAAATAGTCTCCGTTTTCCTTAATATTAAGACCATTTTCAATGATCTTACCCATTATATCATTTATATTATTTTATATACTTTACCATTTATTCATATAATTGTTTACAGTGAATGAACTTAACGACCGAAGGGAGTTAAGTGAGTGAACGGATTAACAAGTTACTTTTTCCGTCATTGTATTGTTCGCCTAATTGTGTTAAAAGATTGAGTATCGTGACCGAAGGGAACGATGCGAAAGAACTTATAATATTTAAAAACGACTGAACCTATCGACGAAGGAGATAGGTGATGGAGTGACGTTAATAGTTATATTAGGTAGCCAGTGGAGAATTAGGCAGGGAGTAGGCGAGACGAGCGCCCATGCCCGTCAGGACAGTGAAAGTACGTAGGCCTGTTCTGTTAAACCAAGGCGATGATAGTTCCATCCTTCACGAAATCGCACAAAAAAGCCGGATTATCTTGATATCGTTCTTCAACCTTCGGTATCCGCATAACGAGTCTCAAATCCGGCTTCGCTTTATTAATATGAGAAATAAAACAATCTTGTTCTAATTATCAGTGACGCCTTTAATGCGAAGCTGAATATTGGGAAGCACGGCATTAATCAAAGCCATTTTCTTATCCTCTTCGCTTTCTTTTTGATGCTGTCTATACATCATGCTGTAATCACTGTCATCACCATCCTTTTTCCCGTCTAACGTCAGTAAATGATTTACGATGTCTTTACCATACGTTTCAGTCCATGTACGGAATCTCTCTTCCTCGGACTGTCTCTCCTGGGACTGGGCTTCCGGGTTAGGGAGGGCGGCTGCCACTTCTACCTCTGGAAGTGTTACCGATGCTGCTATTTCTCCATCATCTCCGAATCCCATTTGACCATACAAAGATGCGGAATTTTCTTCAATTTCCAAACCAAGATTTTTAGCAACTTCCATAGCATAGTCATAACGATCATCATTTCTTATAACACTCTTATGAGGACGTCCTGCTCCTTGGTTCCAAGCTACTACAGCATCCTTAAGGTTATCGGCGTTCATAAAATCCTGCCGGCTGTAGTTGTAATACCCTGGTCCTTCTTTTCCTTTTCTTGTGTATAAGAAATTAGAATATCCGGTTTTCCCTTCGTATTCGTCAGCCAAGAACTCAAGTTGGTCTTTGAATGTGGGTGTAGAATGTCCTTTCTTTTTGGCGTGCTTGAATAGCTTATCCATGCGTTCGTTGTGCCATTGCTGTATGCCGTATGACGTTCTGTTGTCTCCGTATATGTCATCTTTAAGGCCGGATTCAGCCATGAGGTTACCTATGATGGCGAGCGCCTGTATCTTGGACATGCCGCGCTTATTAGTAAAGTATTCATATGCTTCACGCTGCTTGCCAACTACGCCACCTTCCTTCTTGATGTTGGTATTGTATCTCTTTCCATTCCATGTAAATTCCTTAAGACCTCTTTTCCTGGCTTCTTTAAAGGCTTCACCTCTTGTAGTGGAAATAGAGTCTTGTAGCTCAAGATCATTTTTTATTCCAAGAATAGCATCAACAATAGTATTATCATTTTTATCAACATTATCCAAAACATAAGATTGACTTATCAAATTTGATACGCTCTTTCTGTTTTTATAAGTTCCTTCTTTATCTGATGGAGCTTCAAAAGCATATACAAGTGGATACGAATAATCCGTATCTGGATCTTCTGACATAAATTCGTTTACTGCATGAATAGCTTTTTTGTATTTAGTATCTTTTATACTATACTTCCCAGCATCTTGAACATGATCATAAAATCTGTCTATCATATAGTTGATATATCCACGCTTATCGCTCTTAAATCTCTCTTTATCTCTTTCAAACTCTTTTGGCGGATATCTTTTGTAATATTCTTGAAAAAGTCCCCTAAATTTTCCATCCTCAGATACAGCGTAGGGGTTTCCACCAGATTCTTCAATAATATTTCCAAGTACGGCTTCTATCTGGCGTTGATTAAAACCTTTATCATATAAAGCATCATAGATCATATTCATCCCTTCTACGTCCATAGTACGATGCTTACCCTTACCCACACGCTTCATATTTTCATATTTGGATTTGAATAAATCCCAATCTATTTCCGGCTTAGAAGAATCCCCTCCTTGTTTTTTGGATCTTATCTCCATCCTTTTATCCAAATCATTCTTTGAATCAATAATGGATCTAAACAGGATCTTGTTTGGATCATTCTCTTCGTATGGGATTTTATCTTCTACATAATCCCTTATTTCAAAAGGATATCCTATTGTATCAAGAGTCTTAGTAACGACCCCAACACCAAAAGGTTGATCGCTTCTATAAAAATCGTACTTATCTTTCACAACCATCCTACCCCTATCATCACGGTACATGGTAAAACTTGATAAGCCTGATAAATCATTTAAATCTCCGTAAGCATCCGGTATAAAATTATATTCGTTAAATACCTGATGTTCCCCGGTTCTGGCTTTTTTTAAGAGATCTATACCCTCTTCTACCATTCCAAGTTTCCTACTTGTTACATCCCTTAACTCCTCCAAATCAGATACGTCCTTGCCTGCAACTTTTCCATCAATTATCTTATTATCTAAGGAATCAAGCTCCTTTCCATATTTTTTAGCCATTTTCTCCCACCCACCATTTATCCTGTCAGATATAATGGATTTGATATTGTCTGGTATTCTAACAATCCCGTTTTCCTCTTTCAGGTTATTTGGTTGGTTTAAGAATCTAAACCAAAGATTCTGACTAAAATCATCTACATTGGCTTTCGGAACATCTTGACCAAAAAATTCCATTATTTTGGTTTTCAATCCTCTTTCATTGGCATACACGTCAGGTGTTATATTAGATGCCAGATATTCTCTAAGTTTTACAAACGGACCAATTTTATTCCATAATGTTTTTGGTTGTTTGTCCTTTACGTAATTTTTAATTTTCTTTGCCATCTTTTTCTTCCTCCTTCTTGAATTTGTGGTAGGCATCACAAACCTTATCAACTAACCATCCCATCAGATAGGCGGCATGCTCATCTTCTCCGGCTTCAAAACTGTAGTTAATGTTAAGATACTTACAATAAAGGGAAAGACCATGCAGACATTCGTGTCCTATGGTTCTAACATCCATATCAGACAGTGAATGAAATAAGAAACATATTTCTTTCCTGTGATTGGTTCGGTTTCCCACGAAAATAGTTCTGCCGCCATAATCGTCAGTCCATCCTTCCCAGCTCTGATCTTCTACTTCCAAGTTAGCGAACGTCTTTGCTATATACTCTTCATCTGCTCCAAGCAATACCCTTACATTATAGGGGTATATATCATTTTTATATAATACTTGTTTCATAACAAACTGTTTTTCAACAAAGATAAACAAAAAAAACCGAAGATATACTCACGTATTTCTTCGGCTATACCTTTAAAGCTAAAACTTGTTTACTATGGAAATTACAATTGAAGCGAAATTATTTTAGAGCCATAATTGGATTACCCCATCTTTTTTTCCACTCTTTACCTAAATACATTCTTAATTCTTCGAATGAATGAACAAACTCTCCATCGATTATAGCTCCAACTGCATTCTCTATTGATATTATTTCATTTAACTCATTCTTCGTTGCAAAATTTCTAATCCCATCTTCATGTTTATTAAAAACAATAAAATTTATGGCTTTGGCTACTATTTTTATCTTATCAGATAATTCGCTTTTGTTTTTTATTAAAGAGGAAACAGATTTGCACATCTTAATGTAAGCTTCACCAGCTATATTTCTATTTTCTATAAAATTGTCGGTAAGCCATAATATAACCTTAGCATATATTTCAGGATCTAACTCTAAGGCTATCATAACGAAAAAATACGGATTAACAAACCATTTTTGATCTTTTCCTTTTCCTCTCCTGTATGCCATCCCGTATTTCTTCAAATCAGTTAATTTACTTATATTCAATGAATTATCTTTGAGTGTACGATATCGTACAGTACAAGTCAATTCATTGATATTCAATTCTTTAATTAATGCATTCATTTTCTCTTGAAAAGACGACGTAGACATTAAATGGTCGAGTCTTTTAGGCTCCAACCCCATAGCCGCTCTTTTCTGTGACAATACATCCATAACCTCTGTTATACACACAAAACCATCTTTTGACATAACAGAAATGTTTCTACCTAATAATTCTCTACTTTCTGATTGTAATAATACGTTACTTTTCATAATTTTACACCGTTTTATTGTTAATAAATAAGCGCCTACCTGTCCGCGATGGATCGATAGGCGCTACAAATATATTTGACTATTATTAAATCACAAAATAAAAACTACTTATTTTCAACTTGTTAAATATTGTAATTTATCTATTCTTAATCTTATCTTCAGAAATCAACCACTGGAATATGATTTTCCGGTTACTAATTACTTTCTTTATCCTCATCAGCATCCAACTTCCCCTTAACCTATCCAGCCATGACCGTCTGAAATTAAGAGCATCAGGATTAACTGACTTATTTATATCGTTATCGTCCTTGATCCAGATAGGTGTTTCAGATCGGTCATCGTCAACCCTGTTGAAGAAGTCATTTAACTTATGTCTTCTATATACCTCAGTATCCAGGACCTCAGTATGGTCACCTACGATCTTCGGATATGATATACGTTGTGCTAAATTATTCTTTTCTTCTGGAACAAGATGAATTTCGCCTGAGTTGTTTGTGTCGTTGTAGATAGTTATCGTATCTAAACCTACTTTCCTGTCAAGAGTGTAATTCACATCATCTACGTATTTCCTTGCATCAAGCTCGTATTCTACAGAAGCCAGCGTAGAACCGTTATATTTCTCTTTTATCGGCACTTCTAATATAAATGGATATGTTGCTCCGTAAAATGTCTGAAAGCTCTTATTCGTCAGCAAATGGCTCCATAAGCCACCTTCTTCATCCGATGCCGGGAAGTTTATTCCTGTCTGGAAATATTGTTGCTGTTCTATATAATAGTCAGGACAGAATGAATAATACGATATCCATTCCTGCTTCAAGCACGAATATCCGATAGTGAACGACACGTCCTTGAAATACTGTTCGTCTTTTAAAGATATTTCCTTATCGTTTGACAGCACCTCTGTTTCATTGTACAAGAACCTTCCACCATCGTATTTATAATATGCCGGGTTCTTAACAGGTATATAATCTTTTTTCGTGATAAGTACTCTCTTATACCTGTTATCCCATCCAAGAGACAGACCAAGACCGATAAATTTATTGTCTGTATCTTCTTCTGTCATCTCTGTACCGGTTAAGATATTAGTTATTCCGTATCTAAGAATCTTAAACGGAAGATGACGCTTAAGCCAATGTCTGATACCTACACTAAGTTCCTTAAGATTACGTCCATTAGGATCGGTCATAAACACCTGTGCTCTTTTAGTATCTACCCAGAAATGACCAAACTCTGAACTAATTATTTCAGTGCTCTGGGTTCCAGAATAACCAAGGTCGGTCGTGTTGTACTCCAGAGGCCGGGACGCGAACAGACCGCCGGTGCCCATCTCAGCCTGCCCTGGGGAGGTGCGCTCCTTGATTACGTCTATGGCGTTATGGAGTGAAACCTGATCCTCGAACCTAACAAGAATCTGATCGGATTCAATACGCTTCATGTGAATAAGCTTCCCGTTGTTGGTTGGGAACTCATGATAGTCCATAGGCTTGTACGTCAGCCACGGATCTGTTTGACTGTTTTCAGATACGTCAGCCCTACTCCATATAACACCATTAGGACGCTGGTAAGCACAGTCATAAAAACGTCGTTCGTATGTTGCCGGCAATACATTTGGTGTTAGTGTCATCCTCGACGAATAGATAGGACTTATCTTGTAATCATTATCCCTATGGATAGATACGTTCTTTTCTTGTGTCCACCAAACAAAATCTCCTACTTTTGGATAGAATAGTTCATGAGGCTGAGGGCCCTCTAATCTGAAATTACAATTTATTTCAGACTCTACAAGGAACTGAGGAATGCCATAGAACCATGTATAAAATCTTCCATTAACGTACTTGCCGGATGTGTCACCATTTAATTCGTATAAGCTCTTCCTGTTTGGATAAAAAGCGTATCTTCCTTTATTAGATGATGTCCAGCTATTGAAACGTTCGTTATCTATTGTCTCAAGAGCGTCTTCTCCAGTATCATAATTAACAAAATATCTTGGATACCCTACATTTCTGTAATCCATGTATGGGAATGGTATCATGTCTCCAATACCAAAAGCGCTATTATAAAAAACAGGAAATTTTCTCTTTAATGAAAATCTGGTTATCACCGTATCGCCACCGAATATCAGTTTCTTTTCATTAGTGAAAAAGCCACATCCGCCTATGGAAATCCATTTTATATCTTCTATCTGTCCATATTGATCCGGCCTATATCGCATAAGTCTCATATACGGAGAACAGATGTACGATACTGTTTTGGATTGCTCGAATGTTCTTCCTGCTACAACATCACTTCCAGCAATAACCAAATCATCTATGCGGCTACTGTCGTAATTGTAAACATAGTTCGGATATTCCAATAAATATTTCGATTTACCATCTCCTTTTTCACCTGGATCACCAAATGATAAAAATAACGAAGATTCACGATCTATATTATTAACGAATAAGAAACGTCCCTCATTATCATTTCTACCGGTTCCCCATTTAGAAGACATACTGGCATCCATCATCGGATATACGCCAGACTTAATGTACTTAACAGAAGATAAACCACGGGCAAAATTTCGTTCATACTTATCCTGATCTGTTATGCCTATCATTGAATTATATAATCCCACAGAAGTATAATACCATGCATGATTACGTCTTGGTCCATTGTTTATAAACGTATTAAGCCAATCATAACGGTACTTACCGTACAATATCGGGCCTTTAGCAAGAGTCTGACTGATGGTTGACACCATTGAAGAAAACAGCATGGCCACACTTAAATTAGTCAGGAATCCTCCTCCGGTAAGACCGGCCGACCCTCCTATGTATCCAGACTGCGCCCTTATCTGAAGCTCTTCTGCTATCATAGCTGCTATTGTCGCACTTGATTCAACTGCGGCAAGCGACGCAGCCATCGTGTATGCGGCAGGACCTAAGATAGTCCATTTTGGATGATCTTCTACAGGTACGAAACTGCCCACAGACATTCCTCTTTGAAACCCGTCTATACATACTTCATTTGGAAGTTCTGGCTTGTTGAAATAAATATCAGGTGAACAGAATGAATACCACACGTTTCCTCCTTTGTCGAAAGGATGGGATATAAACTCGTCTCTTTTGCCAGACGTATAATTATATTGATCTTGTGACAGGTCATTATATGGGTAATTAGGATAGATATTCACATTACCATCGTCTCCTATGTATCTAAGCATATCATAGGCTAATCCTGAAGCCACAACCGACCTATTTAGTCTCCTATCTCCACGATACAGTTCATATCCTACAATCGTATTTCTTTGTTGTTGCGTAATCAAACCAGAATCCACTGCAAAATCCAAAAACACTTGTATGGTGTTCTCATCTACCATAATACCTACCGGATATATTTCAGAAGCTATGTCATATCCACGTTCATCACTGTTCATGAATGGTATATGCTTATTATCTGGAAACCGGTAATGACGTATAGGTTGCTGGCAAAATACGGTAGAAGTATCTACCCCTCCATAAGAATGACCCTTGAAATAAGATAATCCATTTTTGTCTGACAAAGGAGCACCATAATATTCTGTTAACTTATTCATAATATTAGAATAAGCTTCTGATTTTTTTGGATCACCATAAGATCTGCCTGTGTCTATTTTCATCCTGCTACTATCATAAAGTTCAAAATTAGCAGGATATTTCTCAGATGATTCCCAATATGCAAAATCCCCGTATTTATAAGGACGAGGCTTGCAATTGATGGGCCTATCTCCACATGTCTGACATTTTGATGCAAATAAGACAGTTGATCTAAGTGTTATAGAATCCACAGACAAATCAATCTTATTTACCTCCTTTTCTCTTATACCAAAAATATACGGATATATAGTTTTACCTGTAGCAAAAGCGACTCCAAGAATAGCACGGGAAGGCTTCTTTCCTTCTTCTTCCTCTTCTTCTGGGGTATCATAATTTTTATAAGAACAAAATTGAATTTGTCTAAACGTCATTATCCAAGGAACTGCTACAATAGGAGATTCTATTGTAACATAAAAATAATTTTGACCTATAGAATCAAAAAACTCTTCATTTATTTCTCCGAAAGCCGGTCTTGCTATGTTAACAATAACGGAATGAGATGATTCATACTCAGGTCTATCAAATTCAACTGGTACTATTCCAAGAGGGGACCATGTTTCAACATCCTTCCAAAAAGAAACACGAACGTAATTGGTAGACACAGCATCCATTATGCCATCTACCTTTCCAAGAGCTTCAAGATAAAGAACTTTGTTCTCGTCTTTATAACCTTCTATGTCCCACTCTTCTGGTCTATTGATTCTAATAAATCTTGCATTTGTCATTACATTTCTGACAAACTTCCATACCACAAATTCAGATGCGAATCCAATATTAAGCTTATCCCCTGTAGGATTATTAAATGTAGCATTGTTTACATACCCTTCAAATTTCCAATCAGTTTCATCTATACCGGTATCCGAATTTTTATATATCATATCTTGCAACTTCTCAGAAGCTTCAGGCCAAAATTGCTCAATACAATACCTGGGTCCGTTCTTTGATCTATACTGATTATTTATGACTGTACTGGTAGATCTACCGGCTCGCCAATCTCCTACATCATTTATCTTTTGGCTCCATCCATCTATATGAAGAATATAACTTCCAAGAAGATAATTATAATTCTGAAAGTTGTTATAATCAGTTCTTGACACAGTAGGATCAGAGCAATAACTCTCAATATAACATCCGCATGTACAAGGCATGGTATCTAATACGTATATAGCATCAGACACGGTTTTTAAAACAGATCCAGGTTGTAAGTATGGATAAAACTCAGAACAAAGGTGTTGATTGCCATCACCTGATATGCTGCCAGCGCTATACCCAAAAAATGCTTCCTCCATCCATTCAGATAAAGAATCCATTGTCTCGTAATTAAACAACACAGAATACTTATTCTGATTTTCTCCTCCTGTGGTATATAGATAATCTGTAGAGACGTGTTCCATTTCGCTAAGAACCTTATAGATATAATCTTCTACAAGGCCTGTCATTAGTGGAACTGGAGCAGACAATATAGATTCTTGACGATGGGGAACTTCGCAGTCTCCTTCCATTTCTGGCAACCCAATATGATCAATTGGTTCCATATAATCCTGTGTTCCGTCTTCTCTGTATTTGGTAGCTATATCACATATCTGTCTTTCATTGTTTCCATTCTCCTTATTATTACAAGCTACAAGACCTATATTTTCAGACAAATAATTTATAGGGGTTCCTACAATATCATCATAATCGATAATAAATCTTGATTTACCTTTAAAAGTGGCAAAATTGCTTTCCACTACAACAGTTTGACCTACAGTAGCCGGGTTGTTACACTCTTTCTGTTCTTCATCTATAACAACCGCATCGTCGTCAATCAATACCCCATCTCCTGCCGTATTGCTATACTGCCATACATATTTCCTTTCCACTCCTGAACAATCCGGAGCATATGCGTTTATAGACTGGTATGGGATACTGTCTTTGTTCATTTCCTCTCTTGCCTTATCAGAAGGTGGGGGAACAAGAACGAATGCTGGAGTTTTATAACCGGTAGATGTCTTAAACGAGATAGAAAACGGATACACTTCATTCCTCATATATCCCACATACAACGAACAAGCATTACCATCTTTATACAGATCTTCATGAGCGACAGATGCCTGCCATTTTAGAAAATGCCCCATAAGAGAAACTACAGGCTGTAAATTCCACTCTTTTTCCGCAGTAAGACCATACTGCAAAAGACGGTTTCCGACTGACACTATTCCTCTTGATGTGTTGTACACAGCCCTTTTCAAGGAAATATGCTCAAATGTGGTTCTTTTATTATTAAGGTCAGAATAATAGTATATGGTCTTCTCTGTAATAGGATGAATACCTTCTATAAAATAATCAACTACCGGCTGCGTTTCCCCATTGTATCCTACCGTATTCTGAATAACGGCTACCTTATAATGGCTGACTTGCCTATCCAAATTAGACACCTTAAGCCTTATACCAAGATTAGTTCTTTCTCCCCATTTACCATCATTTATCCTAATATATTGTTCGTCAAATACATGAACAGGGTTAGTTAATGAAGTATAGTTAGTTTTCTCGTTACCAAATTCATCGCACAAGGCCACAGCAAACTGATACACGCCCGCACGCAGGCTGCCCCCGTACTCTATCTGTACCGGCTCTACGCATGGCTGGTCCAGTAGCGGAAACACCCTAAGTTTCTCACATGCCAGAAAACAACCATTCTCCTGCATGAACTTTTTCCTATCGTATTCTTTATCGCATATCTTATACCCATGATAATGATACCATATATCACCTTCATCATCAGGAGTCAGAGCCTTGTCTACAATAACATACCTGGGAGGATTATAATCGTCAGTCCAGTAAATACATTTCCCACATTTCTCTGTCTTTATTTCTATGGTTTTTATAGGATGATAGATAGAGAACTTAAGGCACGGATCTTGCTCGTTGTCTTCCAGCAAGGTCTTCATGCCAGAACACAACGACTCCGATCCTTCTACCATAGATTCTATATCGGAATCGGATAAGATACTTGTATCGGATTCAGGCTTGAAATAAGTTATCTTAGATACGCCTGTTTCAGGATTTGTTATAAAAAAATAGATATTGCCCGAAGTAAGATCATTCTTGTAACCAATAACCTTAAACCCATCGAAATCAATGCATTTAAGATTACTGTGCTCGTTAGATCTCATCCCAACATTACCATCCTCGGATTCGATGTTGGCATTCAAGGCAAACGTATAATGCTGATCCGTAAGACTCGACGGATGCAGATCTCGGTTCATACCTGTTTGAGGAACCGCTATGTTTCTGTTATCTTCTAATGCCATGTTAATAACTGTTTGTCACAAAGATAGCAAAAGAGATTTAATCATGGATTTCTAAAGTAGGTGAAGAAAAGAAATACATTTTCAGTCTCCTGCTTTATCGACCACACCTACATAAAAATCGGGGATAGGATTATCATTGAAATTTCTTATTTGAATATCAATATAATTATAGAAATAATTATCAACTGGATCCATTATCGTCACATTACTTTCTAAAACCCCGTCTTTGTATGAATACAGTTCCTCATGTTCGGAATCAATGTAAAAAATATATCTTGGTAAATCCTGGGTATTAACTGTTAGATGATTATTAAACAAACTGCATTTAGAATGATCAGCAGACAGAAGTAACAATAGAAATGTATATGCAGATTTATCTCTTATTATAATATCACGATTAGATGATACATTAGACAAAACTTATCTTGAATTTCTTTCTTCTTATTGGAGTTATATATACTGGACTATTAACTACAATATTATTCCATTTAAATTGACTCCCTTCCATTACAGGAGAGAAACAATTACCCATCACCATATTAACATTTTCAAATCTTCGTCTCATAACATCTACTTACTATTTATATCTTTTACCCCTAATCAAAACAGTACCATCACCGCCGGCTCCAGCATAAACCATAGAGTATCTGACGCCGCCTCCTCCGCCGCCATAACCTCCGCCTCCTTTACCGGATCCGTTTGTTGATCCTCCTGTACCAGATCCTTCATCGTAATCGGATATTCCGCCTTGGAATACTACTCCGGTATTGGTTTCTCCGCTTCCACCACTGGCATTTCTTTTACCGCCGGATTCTCCAAAATCTCTGGTAGTATGACCTTGACCTTTGATTATTCCATACTCTTCCCCATTAGTGTCTCCACCATCCGAAGCACCATCTTGCGTATATGACGAACTGCCGGCACTACCACCATCCCCCCCCCCTCCATTTATTAACTCCCTTTCCTCCATTTGCTCTATAAGACGAGTTCATGAATTGAGAATAACCACCATCCTTACCAGGAGAATTTTGTTCGGCTTGATAAACTTTTGCTCCTCCTTTTCCTACTGTTATAGAAATAGATTGACCGGGTTTTACAGCAATAGCTTCTCCGTCTTTCCAGCCTTTGCTATCAGATTTGAAGGTCTTGGTATAACCACCTCCACCGCCGGCAGAGCTGCCACTACCACCTCCACCAGCTAAAAAGACATCTACGGAAAAACAGCCGTCAGGAACCACCCATGTGTAATTCCCGGCTGGATAAAACCTTATGATAAAATCTTCAAGCTCCCTGTCTTTATTTTCAAATCTCCTCCTCATAATTTACACAAATATATAAAAAGAATCATTGTGATATATACTACTCTCTGTTGCAGAAGTAATACAATCAACATCTTCATCTGCATTATTAATAAGATCTCTCATTCCATCGTATCTATTAGAAAACATAAAAACGTATCTCTGGCCATTTATCTGAAACTTGTATATAATACTCTGTTGTTCACTTGCAGGATACGGGTCAAATCTAATCCATATTGTCATTGGTTCGTAACCGGTAGAGGTGCTTGAAAACGAAAAAGAAACTGAACTATGAGTATGAATATTAAAGGCTGTTCCTTCTCTAAGTTGATTCAATACGCTATTTATCTTATCCTGGCTAATTGTATCGGATTTGATTTTATTCATTAAATTAAATAACATGATCCTATCTCCAGGCTCGATTTCTGTTTTTACACAATGATAAATAGCTCCATTACCAGATCTCTGTTCCTCAAAATATCTTCTCCTACTCATAATGATACTCCTTCCTATAATAACCGAGGAAACTAAACCCTTCCGACTCCTTCCTCAAAACATCATGCTTATTCCAATACTTTTCTAAGTCGAAAGCCTCTCTTTCGAATACGATATTATGATACGCCTTATCATGATCGCGATATATGCACAACCTAATCAGGTACTCAATTAAATACCATGAATAGTATAAAAATATCGGAATAAGAGACAGCCACAGCATCCACCACCCTGCATTACCGAATAAGAGACACAATCCTATTGTAAGCAATGATATAAACATACCAAAACAAAACATTGTATGATACTGATTGCAATGTGCCTCCTCATGATATTCGGTTCTCAATGATACAGCATCGCTTTCGGTAAATACGGCTCCAAATAACATAATTGTTTTGTAGCCGTCAATGAACGTAAATAACTTAGCTATTTTTGATTTATAATATATTTTCATTGTCAAAAAATATTTTATACCAATTATACAAAGTTAAAAACTCTATAGGAGAATTAACTCCATCCCATTCCCATTTTTCAAGATAAGATCTTAACTTACTTTCATCAACATCTTCACACTCTTTAAGAAAAACAAGATGCGGCATAAACAATTCTCCACCTTTCAAAGACTTATTAAATTTACTAACCAGCCTCTTTCTGAACTTAGGACCGTACCATGATTTTTCATTTGTGGATCCAAGGCAATAGTAAGAATTGTTCTTAACTTTAATACCGAACCATTTACATACATATGGATGATATACCCTATCTGCTAAAAATATAAATGGCTTATACCATAGGCAATGCCAGAATGTACTACACTTGCCTCCAAACTTCTTAAATGCCCATCTGAACCCTCCAGAGAAGTACCAATTGTTAGCCCCTCTCTTAACCTTAACTTTGTATTTAAGATTCTTATTCCGGTTACTAACCCTATCCCACGGCTTAACCTTATCGGTATCCATATCAGGAAGGAATGTCCAATGATGAAGCAAGGCGCTGTAATAAGGATTGTATATCTTGTGTCTGTTTCTAATAACGTACTCAAAAATATCGTATCCTACTTGCCCGGCTTCTTCAAATCCTTTTTCTGACAAGAAAGCTAATATAGGAGCCAGATTCCAGATCTGATCTTGTGAAGTGAATGGGGAGAAGCAAGGGTCTTCATCTTTTAACTCTATACCATTAGTATATCCGGAGCTTATCTTGGTAAGACCGAATTTGCTTGCGTCTTCGCTATGGATATCATCTCTTAAGAAAAATCCTTTTTCGAATTTGAAATAAATACCTTTGTTGTTATTAAAAAATAGATCATAAGTAGTATCGGCAAGACGGGTAAGTACCAATATGGAATTACGCACATCATCTTCTGTCTTGCTGCCAAGAACCATTTCCGTGTATATAAACTGGAGATAATGAGCCAGGTTGATAGTTCCGTCGCCGACCCAGCCTGCCCCGTTCTTCACCGACGACAGTGGGATGCACGAGGCAGGCTCTGTGTAGCTGGAATCATAAACAAAATCCCGGTAAAACACCTCCTTAATCCTACTGTATTTATCCCAAAGACCTTCCATCGCCTTAACCTATAACAATAACACAATCACGCTTTTCCTTATTATAAACCATCGTACCCATCTTAGTGTACAAACCTTTTATATTTTGGTAATTGGTTTCACCATGAGCCGAAACGTTAGTAGTAATGCTGTCGGAGTAAACTTCCGTACCTCCTTCATTAATGAAATTAAATCCTTGTTTAACCATCTCTCCTCCAAGGTAGGCTGTAAAAGACACAACAACATTTCCTCGTCCTCTATTTCCATACCAATTACCATAGATGTCGGCATTGATATTAGGTTCTGACTCGTCCATACCTGGCGCTGACAACAAGGTCTTCATCTTAATAAGCGCTCCTTCAAGACCAGACTGCATGTTATCACCACCATAAATAAGGTAATCACCCACCTGTTGTTGGGTGGTAGCCCACTGCTTACTCCATCCCACAAACTTATTATCTACTTCTGATATGCCTGTATTTGTAAAACCAGTTGCAGTATCAAAATCGGAGCCGTCTTCTGATTCCCATCCATACCTAAGAACAAGATAATCGAACTCAGGAATTACAACAACCTGCTCGCCGGCAGCTTGTGTTATTGTGACGTTCTTACTCTCTCCACCAGCCGTTACCTTAGCTACGCCACGGCGATCTTCGGCTACCGGATTAGGTCCGGCTGTGAAGATGATGTTTGCCGGTCCTATGCCTCTCATTTTGTCGGCGGTTACTATTTCGCTTGCTTTAACCTCTAACATCTTATTTCATTTTAAATATTTCAAATACGTATATCCAACTCAACAAAAATACTACCGGGCAGTACATTGTCTCTACCAAACTCGCATCTCCTTTAAATTGCCTGATTGACCAAACAATCATAGATGCAATAACGCCAGACAAGTATATAAATAAAACTACCTCAATCATACCAATTTAAGTATATTATCAATTACAGGATATGCCTTAGAATAAATCTCAAACTCAGCACGGCGCCGCCTAAGAGGTTCGTACATGCCTTTTAATGTCATACCCATCATCTTAAGTTCGGTCTTAGCATTTTTCAGCTTAACCAAATCTTGCTGTGCATACAACTTAAACAAATCGGCTGCTCCTTGCGCTTCTCCATTATACATCAGTTCCTCAAAGAATCTCATCTTTACAAAATTATCTACATAATCCAAAACCAGACCTTGAGGCGTATCTGGTATAATTATATTAGATTCTCCGTCAAAAGGAAGAGACCTGTACTGCATGTAAATAGGACCATCGAAATTAGCATACAGGAATCCGTTTACGATATTTATCTCATACGGACTATCCTTGATCACCTTATTCCGGCATTTACTCAAACAAGAATCACGAAGCATAGGCTTGGCAAGACCTAACATCACCGGACGGTCATAATAGCAACGAACTTCATGATCGCGATCATGAACATTGATATAAAATTTTTCAACTATCACTTTCTCGCATTCGTCTTTACAACATTCATCGCAAGAACACCACCTATAACTCCTTTCAGTGCGTTCTTTCCAAGCTATTGTATTTTGAAGCTCTGGTATCACCTTATCACCTTCAGGCACCTCATATCCTTTAAAATCACATTTGAAAGCCAAAATAAGATCAAAGTAATCACCAGGCATACGAGCCTGACCTCGCTTGACATCCACTACCGCTTCTTTGCGCATAGTAATATCACCTCCAAACTTCTTCAGGGCGATTTCTACCCATTTGTAGATGGATACCTCATCTATCAGATCACGCTTGTCAAATGATCTTAAAGACGATTTTAACTCTATGATATAATTTTCGACTGTCATCTCTTAAAAAAAAATGGAGGACAGGAAACGAACCTGACCTCCACAAAGATATAAATAATCTGTCTAATGCCCTGTTTTGTATTTTCAAAAGTTAGGATCTTCAAACTTACCATACTTCAAGAAAAGGCTCCTACACTTTTCCTTTATCCCCTTAAGTGTAGCCTCATATCCGGCTCCTGTCATGTAGATGGTTTGCTGATTAACTCTTTCCCCAGAATACTTATCCACAAAATAAGATCGATAAACACCAAATTTGTTTTTAACAATGTCACTGTATAACTCCCATCTACCCTGCCCATTCCTGAACATGAACTTGACTTCCTCAAGAAACAAACGGAGATTCTTTTCGGCGATGATGATTCCATTCTGCTCAAGCTTCTTCGCCACATCTCTAATCAACCACATGTTTTCATGATCAACTTTCTTGAACGACTCCGCAAACTCCACATCGGGACGCTGCTCTTCTATGGTCTTTATCGCCTGCTGTCTCTCCGCCTCTGCTTGCGCTCTCTCGGCTATGGCTCTATTTTTAGCATCAATCTCGTCAGCTAATGCTCTTAATGCAGATGGATAGTCTTTCGGTGTTATAGAATAGGAACCCGTTTTTCTTATAGAGGGGAGAACCTCGGATGTTACCCATCGTTTAAACTTCTTTGCCGATTCTAATTTTGATGACAAAACAAGAGAATATAACCCAGATTCATTGATTACACGTATGCTGTCTAACTCATTGATTTCCAAGGGAGCCCAAAACGAGCCCCTCTGAAAATCAGACAGTTGCAAAAGAATGGTATCTTCTTCATCAACATGTCTTTTTATTGGATTTTTAGGCGTAGCATAGCCAAGTGATCGAGCTACATCTATAGCCACGAACCACACATCTCCATTTGGATCTACTATGGTTCTAATATCTCCAAATTCTGAATTTTTAAAGATTGTTACGCTCCCGTTTGTTTCCGTTTCGCTGGATTTTTGCGTCAAAATAATGTTACTGTTCTTCGCATTGTTTTGAAAATTGTTTACCTTTGTTCCCATAATAGGAATTGTTTTTTTGTATCCGCCTGCTTGAGAAAGTAGACGGATATGCAAAAGTAGCGATTATCCTGTATCTACAAAGGGTGATCGCTACTTTTTTTCTACGACTTTCTGTGTCCTAATTCTTTATCTTCGAAAACTCTCTTAATCTGGAAATCTTTAAACACTCTTCTTTTAGCAAGTATTTCATTGTACATAAATCGATATCTTCGTCCTTTATTCATTTTAACCCTTAACTTCTTTTTCAAGCTATCTTGTATTACAAAATGGTAATATCTTTTAGAGTCTGCGAAATCCATAGCCAGGTGGTTGTAGAGGTAGCCGTTGGTGCCGAGCCTGCTCACGATGTCCAGGTCCCGCCTGACGGTAAAGCGCTGGCCCGGTATAAGCACATGGCATAAGTAGCCCACGTTATCTACGTAAACACCAGCATCAGCTTCCACATAATGTTCTGATACGGTTTTCCATATAATAGACAACAGTCTTAAAATCTCTCCTCTGTCTCTTATCATGCCTTTCTTAAAACCATTCTTTCTCTTCATAATACGATGGTAGTAAGCTGCAAAATACGGTGATTGTATTGATGTTCTTTTCATAATTCAAAAATTAAAATTATACATTTCAGATAATTAACATTAGAATATATTGTTGCGTCAAAATACTATTCTATATTTGCAAAGTCTACCGATCCTCACGGACAGGTAGACTTATATTTTACAAAATTAAAATCGTAGTAAAGTTATGAAATCAAATGTTGTTTTACAATCAAAAGATCGAGTTTTGTTAGGAATGAACGTGTCTGTTATGTCTAAAGATGGTTACATATGTATAACAGACGCCGTATCGGCCATGAACAAAAAAAGAAAAGAAAAAGGGTTAAAAGAAAGATGGATTAACGAAATAATGCTAACTTCTTCTTTTAGGGAGAGATGTTTCGAGCTTTTTAATAAGTTGAATGACAGGGACTTATTGAGTAGGAGAAATCTCGGACTCAAAGATAATATCCTGAATATCAGCAGTGTAATGGATCTTGGTAAATTAGACCTTGCCTACAAAAAAGGAAAAGGAGTAGATCAAAAATGGTTTGTCAATCCATATCTGTTTGTTATGATTGCATTAGAGATGGATCCAGAAATTTACGCAGAGGTTGTCATTTGGCTCACAGATGGTTTGATAGAAAACCGGAACGAAGCCGGCGATGCATACGTTAGGATGTGTAGCGCAATAAGCAAAATAGTTCCAAACAAGAATGACTTGAAAGACAATATAAAGAGAGTTGCTAAAGCTATTAATTTCATTGTTTTTAATAAACACGAAGATGGGATAAGGAATACTGCCAGCAAAGATGAGCTCAATGACATAATAGCTATAGAGAACGTCATAGCCTCTGTTATTGATGACGGTTTTATCAAAGATTACAATTCTTTGATAAATTACCTCGGAGATAAATGGAAAAGAAAATGGGGAAACCCTGTTCTTGCATTGAAATAGTACAAAAAAACACCCGGCCAAACTATATAACTATGGCCGGGTGTCCAATAAAAAGAATCACTGAACAATTTGACTTTTCTGATTGGAATCAAGATTCGGATTTTCATCAACAGGAATCTGTAGCCTGAACGCTACTTCCTTTATCGTCTCTGCTACCACGTACTCAATTAGCTTGATAGGACAGATAAATTCGTATTCCCATTCAGACTCGCACCCTTTAGGTGTAGGATCACAAGCCATTAACTCCAGAGCCTTCTTTCTTCTTGTTGTAAAGAACTCTATGTTAATAAGCTCTATATGGAAATCCGGTATATAAATATAGTCGTTTTCTACATAATAAAAAGGACGACGTTCTTTAACGTATTTAGCATACGGTCTTTTTTGTTCATTGCGATACGACTTTATTTCAGCGAACTTAAAAAATATAGTGTTATCTACGTTAGTCACCTTAGTAATAGCCGGTCTAAGGGCAGAATAAAGAAGTCCTGGAAGCTTATGCTTTGACCGCATCAAAGTATTACATAACGCAAATTCGGCATCGCAGCAAACTATTTTATCAACTTCAATCATCTCCAGGCAAGTAACGTAAGTTAGGAGCCGGTGGTCACCAAGTAACGTCCCGTCATCCCACCTCTGTGCTGTATAAGATTCGGCTTTAGTTCTACCGATATTCAATATCCATCTCCGACTAACATGCGAATCTTTGTCAAGGGCATGAATACCGTTTACGACTCTTGATACAAATTCACCATTGGTAATCATGCTCCCCTCCTTTCTTTTGCTCTTGATTCTCTTGATTTAGCATTCAAGATCCTCATATAAATCTCTCTTTCACTCATACCGGATATGGTTTTTATAGCCTCATCCAACATGACTTTCGTATATAAAGGTTTAGGGAATCCCTTTATCTTAACCGGATCAGGAACTAACTTAGCCTTACGATATTCATAAAATCTTTTAGAAGTTACATTAAGATAAGAAACAGCCTCTTCTCCGGTATAGTACTTAGCCGGATTAGCAAGCTGCGTCCATGTCTCAAGATCGTTGGCTGTAAGATGATCGCATTCCCCGCTTAAAAACATCTCCTTTATATTATCGCATACCGCCGCACCGCTTTTACGCAGCGTCTCTGTCAGAATTTCTTTCATTTTCAAAACATCCTGTTTTAAACCTTAAAACAATAGAGGCAATGATTATCAAAAGAGTAACAGCCATAACAGACCACACTACGATATTGTGTTCAATAGGCATCTCAATATTAACCGTAACCCATTCTACACAGATATTAAAAATCATACTATAGATCAATAACCTATGCCATATACAAAACCTGAACATTCTTGAAAAAGCCAAGAGAAATAGGTCCCATGATAGAGAATGACCTAATATCGGATACAGCCAATTAGTGATACTAAAAGGATAAAACTCATCAAAAATGCTGGCTAACATAATAACCTGCATCAACACAGGATAATACTTCACAAACGTCACATAGACATTCCTCTGTCCTTTGCTAATAAACTTGTTGCTCATAATATGTTGTTGTTATGTTATTAAAATGGGGAAGGCGATCAGCACCTTCCCCTGGTTTTCAATCACTTTTTAGTGCTCGTCTTCTTTCTTTTCATCTTACCGCCAACACTACCGCCTTGACGCATTTTGGGTTTGTCCTTTTTATCAACTTCCCCACCCTGACGAGCTTTCTTTTTACAAGCCATGATACTAAAAATTTAAAATTGAATGATGTGCAATATTAATCATTTTTATTCTAATAGACAATACTTAAAACACAATATTATAATCTAAAATATTCAAGGGGAGAGAACTAAATTCCCTCCCCTTGCTAATTATGCTGGATTAAGATCCATTTGAGAATAAGCGTATTTCAAAGTACCATTTTCATCACCACACTCAGCTCCATCTACGATAAAGTTGTAAGAAGCAGGAGATTCATTATATACATTGAAAACACCACCTTTCTTGGAGATATTTTGTTTTTCATACTGCCTAACAGTAGCGGTCTTATACACTTTGCCTTCGTAAGACACGTTTATAGTTCGTATATACCATATAGTATTTCCATTCTCATCTCCAGAATGGAAATATCCTGCCAATATACCACCCATTACAGCCCCGAAATACGAACAAGAGCTTCCGGATTGTTTTCTCGGGGTTGTTGTTCCGATGCTTATAGTAGCTCCAGATATCTCACGATAATCAGCATCCACCACCTTAATATCACAGGTGTAGATTCGGATATTTCCATTTTCATCACCAGTCCATTCGAATCCGGCAATACACTTACCGGCGCCAGGATTATAAGAAACATTATCCCTCCTATATGTAGCCCAAGAGCCGTTTTTCAATGTAATATGCGCCGGAACAGGCTTAGCCTCTGCCTTGCCTTCTTGGTTGACTGTTATGTTAACAGTCTTCCCAGACTCATTTTGCTTCAATGTCACAGTGCCACTTCTGGAAGATGAAGAGCTGTTTGCGGATGAGATTATTACAAATGAATAATCATAGCCTGACAAAACAGGACAATTTACTCCTGACGGTTTTTCTGTAACTTCTGTAACCCAACTTGGCTTAGATGATACAGTGTATCCTATCTTACTTCCATTCTTTTTACTTTTTAATTGAATACATAAATATGAGTTATTTGAACCTCCATTTGCATCGGCATTCCAAGTGCTTTGGTTGGTACTAAATTCGTAAGTAACTGCAACATCTTGTGTGATGCTAAGAGTAACAGTCTTTCCAGATTCATTTTGAACAAAAACAATGTCACCAGATCTGGAAGAAGATGTTGTATTGGCAGATAATGTCACCACAGCCTTCATGCTTTCAGATGTCTGGTCTCTGTAATCAACAGAACACCAAGAAGGTTTCGATTTAACAGAATATCCTATATATGAATCATTCTTAGTACTTATGATAACTTCTTCAATATTCTGAGATTCTCCAGTTACAGACCTTGACTTGCTCGTTCTTCCATCATGGAACTGAAATTCATATGGAGCATATCCGCAACTTCCAATAACATACTCTTCTTTAGTATCAGAATTTCCGCAATCATCGTAACGAATAAACTTAGTTTTGGTTCCATTACATCCATTTTCTTGCCAAGAACCGTAAGATCCGCAATTACAGCAATTTCTACAACTTACAGAATATTGACGATCTATGCTACCAGAGCAACTATCACGATAAGCATTGTACTGAGTATGACCTACGCAGTCTCCTGTTCCATAGTAAGACCAGTCAGTACAAGACCCTCCACCTCCATTAACCCATCTTGTGTCGTTATAAGAAGAAGAGCATGGATTGGTGTCACGTTGTTGCTTCTGAGACGTACACCCGTCACAACGGGTGCTTCCGGTATCCGACCAAGAAGGTGTTGTGCTATCAGGCAAGCAATCAGCATTCTTATTAGCTACTGCCTGACCTTGGGAATTTACAGCATCTTGAGCCTTCTTATTGGCATCAGCTTGACTGATATTGGACGTAAATGGACCACCCACCTGATCTTGGGTTACGGTAACAGACGAACCATGCTGACAGCTTCCGCAATTGTTTCTGGTGAAGACCTTACTTGCCTTACCGGTCCAAGTACAAGTGCCCTGTGCGTCAGCAAGAGCCTGACCTTGGGCCTCAACGGCAGCCTGAGCCTTACTATTTGCGTCTTCTTGACTTACGGTAGACGTAAAAGGACCGCCGGTTACATCATCTTGGTCTATAGTAACCTCAGATCCGACACCTCCATCAGCACACTGTTTTGTAAATTGCTTGCTATATGTTCCGGTCCAGGTACATACCTTATCTCCACCTTCTACCCAGCGTTCATCTGCTCCACCATAACATTCGTTGGTATTGACTTGCTTCTTATAAGATTTGCCTCCTTCACATTTGGTTTCAAGTGGTTCAGAATCTACCCATACAGGATCGGTGTTGTCCATTTCGCATGTCCCGTTCTTGTTAACATAAGCCTGACCTTGGGCTTCTACGGCTTCCTGAGCCAGCCTATTTGCCTCTTCCTGACTTTCATTGGAATAGAACGGTCCGCCTACCATATCTTGTGTTACACTCATCGGAACACCATGATGACATGATCCGCAATTGTCTTTTGTAAACTGCTTGCTATATACGCCTACAAACCTACATTTACCTTTTTGGTTAGCAATAGCCTGTCCTTGAGCTTTAACAGCTTCCTTAGCCTTATTATCAGCATCCTCTTGACTTACGAAAGAAGTAAAAGGATTGCCTTCAACATCAGCTTCACTTACCTCTACTTCTGTTCCTGAATCCGGTATTTCACAGTCGTTCTTTTGGAACGTTTCTGAGTAATGACCGGTCCAGCTACAAACTTTGTTCCCACCATCTACCCAACGTTCTTGATTGTGGGTTTCAGAACATTCGTTGGTATCATGTTGCTTTTTCTGAGACTTACCTTCATTACATCTAAGTTCTTCCGGAACAACGTCTTCCCATACAGGATCGGTGCTAAGTGGCGTACAGTTGCCGTTTTTATTAACATAGGCCTGGCCTCCTTCTTCTACGATCCTACGAGCTTCTGCGTCTGCCGCATCCTGGCTTTCTGTAGACGTAACAGGACTACCATTAACCATTTCGGCCGTAACCTCCATTTCTACACCCTTATGGCAAGCTTCACATTCAGGAACGAATCTCTTGCTGTAATGACCGGTATAGACCGTCATATTCTCACAATCACCCTTACTGTTAGCAATAGCCTGTCCTTGTTCTTTGACAGCAGCTTTAGCCTTGTTATTAGCATCATCTTGACTCACGGTAGATGTGAAAGGAGCACCAACAACATCTTGTTCGGTTACAGTAATCTTAGACCCTACCTGACCTTCATTACAATCGTTTTTGGTAAATTCTTCACTGTATTTACCAGTCCACGTACAATGGCCGTCCCGGTTGGCTATGGCCTGGCCCTGCTGCTCGACGGCAGCCTGAGCGAGCGCGTTAGCCGCCTCCTGGCTTTCGTATGAAGTAAAAGGACCACCGGTTACATCATCTTGGTCTACTGTTACCTGCGAACCTACGCCTTCTCCGTCGCAATTGTCTTTTGTGAATACCTTGCTATATACACCAACAAATTGGTTTTTATCTATGCAAGTGCCTTTCTTATTTGCAAGATCCTGTTTCTGTTCTTCCATAGCAGCCTGAGCGAGCGCGTTAGCCGCCTCCTGGCTTTCCCTTGATACAAAAGCATCCGGGTATCCAGCAAGATCCTTTTCAGTTAAATCGACAAAGCTTCCGGTCTGAGATTCAGCATCGCAATCATTTTTCTGAACACGAGCCGAAGCCTTTCCGACGAAATAATTTGGATCAGTAACGCATTCTCCATTCAAGTTTGCCTGATCCTGACCATTTTTCTCTATATCATCAAGAGCTTTCTGATCAGCATCTTCTTGACTTACGTCTGATGTGTATTTACCGGCTTCTACCGTGTAAGTGTAAGGTGCTCCGATAAACCCATCTTCGCAGTCATTCTTATAAAATACTTTCGACTTCTCTACGTTATACCATAAATTGGTTTCACAGGTGCCATGCTCATTAGCATACCCTGGACCTTCAGCTTCCAAGGCTTCCAAAGCCTTCTGATTAGCATCTTCCTTAGAAACAGAAGAAGAGAAACGGCCGGCTTCTACAACGTACTCTACCATAGATCCAACTTCAGTTACCTCACAATCTGTCTTTTGGAACATTTTGGATTTCCTGTCGTTGTACCATTTTATGGTATTGCAAGTGCCATGAGAATTAGCATAGTCTTGACCTTTGGCATTCAACTCGGCTTCAGCCTTACGGTCAGCATCCTCTTGGCTTATGGAAGAAGAGAACTGCCCGGCTTCGATCGTCATCGTAACCAAACTTCCTTCTTCGGTATCAGGATCGCAGTCGTTCTTTCTAAACGACTTTGATTTCTTGACATTGTACCATAATATGGTTATACAACGACCATGCTCATTAACCCAGTTCTGACCATTTTGCTCAATGTCTCTCATAGCCTTGTCATCAGCATCAGACTGAGATATGATAGACGTGTATTTTCCGGCCTCAACAACGTACTCAAGCTCTTCCCCTTTCTCTGTCTCAGGATTACATCCTTCTTTTGTGAAAAGAGCCGACTGCCTTTTATTTCTATAAACTACCTGTTCTTTTTTTTTATGAACTACCGTACATTCTTCAGATACGCTACCATCCCTGGAAGACACCCTTATCTTGACACTTCTGTTGGCACCAGTATCATTTTCATCAAAGTAAATATTAACCTTACTGTTAAGACTGCCTTCTTTCTTATCTATGTTCGCCCAACAATTACCTACTTTCATTGTTGTTATAATTATTTATTTTGTTTATTACATTTCAATTTGTATCATAAAACGTTTACACCTTGACAGCTTTAGCTTCTTGTATATAACATCTTTCTTGTTTTCTCCATTTATATCACGGATGTTAAAGCTCCCGGTTTTACGTCTTCCGTAGATAAAATAAAATTTGCTGTCAAACCTTACCCTGTCAAACAACCTGAATCCGAAAATCTCAAAAGGAGATTGATTTGGTCTTTTTGTTCCACCTTTCGGGATTTTCATTTTATGTATCTGACGGTTGTGCCTTCTGACCAATTTTATCTTATACGAGAAGTTTAGCCTTTTCGCATTGAAGTTCTTTGAAATGACAAAAGCATCTGAAACATGGGATTTTTCAATGTCGTTATGAATCCGGTTGTATTTTGTGATATAACCGAAAGTCATTGAGACATTTGGGAGTGTTGATTTCAGGATTTCATAAAGCCTCCATTTCATAATTCCCATTACAGCTGCATCACGTAAGGATTTTTCTCTTTTGACTTTCAAATCTATGTTACCCTTGTGAAATTCATTGTGGCAAGTTTCACAAAGAGTTATAAGATTTGAAGGGGAGTCTCCTCCTGTTTTCCTTGATTCGATATGATGAACGTTGAGAATTTTGTCTTTTGATTTGCCTTTACAATGTTGACATTTATGATTGTCTCTTGTCAAGACGTATTCCCTTACATTCCAAAAACCCAATTGATCTCCTTGTTGATATTCGATATTTGTAATATCAGGATTCTTTATTTTCTGAGTATCAAATTGGGCTACCTCAATAATCAACTTTGAAACAGGAAGGATTTTGTACACATCGGAAACGATTTTGATATGAGAATCAATCCTCTGTTGAATTGATGGGGCAATCCAGTTAGACTTGTTTGCTCCAACTCTATTATAAAATCTAGGTTTACGATAACGCAATCTGTTTCTTCTTGTTCTTCTTTGCTCCCTTCTTGTTGATAACAAATCAACAATATCACTTCTCAGAATAACTTCACTGCTGTAAAGTTCTTTGCTTTTCGTTGTTGCTGATAAACCAACATGTTTAGTTCCAGTATCAACGCCTAACGTAATTTCTTGTTTATAATTTGTTGTTTCATAGGTTAAACGTATCGTGAAAGGACATAAATTTACTACGACTGCTTTGTTGTTTTTAAGCAATCGTCTTACCTTTCCATGTCTTGTTGTGGGCATTAAAGGGTTACCGTTTATGTCCTGTACGTAGACCATTTAAAATTCAATTACTTACAATTTAATCACTCATTCTTTTAAATTTAAACTTCAATTAAGAAGTAAATCGGGATTTCTCCTGTTAGTACCCATCGCCAATGTTATTAAAGGTTTTATCGCAAGCAACACTGAAACCCGAATACAATCTCTGTTTAATCACTTGCCTTAGAGCCGTGGGCTTGGATAAATACCCACAGGTAACTATATATTCTTTAATAACGTAGTCTTTGTTTTAAGACTTAGGCTAATACACCGGTTGAATTTTTGTTCAACATATAAGATATGGTATAAAACTGAATGAATTATATATGTCTTATATTATTCTGTGTATTCGCTAATCCTCCATCTTAAATTTTCGGGAGTTGTACTTACGTTGATTACCTCCGGTGATCCATCTGAATCAAGATCAACAACATCCTTGTCCAGGTAGATTTCCTCCTTATCCACAGACTCGCATTCAACTATTTCAATAACATAATCTTTTATATTACTTTCTATACTTAACTGCGTGCTTGTTTCATCACCCTCAATTTGTTCAAATTCCTTGTCCAATTTAATGTAAGGAACGACCTTTCCAGGCTGATAAATAGGAATCAGTACACCATTTATAGTTATGTTCTCATTAACTTCATTCCCATCCTCATTGCCAGGCATGGAAACAATCATCGAAACCTGGAACGTGTCTTCAAGACCCGGATCACCAGGGAAACCATAATCAAGCCTAATATCATTGACGTCAATATTAAGACCGGAAGCGGTGGTAAATGCTTTTATGACACCCTTTATATCTTTCTCACCCGTAATAAGGGCATTGATAGAAGCGGAGTTGGTAGTAATAAGGACCTGCTTATCTCCACCAGATATAGGGAACTCCAGCCTACTAACCGACACTTCTGTGATCTTAATACCTTTTTGCTTGAAAGTAATGGCTTTCATGCTTTCGGTATCGGACTTCTTCACAATTCGGATAGTGATCCTGTCTTCCCTCCCTTTCCAAGATGGAGCATCGAAATTCATTTTATCACGACCGACACCTTCCTTCTTGTCCGAGGTAAGCCAAGAACCATCATCCATCTTATATATTTTCTCTCTCGACATAATCATCCTCCTTAATTTAAAGTGTCAACTCCCATTCAACTCCATCATCGACAACCACCTGTACCGTAGCCGTACCGCCTGTGGCTTCAAATGTTATGTCAGTAGGAATAACATCAAATATCTCTTGTACGCCAACACATCCTAAGCCGCAGATAATATCCTTAAACCATTCCTCTTTAGCGTATTTTTTAAGAACTTCTTTAAAGAACTCACGAAGCCAATCTGAATCAATAGATTCCTTAAGTATGGTTTCTATTATTTCCTTAAGCCAAGATTCATGCATTTCCTCTTTCAGAATCTCTTTAATAAGCTCGATAATGGTTTCTTTATCTAACTTATCAGAAGGCACAGAGCCATTAACGAGATTACCCCCACATATAAATCCTTTGCATTTTTCTGCCATTTCTTATCCTCCTAAATTAACAATGGAACCCATAAGAACTATTTGCTTCTTCTCGGTACACAACCCTCACTTCAGCAAGTTCATCCTGTTGACACATATCCCGGCAGAACCTAACAGTACGACCCTGGACTTTATACATATCAGAAGGTACAACACCCCCGCAATAAGACACAAGCAAAATCTCTGCCGGATCTTTCTTTAGAACCACATGAGAAGTACCGTCAAACACTTCTGTATTGACAGATCCACTTACGTTAATAGCCCTTGAAACGTATTTAGCTAAATTAGCTAAAGCTCCGTCTAAAGGCATACCATGATACAAACCAGCTTCTTCTATAGTTTCTCCATCATAGAATATGTTAGAAGAAGGAATATTGCAATGATGCGGGCGTTCGCACCCACCATGACTGCCAAAACAACCGTTACCTGTTATTGCCATTGTTACTCAAAATATTTATTTTTTGTTTTAAAAATTCTATTTCCCTATCCTGGTATTCCATACGGCATATCATTGCATTGATTAAAGCCGTAAGATCAGATTTCTGAGCCAGACTGAAGTAGCCAGCGTTGATGCCGTCAGCGCAGTACACGCAGTTCGTGCATGTATATCCGTCCGGGCATGGCACCGGCGTCTCGTCCACATGTGGAACATATACGTGTTTACCACTTAAGTCCTTACCAATTTGTGCACTCTTTTCCATTTTGAAGTTGTTTTTCAAGTTTTTCAACTCTTTGTTTTAAAAGCGTATTTTCTTCAACCATCCTATCCAAAAACTTATCTATGTTTTCAAAAACCAGCTCTATATTATGCATAACCTCATTATAAGGCATGCCTGGAGTTAATTTGGATATGAATGTCTTGCATCCTGTATAATGAATGCAATGATCGCTTAAATGACCATACGGGCAATCGCATTCTTTTGGAAGAATTTCGCAATTGTCCGTACAGTCATTACACGGATCAGACCCGATACAGATATTAGATCTCAGAATATCAGGTCTGTCATCTTTACAAGTGTTACAATTCATGACTTTCTTTTTTTTGGTGCAAGATAATAATTTTCATTCACACCATCACAATAAGAAGTCAATCAATGTATTCCAAGCGGTTAGTGCTGCCTTTAAAAACGTATCCACATCTGTTTTCTATCTCTACATCGGTAATAGGGAGAATAGCATCTTTGCCATAAGTAAGTTCACATTTTGAAATAAAATTTACTATACCTTGATAATTACCATGAAATTCCCTTGCGAGTTTCCTGCCAGTAGGAATCCCTTCTTTATTGGTTTCAGGAATACCTATCAAGCACTTTATCCAGTTTGGTTCATTCTTGTTAATAAGAGACCTTGATTTAGACGATGCTGTTATGCCAAATCCAGGCTTACAATTAAGACCATTCATATTATCCTTCTCATAATACAAAGGACCTAACTTTACTAAAACAAGATGCTGATAGATTCTGGTGGTAAGATCCGGGCTGTTTATTTCACGAACCTTACCATTCTTGTTTTCTTTTACAAGTTTGCGATATTTGATTTTGCTAACATAAGTACCATCTAAATACCATTCATACAATTTTAACGAATTACCATCAAAATCAAAATTGAAATTAACAACATCATTCTTTTTAGAATGGTTTTTAAATGCTGCTTCGCATGCTTCTCTAATATCATCCAAACTTATATCTATATAGTTTGAAACTGATTTCAGTTGTGGGCTAATGACGGGCTTACGACCGTCGCGCATCTCTATCATATTTTTATCATATAACCTCATACGCTTGTCTTTTATTGATTCTCCACTCCTGGGAAAGATTAAAAAGAATATACCCAATTTTTTAGCCCACACAGGGCAAGGCCGCAATTGTTGCGATTCGTATTAGAAGTGGCGTTATTCGCATTCAGATTACGAGGCGAGCAATTGCCATTGTTCGCATTACCGCCGAAACGAGCAGCCAATTCTTTTTAACCTCTTTCTCAACCGTTATTTGCTATTTCAGAGGTCAGATCCCAATGTAAGACTTGTTAGCAGACTAACGGATTTCATTGAATAGATTTTATTTTTTATTATTTATAATGTTAACTATCTCTATTGTCTAATGACATTGCAAATGTATGTATAATATTTTAAAGCTACAAAACAATTTGTATTAAATATTTTAAATTTTTGTTTTGTAGCCGTAAAATATTATTCTAATAAAATAAGGCGGCGCCATAGTATAGTATATAAGGCTGCGCCTTAGCGCTGCGCTTATGATGGCTGCGCCATCAGAGGGGTGCAACCCCTCAGGCCTGCGGCTGACTGACGTCTAATAACAACTGGGCAAGGCCGCAATTGATGCGAGACGTAATAGAAGGGGCGTAAGCCGCATTCAGAGTACGAGGCGAGCAATTGCCAAGGGACGCATTACCGCCGAAACGAGCAGCCACTCTGGACTTTATACCGACAGACGAAGCCCAGTAGCAATTGTCCCATGTATAAAAACATTCTCCTGTTCCGATACTTCCCCCTTTTTTATCCTTCCATCCGGTATAAGGAATACGGTGTAAAGCAAAACTATCTCCTAAATTTTGGGTAGTTGCTATCTTTTTATATTTAGATTCAAAATTAAAAACCTCACCATTATTTATAGTAGACCTTTTCTCATATGTCCATTTCTTTTGATCTGGCTCTATATAGATATCAATAGTATTGCCTATACGAGTAACATTAGGATCATTTAAACAAGTCCCTACCTGTTCATATCCTCCTCCACAATACCTAAAGACATCTCCAGACAAATTCATACCATCGTATAAAGACATCCTTAAAATAACTTCCAAATCAAATTCTGCCGGTTCGTCATTTTCGTTTAAGGCTGATATAGTGCCGGTCATTTCCTTAAACACAATAACATTCATATGACCTTCAACCATACTCTTGGCTCCCTGGACGTTCTTATACCAATATTTTCCTCCATAAAAATCGAACTCCAATCCTTCCTCTATTCCTGCCTCAAATGCAAAAGAAGCCGCCATCTGGCTTTCCATGCACTGTTCTTTAGGATATTCTGAATTTATGAGGTAAGAAAAATGAGTTTTTTTAGTAGGTTCATAATGTATAATAGAAGAATTTGTAGCCCATGATCCATACAACCATGTCTCTTCTCCTTTTTTACGATACTTTACACCTCCGTATTTGCGATAATTAACATCATTACCTACTCCGGAGTTACTTGATATCCCTGATCCAAAAGTATCTGGATTAGCTAAGTATTTAGTACCGTACAGCATTTCAAGGTATATGATATAAGCATTCAAGGTCAAAAAACCACCTTCAGAAAAAGGATAAGAAGATTCAGGATCTACGTTATTAACCCTCGAATACTTAGCTATATTGATTTGATTTACATCATTGCTTCTCGGATAAGTTCTTCCATTTAAAAACATCGTGCAGGCGTTACCAACTCCGGCTCCGGATTTACAATTTGTTTCTCCTTCATACAAGAAAAAGAAAGATCTTGCCTTGGAGTCTACTGTACATACCGGTCCAGGAGATAAGGCTGTGGGCGGAAGCACAGGGCACGTCTGGCGCAGGTCAAGTCCGTCCAGCATAGGAACCGTGTCTGCGTCGTACACACCAGACCATATTTTCCCGCTTTTACCAACTACCTTATCAGCTACATATAGACTCTTGCTACATCCTAAGAATATGCTATAATTCTTTGAAGTAGTCTCCCAAGGTCTTAAAATCCTTACCTCTGATCCTGAAGCATTATAAAGTTTTTGACTAATGCCATACTCTTCATAAAAAGCCTTAGCGTCAAATGCTCCGGCATCACAATACTTATTTTTATGACCGTTATCTAAATACAGTTCCACATCGCATTCGGCTCTCATTTCCTCGGTTATGCCCACCGTAGGAGCAAAATCTCCGTTTTCAAATCTAAGGAGATTATTCTTACGAAGCTTTCCTACCGGACGCACTTTGTCTCCGGTATTTTGAGTCATGTCTATAAGGTAAAAATCCCAAGAAGGGAGAAGGCTTTTGTCGCCAACTGATTCCGTGGCTTCTGGAGGAAGCTGATCCTCAGCCCAAGCGGATGCCGATCCTGAAGCACCTTCTTTAAGAACGTTGAAAGTATTACCATCAGACAAAACAAAAGGCTCAGATTCCTCCCCTTTCTTCGATAAAAACTTTTCCCTTTTACCAACTTGATTAACGACGATGTTCTTCTTAGCCTTATTCCCTTCATCGGAAATAGTGTAATTCAAAGTCGTATCAAGACCTTCATTTATTTCAGAAAACACCGACACCAGTTTATCATTCTCACCTTCTGTCGGATTAAATTTTACGTTGCTCATTTTCAAAAATCAAATTTGCATTCATCAACAACAGGCTCGCATTTGGTATTTTCATTAACCCATTTCATGCCCTCTTCTTCCAGTATCTTCTTAGCCTTTTCATTGGCATCATCAACGCTAATGAAAGACGTTACGGTACCGGCGTATATCCTCCTGTATTTCTCAGGAGCCTTCCATCCTTCCTTACAACGTTTACTAAACCAACCATGTTGATCTTCGTTGTAATAAACGGTTTTACATACTCCAGATTCGTTAGCGGCAGCCTGCCCCTCTTGCTCAAGGATCCTCGCAGCTTCGTAGTTAGCTATTTCGGTACTGAACTTAGACCATACACGACCGGCCTCTACCACGTAATGTATAGGCTGTTCTTGCTTTTGACCATCAGGGCAATCATTTTTAAAGAAATCCCCTTCCTGTCTTGTGTTATAATAAACCTTGCAACATCCACCTACTTTATTAGCATACAACGGACCTTCTTTCTCCGCAAACTCTTCCGCTTTCCTATCTGCATCATCTTGGCTTATATCCGAACAAAATTCAGCTTCATGAACGATAAACGTTTCTTCAGAACCAAGATCTTCCGGACAATCCGATTTCTTGAAAGCTTTTCTGTATTCTTTGTTGTAATACATCTTTTTCATGACAAGATCTTATTAAGTTCTTCTTTGAATTTATGAATCTCGTCCGGACACAACCCACATTCCCCTTCACATACGATTCTTTTCATACGATCTATTTTAAGAACCGTATCTATATCAGGTTTTATACCTACCTTATACTTATGATATTGTAAATACTGATCAGCCTTACATGCTATAAAACGATCAGCACACTCACATAAGTAAGATGAAGGGAAAAGAATTTGCTGTGTACTTCCGGTAGCTGCCATATCACCTTGACGTAAAATACCTGGCGTATTCTTTATTTATGTATTCAGAATAAGTAGCAAGATCATCCGGATCCGGGCACTCGTTCTTCAAATTAACGATCCAGCCTCTTACCAGTTTTTGAATATCAGCATACCTTTTACTTACACCTCCTACAAACCTGAACTTGCGATGAAGGTCTATGATTTTCTTGTCCAATACAGCAAGTTCATCATATTTCTGAATACAAGCCGCATTAGAATCAGCTTTAGGTGTCGTATTCGACTGAGGCTTTATAGCCCGACTTTTATTAACAGAAGCAATGTTGCTTCTTCCGCATCCACATCCCATAATTTATTGATATTTAATTTATTATATTTTGCAACCACAATTTTCACAATTATTGAGAACGTAAATCAATTTAGATGCTTTTTCGTATAATTGTTTTACGTTTTCAAAATTCCCTAATCTCATATTAGCTTCAGCCGCAGCCAGCAGAAACTCTATTTCTTTTATTTTGTCAATAACGTCATCATCCTCATGATCGCATAACACAGTTGACCTGGCCCATATCTTATCTATGTTAAGACGGATCAGATCTGTTTTTAAATACTTTCTGTTAAATGAATAAGAGGAAGGACTGCCTTTTATGGTAATATCGTATATACCATCTTTCAGGTTTTCAAAATCATTTCCGCGACCCGGATTTATGCCAAGAGTCTTACTGTTGAATACATTCAGCTGATTCTTACCAAGATAATAAACATACTTATTCTCATCTTCAGGTGGTACAATCTCTATAATAGCCGGTCTGTCGGCCAATATCCCCCATTCCGACTGATCGGCTATGTGAAGCGTTTTAGGGTTGTTTGTACTTACAACCTCAAAATCAAGATGGATGTTGTTCATGCTCTCTTCCCACCCCATTCTGGTAAGGGAATCATCGTATCTGGCTGTTATATCGGCTCCCTCTACCTCAGTGCTATTAACACGTACCTCAGTACCATTTATCTTGACTCCTACTATTTGGGCCACCAACGACTTAGCCATGCCAAACATAGGAACAATAATTTCTCCACCGTAATCAGTTCCTTCATTTGGATACTGTACTACTTCCGTCTTGTACAGACCGTCATTTCTTCTGGCTACTATTCTAATAACCATCTGATTTTCTACATCATAATTGGTCATTACTATCCTGACATAGAAAATGTTATTTCTTATCTGTGGTAAAATATCGATATAGTTCATACCTTATCTTTTTCTACAAAGATAAGTAAATGAGGTGATAAAAGTTTAAACTATTGGACATTAAATAAAAGGTGAGGTGATTATCACCATATCCGATAATAGATTCCAGCGCCTAAGTAGGGGGAGAAGCCCTCGCGCCCAACCCCATACCCCGCCGCCAGCCCTATGCCCCAGCGCCGGCTCTTTTCGTATATTATTTCTTTTTTGTGGTAGATGATCATAGTGTCCAAATTAGGTCTGTATCCGCTTATAACAGCCCGATAATCATCTGTGCTGTATGTTTTTCTTTGAATTGGGATATTGATATAAACAGTGTCTTTTATCGTATCTTTTTCAACTATAGCATCCATAGGGAAAGGTATTTCTACCTCCCCTACGTCAACTATATACTGAGGAACAGGAACAGGTTGGATAATGGTATCTATTACCGTATCTATTTCTATATCGTGTATTATTTCTTTCTTCTTACATGTTTTACCAAACAAGAAAGATATAAAACACAGTAGAATAACTCCTAACACATGCCCTACCCTCATTTTTTGCAAACACATTTCTTACCCTCCTTTTTATTATCTAAAAGATCTTGTATTTCACCATTTTTTATACCTTCTTTTAACTCCTCTCCGAATGGAACTTTCTGCCACCAACTTACTTTGCTAAAGAAATACTTAACACCTTTTATTATCATCAAATCAGGTGCAAGGTCACCGAGGCGCTTGAATGCCATTCCACCGTATAATATTAAGGCAAATATTGTAATCCACTGAAGAAGCATGTCTATAAACTCTGGGGATTTATGCCCTCCCATAGACATAATAAGGTCCATTCCGGATATGGTAAACAACCCGAAAGAACAGGCCGCGAACTCAAGAAGAATTTTCAAAACTCCCATTTCGCTTATGCATGTCAATATCTTAAAAGGTCTCTTTCTCTTTCTTCGGATATAGCAGTGCTTGATACTTTTTATAGTAGCTAACAAAAGATTTATAGCTAATATAAACAATATAGAATATATAAGGTGGTGAATCTCCTGGAAATTCATCCACAATGCTGATAATCCGGAAATGAGAAAAGCCCAGAAACTTTCTAAATTCATCCTTCCTACAAATCTGTAAGCCATATTAGAACATAGTTACTTTCTTGCTACTTCCAAGAGAGTCATATACGTCAATATGGACCCAATTGGTACCTGATTCTAATCTAATAGGACAAGGAAGTAAATCCTGCGACTGAATTATTTTATTCCTTGCCTCCTCTGCCGTCATACCTTTAGCATCGAAATCGATGGCTGCCCCAAGCATATGAGGACTGATATACAACGACCCTGATACGGTCTTTGATTTTACTATATCCGAGATATTGTTCCTAAACCCACGCTCATCAAACCTACCACCCGACTTCCAGGTATTAACCGTCATCGGCGTTTTCAAAATGTCTTTCCTTAAAACCAGTATCGTGTGAAGCAATTCAGTTCTTAAATACCTCCAGCAAAGATCTTTGTCTCTACCGTATTCTTTAGGACCAACTAATTCAACAATACTAAAATACTGACTCAATTCTTTTATAATATCACTTCTTTCCATAACTTAACCTTTTTCACAAAGATAATCAGAACCTTACCAAATATTAAAATAAGCAGAGTTTGGATTAAAGAAAAACCCCTGCATAAATAAATATACAGGGGCCATCCATAACATTAACAACAAATTACGACCTAAACAACCCTTACGTATCCGGCTGATACAAGATCAGAAAGATTCTCGTAAGCCAAAGGGATGCCTGAATCTCTTATGCAAAGATACTTAATTTCTTTGTCTATGTAATACTTTCCGTTCTCTAAAATAGAATTATATACCCAAGGAATAGGATCGTCTACGGTACCTGAATGCTTTTCTTGAACAACCATATACAGACTTTCGGCTCCACCTCCCTGACCAGGAACCCAATCAGCTTGTAGATTGTGATTTTGCCTTACTTCAAACAAAGTCCAATCCAAATCTGAAGGCTGGTTTTTACTACGAAAACGCTGCCCCTTTACAACAGCAGTTCCCATAGGAAGACCTTTGTCGCCATAAACTCCATCCTTATCCCAAATAGGATACAATCCTTTTATCTTAAGAGCAAGACTCTGGTCAGTATTCTCCAACATAGCCGGCGTATTGATCATCGCCCTCATGTACATGGCTGTAGCCTTCTCCGGATCGTTAGCTTCAAGGATCTTATTTTTTTCTATGATCTGATCCTTTGTCCTTGCCAACTTCTCAGGATATCCTTCATCCACTTTCATAGATTCAACTTCACTCCTGTCAGTTTTAGAAGCTATTTCCTTTTCTATGGCAGCAGTACGATCATCGCACTCAGATTCATATACATGCATTTCATTCATTGCCGTATTAGCAATATCAAGCTCGTATTCTGAATCTGCTACAGATACGGTGTATATCCCGCTTCCTTTTGCTACATCAATATCGTTTTTAACCTTCTGCCTCATGCTGCTGTTATACCATATCTGTTTACCATCCAAACTATAAGAACGGACAGCATCAGAATAAGCATATTCCCTGGCCTCAGAAACTTTCTTGTCCTTAGCCTTGGCAAGCAACTCCTCTTCAGTTGGTCCAGGAGGCTCCGGGTCAAGCTGCATGGCAATAACTTCTTTCACACTCGCATCCGGATTGTCTTGATGGAATCTTTCTTGATCGGAGTCAAGTTGAACCCATTTACCATCTAAGAAATCTTGGTAAGAATACCCTACTTCGTAAGAAGAGGAGTCCAACTCGTATCCTTCCCAGTAAAAACCTTTTATATTCTTATTTACATAAAGCATACTCTATCCTTTCTATTAAGCTTGTTCACCTACTCTGATAACCAACTTATCATTGATATACCAGATACTTAATTCTATAAAACTGTTTTTAGGTACTATTACGCTATCGCCTGACATGCTCTGGAACAGGCCAGAGGTAGGAAGTGGCTGCGTGATGTCTGTGCCGGTGGTGTTGTTGACCCGCACCTGCCATTCCCTCCCTGCATACTCGGAAGATACGGTCATAGACAGGCTCGTAGCAGAAGCTACGTTAGCTATGATATTATGAGCATATTTAGGAAGATTAGCCAATGTTGTAACAACCTTAGGGGGCATAGCCATAAAATTCAAATAAGACAATATCGTATTAGACAACGTAACCATATTGTTCATAGCCTCATATGTCTTATCTTGAATAACAACAAAAGTCCCCACCTGAATTTCTATATCATATTCAGATGCGCCTACCGCTGAGTCGGTATTAGCAAATGAGGCAAATACTATTTTTAATTTAAAATTATTTTCAAAATCATTACCTTCTAAAAAATAATTCAAATAATAATAATCACCATCTAACTTTCCTAATGTAATATTGTTATTGTATGCATCTAAAACTTTTGCAAACGAAGCTTCATCAAGTGTTCCTGAATTACCTGAAAACATAGATAGATCAAGATAAGTCGAATCTACTCCGGTACTTACCATACCAAGCGATTCAAGCACCTTACCACCACCTTCTTCAGTAACCAAAATATATTCGTTATACACGTTTTTGGTTTCTGTAGATGCCACATTATCTTTTACAAGATACATGACATTGTCCTTAGCCTCTTCAATAGTAGGAAGTTTGCTAACAATCTGTTTCTTCCACCCTGCTGCCGATACAGCATCATCTATATATTTCTTATTTACATAATCGCCCCATGTCATGTCACTAAGAAGAGTCTTGCTGCCGTCCTGACTTCCGGCAGGGGGAGCCGGGATGAGGCCTCCCTTCCCCGACTCCGAACCTGTTCCAGGAGCAGCCTGCACCACATTCTCAAGTCTGGAATCAACCTCCTGACCTTCGAATTTACTGTTATAACCTACTTCTGCCATTTTTTATTTCTTGTTAATTTTGTCCAACAACTTCTTGATCTGGTCTACGATGTCCATCACCGCGCCAACCTTGTTTTTTACGTCCTCAACCTTCTGATCGATCTTAGAATCCAAAGCCTTTAAACGATCTTCGTTTTTACTATACACTAAATACAGGGATAAACCGATGATTGCTATCGTAAGGATATTAGCCAAAACGCATCCGATTATTATCTGAAACATGATGATTATATGGTAGATAACGCTACCACACGCTTTAATTATTCAACTTTTTACAAATATAGCAATTGTCTCAACCATAACAAGATCAAAGACGCTCGTCATTAACATCGGACACCCATTCTTTAGATGAAAGAACAGATTCAAACTCAGAAGAAGAGCTGTCATATACCGGATACGGATATTGAGGATCATCATCAGCCTGCGCGTCTAAAGACTTAAATAGATGGTCATAATGTTCTACGTGTAAAATAACCTTAGAGCCGTCTACGCTCGCTCTTGGGCTACCTATTCCTAATTCACGTCTCTTTTCTTCAGATACGGAATCATATACTTCTTTTGGTATGATAATGAATTTCATATTATTTTGCTTTTAAAGTTTGTAAATAGTTATATGCTTTGATACAGTCGTCTTTATAAAGGATCTGATTGTTGTAGATGCCTAAGTTTTTAAAAGCTATTTGGGTATAATTATTTAAGTTAAATCCTATATTCAAACTTGATTCAACGATCGCAAAATTTTGATCTACGGTATATTCATACTCAACCCAATTTCGATCATATAATCTACCATCTGAGCAAATAGCATGCAATGATTTAGTTCCAAAACTTTGTAAACTACGTGGATTATTAATAGATATAAGCAATCCCTTAGCAATGTTATACAGATAAACATTTTGAGCTTTTACAATGCCACAATTGATCTGAACATTTGATAACAATTCCCAATCTCCAACAATCGTCCAATCTTTGTTCATTGTAAAACTAGAGCTCTGAACTTTATCATCCACCCCATCAGTAATGAGGTATCCTTCGTATTCGGGGATTTGCTCGATGGTGATGTTGCAAGATGATTGAATTTTGGTAAATCCAAACCCATAATAATTGCCTTTGGCGGGAAACTCAAACGCAGGCAAATCGTATATCCCATCTGATGATATAAGAAAATGATTAACAACACCATCAACAAAATACCTATAATTAACAGATTGTCCATCTGTTAAACCTACAACACGAACTTTAATAGAAGGCACAGTAAAAGCAACCTCATTTGTTTTAGATAGGTAATATAATTGTATTGCAATACTTTTTACCTCTGTAATGTTAAATGACGAATTTGTTTTTGTTACTTCAACCCTTGCTGACGGACTCGTCCATTGAATTTTACTAAAATTCTGTTTATACAACCCATACCCACTTCCTTCTGCAAACCCAAAATTCGACAGTACAAGACCATTACCATTGCCCGTAATGTTGGCAATAGTGGCACGATCTTCGTCCTCGTTGGTTTTGCCTACCACTGTCCATGCCTGGTCGGGGAAGAGCCAGGGATATTGCTTCTTATACCAATCAAGAACCTTTTCATCGTCTTCATCGGTAGAGAAATATCCATTACAGATTGTTTGACCAGCAATAGCTGCTCTAGCATGGAAAGTGGCAAACATATTTCTCCACAAGTAATACAATCCGGGATTAGATATAAATTCGACCGATTTAAGTGACTTTGATTCACCTGTAGATAAATTAATTATAGTTGTTATATCTTTATTTCTCTTACAAACTAATAGAGCAAATTGATCAATACGTACCGCAAGATTAACACCGGTCGATGGTTTAAAATTCAAATGCGTACCACTGTAGTTAATAGAAAAGTCTTTAGTATCATTTTTCCCGCACAAAATCATATTCCTTGCCGGATCATCCTGAAACGGAATAAACGCCGTGTACACCGTATAGGTATCTTCGAAGTTAAGCTCCTTCTCTGTAACTGCAAAGTCGTCTACTCCGTCACCGAAGATAAAGCCGGGGTAGAGGGGTAGTTGTTCGATGGTGATATTGCAAGATTCTTGTATTTTGTCAAATTTAATCGAAGTGTATGATACTCCAGACTCTATTGTATAAGAAGGTAGCGTATAAATACCATCCTTAGATATATGTAAAATAATGTTTGTCAAACTATCCACATAGACAAACCCCATTCCATCTATCAGTCCACTAACTTTGATTCTAATAGAAGGAACAATTTCACCAACTTTTGAAGGTCTCAGAATTGCTGAATTAGATGATTTTTTTACAGAACTAATAAAAAAAGAATTGGTAGTAATTTTTACATCTGCTCTATCAGTTAATACTTCCCAATTAACAAAATTATCAGCATACCCACCAACCCCGCTCATACCACCCCAAGCGAAATTCTTCATTTGCAAGTCATGGTCATTACCCGTCTTATCTACCCATACAGGATTGGTAGCCATCTGCTCATTAGTAAGACCTAATGCTGAATAACGAGCTACAATTCCTTCTATATCAGGAAAAGAATCCACTCTACATGGTAAGTCTGATATCATTTTAGCATACTCTTTAAAAGGTATGGAAGTAGGTACATCATACCCTTTGGATATAAGGGCTTGCCTTATATCCTCTTTGGTATTTATGATCCTCATTAACTTATCTGATATGGTTCCCATTACACTTCCTCCCCATTTATATAATCTAATACCGAACCTATGTCTCCGATGTCTGATTTTATTGACTCTCCTTGAGAATGTATTTCAATAAGTTTCTGATATAAGGTGTTATCCCCTATACGATTCTTATCTGTAGCTTGTTCTTCTATTTTGGATATCGTATCAGGATCTTCGTACTTAACACCATCAGGGCCATACCATTCGTCTGTTAAATTCGTGTATTTATGACGAACTGGAGTCGGTTTAGACTCCAGTGTTACTAAAAAATATTCGTTACAGCTCATGACAATAAGATTTAGTGGTTGCAACAATTACATCTACAAACTGTTCTCACGTAGCCAGAGGGAATAGCAGCCAGCGTCGTCCCTACGGCTATCGCCGGGTCAGTGCTTTCCATGACCGTAAGCGCCATCTTGTCCACGTCAAGGTCATTGTCGTAAACAATTTCTCCCTCAACGTAAATGCTCCCTGCATCAGAAACGTAGCAGTTTTTCACCTGTCTTATATGGCGCTGTGTAGCAGACGCAAAATCACACTCGATACTTAACCACCCTACCGGTATCTGATCGATATTGGATCCGATATTGTAATCAGGATCGGTTGTTTTAAGGACCATATGCCTCAATTCCCTTGTATTTCCGTATCCGTCCATTGTTATGTATGTCCGTATCTGAACCTTGCCCTTTTCCGTCTTATAACAGTTTTCTACTATTTCTGTATCGGATGTAGTAGCATCAGGGAAATCGCAAACAATACGCTGCCATCCTTCTTGTATTTTATTGAATGTGGCACCTCTTTGTATATCAGGATCGGTTGTTTCCATAACAATAAGATACTCGTCCCGGACTCCTATTATGCTATCTACCGACCTATATCCTCCAAGATGTATTTTACCACCAGGAGTTGTATAGCATTCATCTACAGACATAATATGTCTTTCCGTAAGATCAGGAAAATCGCATTCAGTTTTCGCCCATTCGTTAGGTATCTTATCTATTCTCGTCCACTGAGGATAAGCTTCATCCGTTGTCTTAACAATATAATAATACTGTTCCCTTACACCAAGAACAGCATCAATAGACTGATAACCTTTTATATTAACCTTACCGCCATCCGTCTTATAACATTCATCCACTTCAACAATTTCCCGGTCCGTCATGTCAGGAAAATCACATACCATCCTCACCCAATCTTCGGGAATAGAATCCAGCACGGTCCCTACCTTAATATCAGGATCGGTTGACTGAAGGACGGTGTAAACCTCTTCCCTGGATCCAAGAATATTATCTATGGCTATCAAGCCTTCTACCTGAACTTTCCCTTTTTTAGTAGTGTAACATTCAAGAACATAAGTTACATCTCGTTCTGTCATGTCAGGAAAGTCACAAACCATTCGAACCCAATTCTCTGGAATTAGCTTAAAAACATGCCCGGCAGGGAAATTATCGTCAGTTGACTGAATAACGGTATAAATAGATTCCCTGATGTTTATCTTGTCATCTATGGCTTCTAATCCTTCTATTTCAACCTTACCATCAGGAGTTTTATAACATCTGTTGACGAACGTAATGTCTCGTTCTGTCATATCAGGAAGATCGCAGTCGATCATAACCCATTCGTCCGGTATTTTAGTAAGAACCTTACCTACCGGATTATCCATGTCGGTACTGTCGGTAATTCTATGGGTTTCTTTAAGAACATCCATCTGATCATTAAGAAGATACCAACTCCATACTTCAACCTTTCCACCAGGTGTACGGTAACAGGTTTTGAAATCTTTGATAACTTTCTCAGCTATGTTAATCCACTCCCATTCGGTTGTAGCCGGAATACCAGAAACAGGATGCTTCTTGCCTTCTTCGTCAAGATACCAATAACAGCCATTTAAGGACACAACCACTTGGTAGATTTTGTCCCCTATTTTTATACCGGATTTGCTGTCATCTACCGGTTGGGAGGAACCCCATTTTCCAACTATGTTGGTTATTTTATCAATGCCCCTACCAAAGGCACCGGATAAAAAATCCACGCCATTCATATGAAACTAACTTATTTCAAATTGTTTTATTACAAAAAAGGGGGTGGAGGACCAGCCTCCTCCCCCTTGGGATATATAGAAAAAAGGAAAATCAAATCTTGCAGGGCTTGATATTTGCCGAAGCAGCTAACAAGTCCATAAGGTCTTGAATACCTTCGTGAGCACCGTACGGTACATGGAAGTGTACTGTAATATGATCATCAATTACCCTACCGAAGCCGTTAGAATAACGCGCCGGCTTCAACGTTACTGAATAATCAGCATACGGAGCCAACAGGTCTAAGCGGGTTTCTTCGTTGGTAAACATCCGTTCCATAAGTTCTTGGTGAGTCTTACGGAAGTCGAAGAACATACGTTGTTCGCGTTCTTTATCCAGCAATTCAGCGCCAAGGTGAGTACGCGGAGCCCAGTGCTGTTTGTATTCGGTATGGATCGGGTTGAAGTACGTGCTGATAGCCTCGCGCTGTTCATCCGGATAACCACCATTTACAGCAATACGAACAGATCCTTCTTGGAATGTCAGACGGTCAATCAAACAGTCAGACGGAGAAATCATGTAGTCAATACCACGGAACAAAATACCGCATTTGCAGTTCTTAGGAAGCGGGTCTGCGATAATAGACTGATCTCCTGCTACAGCACCCAAACGTTTCCAATTACGTCCACGATAAGATTCGGGCGCTTTCGATACAAAGAAGTCTTTGAAAATTTTATCGCATTCGTCGCAAACCATGTTAGTAACTACAACTGTTTTAAACTTGTGCTGACATCCACCGGGTGTACCATAATCTTCGATTGTCAGATACGGGAATGCCGCCTGTAATTCTGCTTTTGCACTACCACCACATTCATCATCCGGCAACGTGATTTCATAAGCTTCTTTCGAAATCTTACAAGAACCACATGCTTCCCAGCTAACAGTAGTAACAGTAGGATTGCTACACATATCTGCTGTTTTAGCAACGAACGTTACTGTGGCTGTCGGATTAGTTTCTACAAATGCATCGATATCAGCCTTCGTCAGTTTCTTGCTTACGGCCACAGTGTACATACCTACTCCGCCATCTTGGGCTGCTGTTTTCTCGGCAGTGCTGCTAACGGCATTCTTAATGCTTTCTACTACAGTAGACTGATCAACGCCATCATCCTCTAACGTTACGGCATAAATCAAACCGCCGTCTACCTTAGTATATCCTTCAGGACACTCTTCGCAGCCTTTCATTATAGAAGACAGCTTTTGAGTATAATCAGCAGGCTTACCACCTTCTTTCATCACCTGATATTTGGAAGTAGAAAGATGACGTCCAACTCTCTTGATATCCAAACCAGGATAAGCAGCCTTAAGCTGAGCCAGGGCATAAGCATCACCGGTATCACACATTTCCATACAATAGAAATTCATGTCGGTTTCCACCGGAGTTTTTTCCAACTCGTCACAAGAATGGATAGGATGGATTTCTACAAAATCACCTACCTTTCCACCACCTGCAATCGGCTGATTCTTGATACGTTCGATTGTTTTCAAGATAGCAGCCAAAATATCAACATCTTCGCAAGGATCACATTCTGAACACATATCCTCACGACCAGGACAGTTTTCGAAAATGATGTAATCATCGATATTCACCTCACCCATCGGATAACCACGAAGCTCGAACAAACGTCCTGTCAGCTTAATATGAATAGGGATACGATCGCCTTTTCTTGCTGTAATAGCGGTATTATCGTCAATTCCGTTATAACCGAAAATAACTTCATCTACTTTAATTTCTTTGCTCTTCGGAGCAGAAGCGTACACTTCTATAATTTCATCAATAGCAAACGTAGGTGTAGAGAATGATTTATCATCAGATACACGGTCGTTCACCATCTCATTACGTCCAATTCTGATCTGGAAACGTTGTTCGTCCTTACGATATCCTTTCAAGTCTTTCAACGCTTTCAAACCATCTTTAGTCTGCTCACCATCCAAATCATAGATAGCGATCTGACCTTCTTGAAGCAACAAAGAATCTACGTCCGCCAACTTAGCGTGCGGAGGACAGATAATGTGTCTGTCATACGGTTTATGGATAGCCATAGCCTTATAATATTTTAAAAATTAATATTCTGTTATCTGTCTCAAAAATAGTGATAGTCATATAAGCAACAAAAAGCATTAGGAATTAATTAATTCTTAATGCTTTTTGATAGTCTTTAATTTAGGACACGCCTTTATTCTGCTATAAAGGAGATTGGACGTTGTTTGAATCTATTTGATAACGTCCATATTCGCTTTCATTCAAAGCAAATTGCTTTTCAATCATGTTAAGGATAATACCAATTAATTTGTCATCTAATTCAGGATCTATATCAGTTGAATTAGAACCATCGGATTTAATATATCCTTCGATGTCAACTTCCTTCGGATATCGGTAATACGTAAGATAAACGGTGTCTACATCAAAACCAGACTTGTACACCCTTACCGAATCTTCGCCTATAGTGTAGAACGTTTCCCTAAAATCAAAATCAGGTTTGTTAAAAAAGTCGGCAAGAAGCTCATGCTGGTTTTCGTTCTTAGCCTCCCACATGGTAAAATCAGTGACCGTGCATTCACCTTTGGTAAATACGCCTGATATGTTTGAAAAAGAAAAGAAATCAGAAGGCAATGAAAACAAAGTGCTTTCCGGATTATCTTTATCTCCTCTCTCGTCAAGTTCTTTCGAATACACAACCAGCTTTTGGACATAACGTATATCCTCTTCATTTTTCTTATCAAGGATATAACGAACAAGGCGGTTTTGTTCGTCATTAAAAATCTGAACAAAACGTGCCTTGTCAAGTTTTATACCACCGTTGGTCATGTTTTCTTCAGCCTTCTGTAATGCCCGGAGATAACAATCAACGATCTTCATAAATTATTATTTTTTGTCAGCGTATTGATCAACATCGAAATCTTTCTCATCTTCCTTTTTCTTCTTGTCAGACTTAGCTCCTTCTATTTTTTTATGCTTGTTCTTTAAAGCATTATACGCTTCAAGAACACGTGACTTGGTTTCTAACATCGACTTATTGGAAGCAAGAGCCATAGATGCAGAGATGGCGTCGGCGCCCAGGAGTTCGCCATTCAGATACAGTCCGTCGGTGTTGACGGTGACAGCCAGTCCCTCAACCATTTCCCTAATCATACGATGGAATTTGATCACCTGCATTCCCTCAGAAGATTCATCATCAGACAAGAACCTTGAGCTTGCTTCTTTATACATGTCAACATTAGTATTCTTAGCATCAATCCAATTAGTGAATATGTATTGAACCATGCTCTGATCAAGCTCTACGCTATATATGATATCAAGATACAAAAGCAGATCATAGATGCTTCTCCTTTCAGCCTCGGATCCTTTCAGTTTGTTCATGAACTCGTATAAAATATCAGCCTTGTCAATCTGACGTTGTTTCCTGATATCTACGGCCGTAGTCTTGTCTTCTACACAATAATAAGATTCAACGTACATCGGATTACCGTCTTCCTCTTTAGGAGTAAGAGACTTGGATAAAATAGCTATATACAGCTCAAATAAATCACGAACGTCATTAGTGTAGAACAAACGACCATCATATAAGTCAATTCTGTAAGAATCCCAGAAATCGAAGTTCTTTTGGTCCAGGTCCTCATTGACAGTTTCTTCAAACGGATACCGAATATTCTTAATACGCATATCCATTTCAGCTTTCTTGTCTTCAAGTGAGTAACCTTTATAACATGCTGAATTGATGAAGAAACCGGTATCATACACCCTAAGATCCTTATCCCATCCACAACAAGATACTGTCTTGTTCCCAGGGAAAGGAGTCTTGGAAATACCTCTTTCCTGATATCCGGAAGGAGCTTCTTCATCCATCTTACCTGTTATAACATAAATAGAGTCGGAATATATCTTCATTCCTCCTACGGTAGCCAGCAGTTTCTTAGACTCATGGCTTTCTTCAAAAATCTTTTTTCCCATTTTTTTATATACCCTACGTCTTTTCATATATGAAAAGACTATGTTAGAAACAAAATTTGCGGCCGGTTTTAAAGCCGACCGCAAGTTAATATTAAAAGTTATGATTACAAAGAGCTTGGTAACAATTCAATTGTTACGAACCGGCTGGTATCTTTTACCCAACAAGCCGATACAGAATGGCACCAGAATTGTTCTGACATACGAGGATGGCTGGATACAATTTCTTGAGCCGATACTCTGGATGACCATCTACCTTGTTCGTAACCCCACCACATAGAACCGATATCAGGCTTAACGTAGAATACGTTGCTGTTGATATTACCAATACGAGCTTCGGCTGAAGCAGGGATGCCGGCGAATGCATTGGAATATTCAGGAGCGGTCAAGTCTTCCATAATACATGAATATGATGTGATAGGAGTCATACCGTCTACCAACTGGCTTCTATCTACCATATCAACGTAATCCAAAGAAGGTTCGTGTTCTACAATAACCTTACCAATACCCGGAATAGTAACACCCTTGATCTTTACAGTTCCTAATTCAAGAGCATCGTTTGATCCTGTTACCGGATTATTGATAATACGTTCTGTACCCATAAGCGGAGCCAAGGCACCCAATTGAGAGAAGAACTCATCACGGAAGATTTCAACGATGTTCTTGTAAGCCATAGCACCTACCTTGAATTTCATTACACGATTTTCAATCGGCATATCGCTACGACCACGGAAAATATAGTCAGCAGCAGCCAGGAAGTGTTCGCGCTTGATACCGCCCGGACGTGCATATGAGATAACGAAACCACGGCGAAGTTGATGGTACAAACCTTCGTTTTTCATCAAAACACCATTATGACCCTTAACTCTACCTCCACGCATGAACATAAGTTCGTATGCTTCCATCTTAGCCAACTCAGCCAAACAGAACAAAGACACTGTATTGGCTACACGTGCCGTACGCATATCAATGCTTCCGTCACCAAGACGAGAACCGATAATGGCATAACTTGCATCACCTCCTCTGATTTCAGAAAGCTGACGAACTTTCTGGTAAGCCTTGTCGATGAAATTCTGTGTACGTTCGTCCGCATAAGCCAAAGACTTAATACCAGCGTACATAGTCGTTTCACCTTCAACACCACGGTGTCCACCAAGCGTAAATTCACAAGTCATAGAACCGGCCTTAGAAGCACCTCCTACACCAGAGAACTGAGTAGAGAACTCACCAAGAACGTTTGTTACCTTCCAATATTTAATACCGGCACGAAGCATGTCTTTCGGGAAGTATTTAGCACGAGAACGACCCCACAGCTTACACCAATATCTCCAGTTTTCACCTTCTTGTTTCGGAGGGCGCTCTGTAGAGATAAGAGCCTGGCAACCGTTAATCACATCGTAAGTAATAACATCTCCTTGTTTGAATTGTGCATTCAACACAATTTCGAAGAAGCTTTCATCAATACCAGGTTTTGCATATTTCAAAGACGTGTCTTCTACTGTAACCACCTCATACGTTTCTGATACCGGAAGATCATAACGGAATGAACCATTGATACCATTTACGGTAATAGTAGCATCCTGTTTAATCATACCCATATACATAGGCAGAGGATAGTTTGTAATGTTAGAAAACAACTCAAGCATACCCAGATGGTTCTTATCCGGATCTTCGTAGTACCAATCTTCTAAAGAGCTAAGATCGTGCTCTACGATACTTTGCTTAACGACTTTAGCGTCGGTATATCCAATCACCGTGTCACCATTCATGGTGGCCTGGAAATTTTTTGTTAAAAGTACATTAGCCATGAACGAAAAAATGTTTTAATTTTTAATCTATACTGATTTCATCGAACTTCACACCTTGAACTTGATCACCTTTATCATCTACCGGAGCTACCCTCTTGTCTTTATTTGTGTGGCTGATGAGCTTATAAATTTTCTTCTTCTCATCAACTACAGCTTGATTCGACTTCTGTTTTATGAACTCTCCTGGGTTCATAAGAAACATAATCAAATCTGGCGCTTCTTCCGGATTCATCATCATCTCCCTTACCCTATTAAATGCTTTGGTAATTCCGGGATTCGATTCAGAAGGTTTTAGGGCAAAATCAAGAGCTTTAGATACCATAGTGTCATTTAGCTGATACTTTGCCTGGATAGAAGACTTAAGGTCTTTCTTATACCTTCTAAAATCTTCTGCATCCTTCGCCTTCTTTTCGGCAGCCTCTTTAGTACGTTGCTGGATAATATCATCCATTCTCTTATCAAGCTCAGCCTTATACTTTATAGCCTTTGCTTCAACATACTCTTCTCCTTTATTGATAATGCCTTTGAAAAACTCATCAGCTTCATCTTTAGGCAACCCAAGAAGATCAACATAATGGCGAACGATCTTTATCTGATCTGCTTTGTTTTCAATGTCAAGCTTTTCTATCGGAGCGACATTCGTATCATATTGCTTAAGAATATCAACGATATTAGCGCCAGCCTTATCAGCCTGAATAAGCTTCTTGGTAATATCAGAAACAGAAGTAACATCTATCTTATCCTTAACAATATCCTCTTTCTGGCTTTCAAGGACTGTAGATAGTATGTCACACAACGAATCTTCTTTACTAAAATCAAGATCATTGATAGTAATCTCTTCGCCGTTTTCACCGCTAAATACCACATCTTTCAAATCGGGAATGATCCCTCTTGAAGAAAGGGCATCCAATACTTTTCTGTAATTGACAACCGGGGTCTCTACCGGATCCTGTTTAACGTCAACCACATTCTCTTCTCCTTTTTTATCCTCTTTAGGATCAGGAGTAGGATCGACAACCGGCTCTTCTTTAATTTGAGAACCTTCTTCTACAGGCTTCTCATCTTTTTTAGCCGGTTCATTACCATTAATAGGCAGAATATCTTCTTCCCTATTATAAACATCATCAACTGGACCGATACTAAAAATATCGTCCAATTCTACTATTCCATTTTTTTCTAATTTTCCCATACTGCAAAAATATTTAAATACCTATATTTCAGACAAAAAACTTATAAGTGTTTAATCTTCACTAAAAATTAAACATCCCCAAATTTTATTAGAGATTTTCTAATGAAATTTGGGGATGTTTAATCCTTAATTCTTATTGATTCCGGCTACATACCTTTTGGTGGCATCTTCCCTCGCTCGTTGAGCAAGCTCTTTGGATTTTAATTTTAACTCTTCCATTTTCATTCTCATTTCATCATCATGAAGTTTGGAATCGTTTTCAATTTTCTTATCCTCTATCCTTTCCTTGCTTTCTATATCAGCTTGCCTTACGGTCTGATCTGAAACAGAAGCCAGGAAGTTGAGGGAGGTGGCGTCGCTCTTGGCGTCTGCCGCCCTGCCTGCCGCCTGAATCTTCTCTTGAAGTATCCTGTATTGACCTTTCTTGTCTTCCAAAGCAAGTTCATGCTGACGTTGCTTATCCTTCTCAGCAGCTTCAGCTTGTATCTGTTGCTGGTTAAGCTGCATCTGATTCTGTTGTTGCTGCTGCATCTGACGCTCGTTGTATGCGCGAGTATTCCTTGCATTCTGTATAAGTTCCACCATAGAATCTGATGTGAAGATAGATGCAAGATCGTAAATATCGCCTCCGGCTGTATTTAGCTGCAACATGAAAGTTTTAAATTTCTCAAGCTCATCCCTTTTCTTGGAATTAGATAATGCCTGAACACCAAGATGCCTTAGACTAAGACCGTCGGTTCCTATAGATAAAAACGCTCTGGTAAGATCACTTTTTGTGTACATTACAGAAATATCCTTTCCTTCTTCCTGACATTGTTGAGCAACAGCCAGATGAAGATCCAAAGCGCGTTTCTTGAAGTAACCGAAGTTATCAAAGTATATCTGTGTTTGTAACATAGATGCTGTAACGCCCTGCTGGACCCCGGTGGCGGTCTCATACCTGTTGGGGCCGTTAATTACTTGAGGCGTGATACCAACCATTTCAAAACATTTCATCCTCGACCATTCAGCAAGTTCCATTCTTGTTTTAAGTTGCTCTGTCTGGGACAAATCATAGACAGCAAACTGGTTGAATGGAACACCGCCTTTCGTGTTTTGAGATGAGGTATCTAATGTCAAAGCACCTACAGACTTAGCTACATCAAGAAGATTAGCCCATATATCAGCCACATCTTCACCCAAATCCTTGTATTCACTTGGAACCAGATTTATATCCCCTAAGAAGAATTTACCGATCTCCTTTTCAAGAATATTATTTATCTGATTTATGGAGAAATTATAAAATATTTGATATGGCTGAATCCTGTTCGCCATAGAAGTACCGATATATCCTGCAACGGGTAGGACAAAGTCATAGATGTTGCTATCACCTTTTATCTGATGATCGATAGGTTCTCCATCCAGATACAGGTTGTCCTGAGCGAGAGCACCTCCACTGATTTTAACTCCGTACCTTACCTGTGGAACGTAATCTACAAAATAGGTATTAATCTCCGGGTTCTCCATGCCCTTACTCATGGTCCTGGTAATTTTCTTAATACCATTTTCCTGTAAAAAGTCTTGAAGAAGCTCGTCGGTTACCATTTCGGTAGTTACTAATCCGGTTTCAGTTTGGTAGGTAATTACATACACCTGAGCCGGGGATACCCAATATGATTCAGTAACCTGATACAAATCACTACGAACATGCTCGTCGCTCAAACTCTGGGCGCGGTTATAATAATTACCATGCTCTAAATTTGGCATAAATCTGGTTCTGTGATATTCGTTGCCATTACTATCGTATCCGGTATATGTGCCGGCTGGAATACCGTAATAATCCTCATAAGCTTTTATAGAAGCATAATCATTATATCCTTTCCAAGGTATTACCTTATTCTGATATAACATCCCTACACTCGCCGATTTGGATAAACTTACATAGCTCCCATTATCACCATTGTTATAAGTGCCATTGAAATTATCAGCACCTCCTATAAGCTTTTGCTTGTCTTTTGCCGTAAGAAGATGCCCCCACCTTACTATAATATCATTGGCAGTATAATAATGAACACGACCAATATAATCCCCATATTGAGGATACTTGCTATCTAATGTCTTAGAATAAAACGTATTCAACGGAGACCACCTCTCCGGCTTATAATAGTCGTATCCTACATGGTAATTTCTAAAGCAACGACCAGTAAGAAGATAGTCAATGAAATTCTCAGTATCTATCTCATCCATGTAAAAACGCCCCCTGTCTGCTTCAAGCGTATGAGAACCCCATATAACCTCGGCAGTCTTCCATTTTGTATTCATGAAGTTCTCTATCTCAGGAGGGGTCATAGATGCTTTCACCTCTTGTATCTGCTGAGCATAAGCCTGCTTTTCTTCTTCGCTGGCAAAATTATTATAATCCGGATCCAATCCTCTATTTAATAACTCTTGCCTAACCCTTCTGTCCAATTCCTCTCTAATGTAATTATAAAGAAGATTCTCCTTCGTGGCAGAATACTGATTCACTTCAGATTCGTCCAATCCAACTACATTATACTTGTCAGAAAGATTTCCCAACCATCCTACAAAAGCGTTTACGATCGTACCTATTATATCATAATGACGTAAGAATGATGGAATATTTACATTGTCCCTTATAGACTGAACATCCTTAAGATAAGGAATTACATCTTTCAGCTCCATAAATGACAGCTTGCCTTCCATCATCCTATAAAAATCCTTGAACTTTTGGTTCTCATCAAGCTGCTTCAAACCAATCAATTCAAGAGAATCCATAGTGGCTTTAAACCACTCCCTGGTTTTTCTCTTGGTAGGTATCGCCTGCACCGGCAAACCTGAAAATACTCCTCTGGCCGGAAAAGCCTGATCTCTATTGAAATACTCCATGAGCTATATGTTTTTTCACAAAGATAGGTAAATTGTTCTACCTATCTCATTTTGTAAGGGTTATGTCTTCTTACCGTAAATCCTTTGACCTGTTCTATCTTCTTGCGCTCTCTCTTCTTTTGATTCTCCTTCTGAGTCGTACTTTCAGGCATGTAACCCATATCATCATAATACTTAGCCAGAAGAAGAGCGTGGCCGAAGGCTATGATACGGTCGGTGTTGACCCCAGGGCCGAAGGCTATGATCTCATCAAGAAGTTCTATATCAGGGATACGGTAAATACCTTTCTGTGTTATTTCATTACCATCATCATCATACCCAACAACAACATCCTCCCAACAATATTGAATAACGGTATTGAAAAGCATACGCTGATTGGGAACCGTAGGAGCCAAACCGAGCTTATTGTTCTGACGGGCGCCAGCACGAATAATCTTACCGGCAAGAAGTTCGCCATCTTCCAGCAACATAAGCTGCTTATTTCGTCTCGTAAGATAAAATTCATACATTCGGTCGGCATTCTCCATAAGACACTTGGCCCCATACGCTTCTTGAAGTATTTCACAATTCCTACAAAAATCATCGGAAGATGGAGGACGTGATGCGTATGATGCTACTATACAATAAGCAAATGGATCGTTGATTTTTACATATCTTTTAAGTACATAAAACGAACCAACAGAATCAGTATCAGCCTTGTCAGATTTATAGGGGTCAAGCGATGAAACATAAGTGTAATCAAAAACACCTCCTTCTTCTGGTGGATCCTCATATATAACAACAGGAGAATCTATGTTACCACCTTGAAACGGATAATCAGCAAACTGCTTATCACTAAAATTATACCCCATTTTCATGCCGTCTATCTGATAAATATCCACTGTTTTACCAGGCCTACCTTCTTCAAGAAGACGGCTTTTGTGCTTCAACGCATCTTCTACAGGGAACCTATTTACGTTCGTATTAAGGAAACAATCATCTATAGACAAAGGGAATGCCATTCGTTCCTGGACGTATAAAGCTCTATCCTTTTTGACAAGTTCATCAAGACGAGATTTTATCTTCTTAGTATTATCATCAAATTTTGATACCTGAATATCTATTTTCTTAAGACCTGTAGCTTTCACTATTCCAAGGTACTTATCTAAGGTTGTTGTTTCCTTATCATAAGCATGAGACATCTGAGCAGGAACAAAACAACCAGATTGGCTAATACGCCAAGTTGGTTTTAAACAACGTTTATTAAGCAGATCATAATTCATGACAATAAACCCGTATTCAGCAGGGTTATTCATCACTTTTTGAGCATCTTGAGACTTTTCAACGTTGCCGCCCGTACCGGAGCATATCATCATCCCCCTCATTCTGCCGTGCATCATATGGGCAGGACGACCTTGTAGGTATGCTGCTAAAAATGGAAATTTACCTACCTCATCATAAATAGATGTATATGGTGTTCCAGATGCGGTCTTAAGAGAGGCACCGGCTTTACCGCTATCAATATTGGTAATACGAATACGAGCGTGAACGTCACGAATATTGTTCACCGTCTTAGTACCCATAATAACCTCTTTAAACCAATCATTACCTGTTCTATTTATTCTTAGATAAGGATGTATATTATCAAGACCAAACTCAAGATACTCACCAAGACTCATAAGGTCCTCTTTACTTGACCCAATAACATTATGCGTCAAATTGTATGTCATTGTAGCATTACGAGCCAAAAACGAACTCATTATAGCCGTATTATGAGTAACGATGTAATTGGTGGTCAAAAATAAATGAGAGTCATTATCAACGGTTATACAAGTGGCATGCTCCTTTCCGTATATCGATATGGATCTTATTTTTAATTCCTTACGATTCCTTGATAGTATAAGTTTGTTCCCCTCCAATTTAGCATACCAACCTGAAGCCCAAAACATACGTTGTACAAAATTTATGACATCCATATCAATATGAGACAACGTAAGCTCTTCTTCTCCGGTTACTACGTTTCTGAAAGAACGAATGAAGTTTTCTATAAAATCTTTCTTTTGATCTATGGACGATCTTAAAAACTTCTTACAAATGTATTTATCAAAAAACATATCCCCACCATAGCCACCGAGATAAGCCGCCAGCATCGAGGCGTAGGCCGACGGCGGAACCGGCAGCTTTGCCGTAGGGTAGTTCAGGGCCTCACCTACTGGAATAGACATACTCTTATAATCTAATCCAGCTATGGCTCTAAGACTCCTAACATGCCATTTTCCTCCATGATTGACACGCCATTGATGATTACCGCAGCAAATAACGTTACGACCGTCTTCGAATACGACTCTGTATGTAGTTACTTTCCCTTGAGGATAGACACCTACGACTTCTACCAAATTACCTTTATCGTCATATATCTTATCCCCTACAACGATATTTCCTATCATCTTTTCCCGGTCCTCAAGATAAAGTATCTCAGAGTCAAGAAGGGCTTTTCCAAAACGACGGCACCCGAACATGAATATTCCTTTATTCTCTTCTTCCGCCTGCTTTAGAAATTCGGCAAACATCCATTCATTATCACGAAGCTGAGAATTTCCAGGAATACGATCATCTCCTACGTCAATCATCATCTTCCAGAAATTGATATGCCAGTATAGCCAAGGATGGATAAATACACCATTTATGGTAACACCGTTAAGGAGTTTCATAGCCTCATTCTCCCAGAATTGCTTGACATCATCGTCTTGCTCTTCATAAGAATAAAGGTCATTCCATAACGGGATATCGTTACCCATATTTATATAAAGTTCTTTACTATCAAAATTCATGACAAAACTACTTATCGAGCTTGTTCTTAGCTTCATTCTTAACAAAAGACTGAATACCTGATACTGTTTGTCCTCCTTTTAGGCCTTTCTTGTTTTTGGCAGCCTCAAGCTGATTATAGACATCCATTATCCCACACATCTTAATATAAGATTCAGTCCATTGCATTAAGCTATCAGACAAGCTCTTTTGAAACCTAAATTCTTTCTCCCTCTTATCGGAATCTTCTATTTTATCCCAAGGGTTTTCAGATAGATAACGTTCAGCCTTATCTATCTGATCCCTTAGCACAAGAAGTTTCCGATCTACGTAAGAGACATCATCGTTAGTCGGCTTTCTTACCTTCATTATTAACAATTTTTAAAAAAGCCTCATACTGAGACTTAAGCATATTAAACCTGTCTTCAAGAGAAGATGGATCAACACGATACTTACACATGTTTTTTATTCCTTCCTCAACAGATTCTTCCTTGAACATAACAGAATCAGTATTATTGTCAACGTACATAATAAAATCTGATTCTCCGTCGTTTACTATCCTGTCAAGAACCTTCTTGCTGTCATCATCTATGTTAAGATCATGACCGGCGTTAATAGATAACCTGTAGACGGTCTTAACAGAAGAAGATACTTTCATTATCTCTTGTTGATACAAGTTGGTCATAAACGACTTTTCTTCCAAATCAATAAAGTCTTCCAACTCTATGTTGTCTTCCTCATCCTTCTTCCTAATAATATCCTTAGTTAGATCTTCCATCTCCTCTCCCACCTTATCTTGCGCAGACAGTAGATGGTTGTAATAAGAAATAAGATGTTTTATATCTGAATCAAAATCAATCTTCTTCATTGTCAAGAACCTTTTTATCATGAATAATAACGTCCATCAACTCTATTGATAAATTATAATCAGCCACTTCAAAAAGCTCGCTATCTGTCAACGTCCTTAAAAAAGAAACAGACAATCCTCTTTTCTTTGCAAAAGATCTAAGTACGGCATAGAGAATGTCCCCGGCAGAATAATCTGGGAGATCGTCACAAGATGCCTGCAACATAGAAAATAAGGACTTCCTTTTATCCTCGCATTGTAAATGCCTTGCTTTACCACATCCGCCCATAACTTAACTTTTTTGAATTATAATACCTTCAAAATTAAACGGAATTTTTTCCTCTTTTTGAGACCCATCTTTTTGATAGTGAACAGTCATGTGCTTTACAAATCTTCCTATTCCAAATCCTGCTGTATGTATCTCTATATTGAACTTAAAGTGACGGGAGTCTATGATATTCAAATTAGATGACGTACAACCACAAGATGTCTCTGATGCTGTTATCTTCATATCATGCTTCGACTCAAGAACGAATGAAAACCTTATACTGTTCCCTTTTTCTACCGGTTCGAAAATGATTTCAAATGATTTACCGTCTTTAGAGAGGTCAATATTGTATTGCTTGTCATCTGTAGAAATAACATTAAATTCATCAGAATCCATTGTAATAAGTTCTAACCTGTTCCATCTTGACTTCTCATCATAAAAATCAATAGAATACTGACGATCCATCCACGAAGGACGGGGAAGCCCCTCCCCAAGCGCACACTCCTCTGTCTTGCTCCAGGCCTTCTGCTTGATGAAGCACGTACATACCGAACAACGATTTTTACCTATTTTCTTGCTTACGTATAAAGAAAGAGGAAGCATAGAGTTAGGGACGTTCTTGGTATTGAATTTACATCCCTCACACTTTTCAAGACGTTCCTTGTACCAATCAGGATAATCTTCTTTTTTTCTTGGAAGTTTTTTTAATATCGTATCCATAAAAGCATCGTATATAACTTCCGCTTGCAAAATCTTTTTCATGACTTATCTGTTAAATTCCTGTTCTTGAATATTTTGTATTTCACTAAAACTATGTCCCTTACGAGATTTAAAGATAGATAATTTGTTGTGTTTTATCAACATATCCCCACCTTTTATCTCACCTGAGTCATAAGCATCCTTTATCATCCTTATCTTAATATCAAGGCACTGAAGTTCTTTTTCCTGATACTTAGATAATTTTTCTACCTTGGATTTAAGACGCTCAAGATTGTGTTTGCGCCTCTCCATCTCATGAAGGTTACAAACCATATCACCCACATACGGGAACGATACAGACACGTTATCTGTGTACGTACATAAGTTATTGGCATAAGAAATACTGGCTCTGAAAACGTCACGTATTTGGTTTCGGTCGTAAACGCCCCCAGTCTTATCCATCACATCATCTATAATATGTGACTCAAATGATATAGGGAAATCATTCTTCGGCATCGGATTCAAAAGTTTTCTTTCTATAAAATAAAGAAACCAACGCACATTGATCTCTTGAACCCTCCAATACAAAAAGACGGCGCATGTTCTCTATATCCGGGCACAAACACCTTGTCCTGTAATTCCCTTCACGGTCAATCAAAATACCACGCTTCTTCATCTCCGTATCCAAAACCGATACATATTGAAGATCGGTACTAAAACAATGAGAAAACTTCTTCTTGGTCTCATACGAATATCCAAACACAAAATAATAGGCAAGAAGATTTAAATGCCTCGCATCTATGACATTCTTCTCATTACCAGAGGCCATTAGGTATCCGTTATAAAACAGAAGTATCTTCTTAGCCATATCTACCGTATTGGAATAAGGTACTAAAAGCCTATAAGCCCTATTACTAACATCTTTATTATCACTTTCTTTCATGAGATTATCGTTTTGATACAAAGATAAGGATTAAGGATTTATAAATTTAAAATTAACGTATTTTATGACAATAGATTCAGGGTTTGTCCCGATATTTGCACTGTGACATTAAAAAAATAAGTTCTTGTTGTTTGATTCTTGAATTTTATTTCTATATTTGTAGCATGTTACAGATGTAGAAATAAGACAAAATAAAAAACAAGAATATAAAATATTAAGTGTCTTGTTTTTTGTTGATTCTTGTTCTTCATCATCTGTAACGTGGTTTTGGAGATTATCTGCAAAAAGACATGAATCGGATGGATATCTCCAAAAATCCATCCGATTTTTTTTTGTTACAGATTATGAAGCTACAATTAGGTAGAAATATTAACATAAGTCTTAGACTTTTGGAACAGTGGTCATCAGATTCGCTGTTCATGGAATTGTATGCTTTATACTGTATGATAAAAATCTCCCGCCGGGATTCGAGAATAAGATTCAAAAACCAGAAAGATCTTCTTCATAAACTTGGAATCGGGTATTCGAAGTTCAAGAACATAACAGGACATCCGATGTTTGACGAACTGTTCCGTATGACGGATAGTACGTTTGTAGCAAGAAGATATCGTGTTAATGGCGTACAACTTACTCTCGGGTGCGGGAAAGTGAATATTCCAAAGAATAGGATTTTAATTAAGATAAAGAAAAATGAAATAACAAACCATGAAAAAGTCCTTGACAGGATAAGAGAGGCGATGTTTGTTAATTTAGTCAGAAACAATGAATCTGTACTGAACAGTGGAGAGACAAACTCTCAGGCTGAGGTCGTAGACGGAAGCCACTCGTATTATGGATTAATTGATTCGACGATAAGTAACAAAACAATTGCCTTGTATTTGAATGTAGGACTAACAAAAGCGAAAGAGATTGTCGGTATGGCAATACAAGACAAGCTCGTAAAAAGGTTCGAAAACATACAATTTATAACATACGTAGATAATCCTCGTGCTTACATTGAAGCAAACGAACATAACTACCCAATAGGTAAGCTGATTCCGGTATATAGGCACGGATCCGTTTTCTGGCAAATAGCAAATACCTGGACCTTGTATAAAAAAGGAGCAACAAACAGATGGTATTTTGGAGAGAAGGATATAGAGAAAGGAGAAAAAGAAAAAGTGAGTAAGAAAGACGATTTCAATTTCTTCTTAAAAGACAATACTCATATCCTACGTTTCCTGAATGCAGAAGAAGTTGTTTCCGAAGATGGCGAAATCCTTGGCATAGATCGTAAAAAGACAAAAGAAGAAGAAGCAAGGTCATTGGCTTCTTCTATGGCTAAAGAAGCGCATAAAGACTTCTGGGACGGATATGAGCGAAGTACACAAAACCAGATTATAAGGAAGTACTATCGCGCTATCATAGCAGAAGACAAGAAGCGCAGAATGGATATGTTCTTAAACTGTCTTAAACAATCATACGACAAGGTTAGTGGGTGGAGTAAGGAGAAGGTAGCCACAGTAAAGGCAGGCATGGCTGATGCGGAAGCCTGCTGTGCTGAGGTAGGGACGTCCGTTGCCGGGGTCTGTGGTAGGGTAAGTAGGAGAATGAAAACCTATAACAATACCGCTACTGACAAAAAGGCAGGTTTTAATGAGGTACGGGATATGTATGCTGAGTTCGCCGGCGAGATGGCTAAAGCGGTGGGGTCGGTAAGCGAAGACATCTATACGTATGTTAAGGCAGAACAGTTTAAGGAAAAGATAGAGAATATGGATATATCTGTCCAATCATTACCTAATTACAATACAACAGTAGGTAATGATAAAGAATTAGATGGTGAATCTGTATTCAAGGATATACCATTTGAAGAACTATCATTCTATAATGATACCTATCTTTATCCTTTATCTCAGTATTCATCATTGTAATGTTTGGTACTTGAGAGAGGGTCTGTTCTTAGTGGTCGCCGACAGAGCCGAAAAACGATAATCTCGTAGAACATCGACGGAAACACCCGTTAGCCACCACTATGCCATAACCATATCTATACGAAACCATATTACTGTCTGATTCAAAACTACTTATCCAACTTATTATTTCTTTTTAATTCTAATTAATTCATTTTATATTTTATGTTTTATCTTGTTTTCGTACTTTTGTTTTGTAGAACAAAATCAGAAAAAAGATGGCTATAAGTTACGACAAAAAAATCATGGAGTGCGTTCTTCGTTCAGTTATGTCCGAAGGTAATGTCGCACAAGGAAAAGCTATTAAGTCTATTTGTAAGTCACCAAAACCGCTGTTTATAACCGGTAAAGGAGGAAGTGGAAAAACAACGTTCCTTAAGCGTATTATACCGGCATTAAAAAATGCGGTTGTTGTAGCTCCTACAGGTGTTGCTGCTGTTAATGCAGGTGGTCAAACCATTCATTCATTTTTTAGAATAGGAATGCAGCCATATATACCTGAAATACGAAAAGGTGCGTTTATGGATAACTGCGAATATAAATTCAACGGAGGTTCGGAAAAGATTCTACAGAATATAAAGTATCTTATCATAGACGAGATTTCTATGGTTCGCCCTGATCTTCTTGACAACGTGGCTGATATACTTCGTCATGCAAGAGGAGACAAGGACCCGTTTGGCGGAGTGAAACTTATTATGGTAGGTGATTTATTTCAACTTCCGCCAGTAATTAAGGAGGATTTTTTTAGAGAAATATACGATACATCTTACTTCTTTAGCTCCAAGTCTCTTATGGCTTCTGGTATGGAAATGGTGTCTTTTGAAAAAATATATCGTCAGAAAGATGAGAAATTCATTAGCATCCTTAATAAGGTGCGTGAAGGGCAGATGGATGATGATGTATTTGATACAATAAACAGCAGATGTATTCAGTATGATAATAATCAAGGATATGTTGAGATTGTAACTACCAACTCAAAAGCTACGGCTATTAACGAAATGAGAATATCATCGTTACCAGGCTCTTTAAGAAAATTAGAAGCTGTTATAAACGGCGATTATCCTAAAGATGCTCCGGTTGAAAAAACTCTTTTCTTGAAAGAAGGATCAAGAGTTATGATAACAAGAAACGGAGGAGAGTACTTCAATGGCTCTCTTGGTACTGTATTATCTATAAAAAAGGGGGAGATTGAAGTAGTCCTTGATAAACCAAAAGATGATGAGCATACTAAGGTTGTTATAACACCATGTTCGTTTGAGAAAGTAAAATACGTAAGAAACGGATATAAGATAGAATCTGAAGTAGTAGGAGCTATTATTCAGTATCCTATAAAAATAGGTTATTCTATCACGATCCATAAAGCCCAAGGCCTGACATTGGATGCGGCTATGATGGACGTATCTAATTCTTTTGAAACAGGACAGCTATATACGGCTCTTTCAAGAGTAAAGTCTCTTGATGGATTATATCTTCGTCAACCTATTCCTAAGACGGTAAAAACCAGCGATCAGGTGGTGATAAACTTCTATAAAAGGACTCTTGGTAATGGAGGTATTGTGAAACCGGTTCCAATGGAAGAGCTTGAAAAGTCAATGATTAATTTGTCAACCGGATCTGAAATAGATTTTGCAGAGTTTAATTTATAAAAAATATAGTTATGAAATTTGGAGAAGCTTTAGAAGAAGTAAAAAAAGGTGCGTTGATTGCACGTGCCGGATGGAATGGTAAAGGTATGTTCGTATTCCAGCGCCCGGAAGATTGGTTGTCTACTGATATGATAGTTAATAAAGTAAAGTCATTGCCGGATTCGTTTAAAAAATACGTAAACGATTATTATGACGTAACTGAAACCAACATGATTAAATTTTGCGCTTATCTGTGCATGAAAGATGCTAACGATAATATCGTAAACGGATGGTTGGCTTCGCAATCAGATATGTTGGCTGATGACTGGATGGTGGTTGGTTAAATAATAGGGATATGGCAAGAGTAGATAAAATATTTCAAGACAATTTGGCTCTTATAATGAGCCGGCCGTGGGAAGAGGTAAAGCGTCCGGTCTACGGTGACGGTACAGGCGTCAAGGTGAAGCGTATCCTACAAGTATGTAACCAGTACGATCTTCGTCGGGAATTTCCTCTTGGTTCACTTAGACCTACTAATCTTAAAAATTCCATAAAAGAAATATTGTGGATTTGGCAAAAAAGATCGGTAGACGTCAAAGATCTTGGTCTTCATATCTGGGATCAGTGGGCTGATGATAATGGAAAGATCGAAGGATGTTATGGAGATATGGTGAACAGACATGTTTATATGGGAACCGGAAAAGCTCCAGAGGGTATGACAGATATCCATGATGGTCTTTACGGTTTTCTTAACCAAACAGACTTCATTCTTTGGTCACTCAAGAATGATCGTTCGTCAAGAAGAATAGTAGCATCCATGTTCGATCCTGAAACCAATAGTCTTAAGCCTCTTCAAGAATGTGCGTTTCAGATCAATTTATCTGTTAAAAGAGATGAGTTGTATATGACGCTTTATCAGCGCAGCCAGGATATGATTACAGCTTCTTGCTGGAATGTAGCTCAATATGCGGCGTTGATGATGATGTTCGCTCATGACGCCGGGTTAAGGCCTGCTATTTTCACTCATTTTATACAAGATATGCATGTGTATGACCGTCACGAAGAACAGGCAAACGAGCTCCTTCGTCGATCTCTCTTCGGTCCGGTTCCGCAGGTTACTATCTCATCTCGTATGGAAGGGAAAGGGTTTTATGATTTTGTAGCTGATGATTTTGAGGTATGGAATTATGAACCAAAGGAGCAAATCAAATTCGAAGTTGCAAAATGAAAATAAGCATAGATAGAAGGGCTAAGATGGTTCCCCTAATGGAAATCAATGCCGGCGATGAAGTTAATGTCGGAGGTTTTGATTATGTTGTTGAAAGCATAACCCCATGTAGGAAAGGATCTTATTCAGATTCATATGGAATTAGGTTGGTCATGTCTTCTTACAAACATGGCCAACTTGTAAGAAAAGTAGATAGTGTTTTTTCTATCGATTCTATTTTAGTATTTCTCCCTAAAGGAGATTCTGTTGTAGTAGAGTGCTCTTATAGAGAACTTGAAGAATGTTTCCCTAAAATATAGTACAATGACAGGCGAAGAAAAATGTAACCGATGCGAGCAGTTTGGACCGAACGGTCTCACTGATTATCCATGCAAAAGGATTCCATCAAGGAACTGTCCTTGGTTTATAAAAATATCGGATAAGAAATACAAAAAGATTCTTGCCGATAGGATGAAAAGAATTAAGGAGAATGAGAAACTTAAGCAAGAGATGATGAAAGATCAGGATCTTGTTGAAGAAGTAAAACAAAATACAAAAAGGTTAATGCAATGAAAAAGAAAAATATAAAACCAGAAGAAGTGGAAGTCGTTATTCCTAAAGAAGTAGAAGCTATTAACATATGTGGGGATATCAATAGTTTTATAAAACATATTATATATGTTAGCTTGGATAAGGTAAGTAGTGATAAGGCGTTTGTCAATAATGATGTTCTGTATATGGTTACATACGCATCTATAAAAGGTGAAAATATACCTGTTGGGGTATTAGCAAAACAAAAAGAAGCTGAAACAGAAGATATCGCTATGCCGTTTGAGGATATTGGAAGGGATGTAAATGTTGTGTATCCTATTGAAATAGGAAAGGTGTTTAAAGGATTTTACATTCTTAGTAATGGTGCTGTGGCTATTGATTACGAACTTACAGACAATGGAGGCTTTGAAAATGACGATAGCATTGGTAAAATCGACATGAATCTAAATTGATATATTATGGTATTATATATAGCAGCAGATCCTGGAAAAGACGGAGCTATAGCCTGCATCGATCAAGACAGCAAACTAATATCAAGAATATCCACTCCGAGAATATCAGCTTCAGGGCCGGTAGACTTGACTAAAGAATATGTTTTTTGTCGGGATACGATTGTAGAAAACAATCCTGATAGGGTAGTGTTTGTCATAGAGGACGTCCACGCACTGTACGGGGTCAGCACGTCCTCTACAGCCTCTCTCATGGAGAACAAAGGTCAACTGCATGGGCTGTTCCTCTCCCTCTGCATGGCATTTACGGACATAAGTTGCTCCGTTAATTTCATAGCCCCTAAAACATGGCAGAAATTGGTTTGGACGCATTCTGATAAGGTCATGGAAGCCAGTAAGGTAAATACTAAGAAAACGTCATTGGCTTGCGCTAAAAGGCTGTGGCCGACAGATACGTTCGTTAAAAACGAAAGATGTAAGACGGCCCATGACGGTATAGTTGACGCGATGCTTATAGCAGAGGCAGCAAGAAGAAGCATTTAATCTATTTTAAATCATTTTAAATCCAATTAATTCGTAATTAGATTTTAAAATAATACATTTGCAGTGTTAGATAGTCATAATCGTAAGTTTTAAAAAATGAAAGTAAGAGTTCCTGGCATACTAATGAATGAGAAGCTTTCAAATATTTCAAAGATGTTTGATAAGGTTCTAAAGGATTGTGTCACATCGAATATAAAAATTACTTTATATTTTGATCATATCCGGATACAAGCCATGAACGAACGTATAACATATACGGATGATATTTTCGATGTGAATACTGATATTTCTTGTGACCAGAAGTTTTCTCTTTTAGTAGATGCCGGGATTCTTATTTCATTTTTTAAAAATCATAACCAGGATATAGAGATAGAGATTAAAAATGATTACAGTATCGTTTTTAAATACGATAGAGGATCTTTTTCTTCTACTTGGATTGAGGATAAGGCTTTCCCTGATTTCTTTTATCCTGTAGGTGACGGTATTCGTGTTATGAGTTCGTCTTTCATTCAGTCTATGAAAAGATCTTTTGCGTTTGTTGGATCGGATGAATTTAGACCAGCTATATGCTCGATTCTTCTTAATGTGAAGAAGGACTATATTGACATTGTTTCTACTGATATGTTCCGTCTGTTTATAAACAGGAAAGAGTATGCTAATGCATCAGAAGAAAGGTCGATTATGCTAAGCGAGGTTGCGGCTTCTATCTTGTACCGCTTTCTATCTGATAAAGATACGGAGATCAGTATTTCTACAGATGGAGTTAGGACGTTCTTATGCTTTGATAATGTAATTATATCGGATATGAACGTAGAACAACAGTATCCTAACTACGAATACGTATGTAGCAAATTCGAAAAATCGTCGAGAGTTAAGTTTGACCGGGATTTACTTATATCGGTTCTTAATTCCATGACTTTGGTGGATAATGTTGTTAATGTCAAGGTAGATGAAGAAAACGGCATAACGGTAATGTCTGAGGATTTTGGAAATAGAAAAAAGATAATGGAATCAATGCCTTTGAATGCGCTCGAAGGTCCGTGTTTTAATTTTTCTATCGGTAAGGAAAATATACTGTCTTCCGTAAAATCACTTATAAAAGGAGATACTGTCATGGATTGGTCTGATCAGTATAAGATGATAAAGATGTTCAATCCTAAATACGAATCAACATACGTCTTAAATCAAACATTGTATAATCTATAAACAATTAATAATATGGCTTTTAGAGAAAACAGAAGTTTTGGTACAACTTATTATTTGTATATTAATTCAGATGGTAACTTGTATGAAAAAAGTAACGAACCAAAAGAAGGTTTTGTTCAGCACATAAATCCTAATAGCGGTCAGCCGGCAGGATATTGGAAAGAGTATTATAATGGAGTAGTTGGGTACATCAACTACATCGGGTTAAAGTCAAGTACTTTCTCTAATGGAAATACTGTTACTAATTTCCTTATCGTATTAAAAGATTACGAGCTTAATGAAAACTATTGTATTTCCATACCTCTCGTCAATCAAAAAGGAAATATCAAGGGCTTTGTTAAGAGCTTCGTAAAATACTACGAAAACATCGATTTTAGTCGTGAAATTTATTTCAATGTCTTTAAGAAGAAGAAAGATGATGAGTTTGGATCTTCGGAACTTATTATCGCGTATGCAGGAGTAGACGGAGAAAAAGATCAGCTTGTTGAACGTTTTTATAAAAAAGGCGTAAATGGCTGGCCTGATCCTGTTGAGGTTACAGGGTTTGATGGTAATAAAAGCCTTGATTATTCAGCCCAAAACAACTTTACTTATCAGAAGATTAAGGAATATTCAAACAGGTTCAATGATTCTATTAAAGACATCAGAGCTGGTATAATGGCTAAATTAGGTTTAGGAAGTAATACTCAGCAAGAGCCTACAGCTCCTCAGGCTTATACCCAGCAGGCGGCTGCTCCTCAACAGGTTCAACAACCTCAGTCTGTTCCGAGTGCTATTCCGTATCAGAATTACCAACAACCTGCTCAACAGCCAGCACAGTATCAGGCACCGGCTTATACGCCACAGCCGACTGCTCAGCCTGCTGCACCTGCCCCGGCGCCTGCTACAAGGAGCACCAAGCCTCAGCATCAGACGCAGCCACAGCCGCAAGCACAGATGCCGAACTTTCCTCCTATGGAAGAAGATGACCTTCCATTTTAATATAAACATCAGCCCAGGAGAATAATATCTCTTGGGCTTTTAAAGATTGTGTAGAATGACAGTAGAAATAGTTACAAGATTTCCCCTTATTAAGCTTCGTAGGAAAGTGACAGAAGAAAGGATTATGGCGAAGCATGGGGATAAATTATGTATGATCTACTCAGAAACCAGAGAAAAATATAAGCAAGGAGATGAGTGGGTCGATGATCCTAATGATGCAGACATAAGTACTTTTCGTGAGTGCTATGAATCAACGAAGGACATAAAAAAAGAAGGTATTGTTTATTGTACTATAAAAATATGATTATGGATAAGTTAGAAGATATTGAAAGACTTCTTTATGAAAAAGAAGATAATAAGAAGGATACTGTTTCTGAAAAGAACAACAAACATAAAAAAGAGGATAAGGTCGTTAATAAAATACCTGAATCGTATTTGACTCCAGGGTATCAGAAGACTGTTCAGGTAGGTATTAAGAAGCTGTATCCTGATGTCGTGGCACCTGAATACAAACATGATGGTGATGCCTGTTGTGATATTCGTGCATATAGAGTAGTGAAGATGATGAATGACATGGGAGTAGAAATAGATGTTCCTTCCGATTTTGAATCAATTACCTTATATCAAGGTTATTCTGTTAGAATCGGAACAGGATTCAAGTTGAATATACCAGAAGGTTGGTGTGTGAATGTGGAAGGAAGATCTGGATTCTCTTTTGACGAGGGAGTGGTAGTTACTAACGCTCCTGGCAAATGCGAATTTATCTACAAAGGAGAGTATATGGTTAATCTTACTAAAATCAATAAAAAACCGACCGTAATCCGCAAAAACGATCGAATAGCTCAGATGGAAATCGTTCCACAATACAAAATGGTATTGGAAGAAGTAACAGATATTGAGGTAGAAGACGGGAATGAACGTGGAGAAAAAGGTCTTGGTAGTTCTGGAGTTAAGTAATGTTTAAATATTTTTAAAATGAGCATGTTAGGTTTTACATTCATCACAGACAGCAAGCTGTCAATGTACAGGGAGAAAGCTATTAAATCCGAAAATCTTGCAAAAGAAATTGAGGAAATGCAGGATAAGGCCGCTTCTTACAAGGAAAGGCTTTCCGAACTCAAGTCAGATATCGCTTCAAAGGATAAAGAGATTTTATCTGTTGGCAAAGATCTTTCTGAGTCTAAGGAAAAGATTGACGCCTTGAAGGAAAATCAGAAAAAGTTGATAAAAAGCGTCAAGAAGAAAACGGAAGAACTTGATGCTGTCAATGTCGATCTTGACAAAGCCAGGTCTGATCTTGATGAGGCTAATTACAAAATCAGAAACTTGGAAGAAAAGAAAAACAGTATCTCATCTGAATTAAAAAAGAAATCAAATGCATTGATTGAAGCCAGGATCAGAATCGGAGATTTGGAAAACGAGGTTTCGGTTGGGTCCAAAACAATACAAGAGTTAGAATCGAAGCTGAAATTAATGCAAGTAGAATTAAGAGGCTACCAAATAGGTATAATCGGGAAAGATAAAAACAATGTCGCTGAGCCGGAATTGGATAAAGATGAGGAGTCAGATAAGGATGTGGCAGAATCGGAGAAATTTGATAAAAATAAGGAAGTTAAATACAATACGCTTCTTGATACAGATGTGATTCAGGAAGAAGCAGGTGACATTGTGGAGCCCGAAAACGAAGCTGAACGAGTAAAAGACACTAAAAAGAAGAAGAAAAAAAAGAAGTAGGTATTTTAATCCTTTTTATATTTTAATGTTTGCCATATTATGGGTTAGTACTTAACTTTGCGTTGAGAGAGTTTTTAGGATAATTATTGGTTAAAAATTTAGCTGTTATATGCAGGCGTCTGTGAAGGCTCCTGCATATTTTTAAGGTCCTGTGGCTTAGTGGTGAAAGCAAGATGCTCATAACATCGAGATCGTGGGTTCAAATCCCTCTGGGACCACTGTCCAATGGTGTAGTGGTAGCACAACAGATTTTGGTTCTGTTAGCGGAGGTTCGAATCCTCCTTGGATAACGGTACATATTCTGTGTAAAGTGTTAATTATCTAAGTGTTTGTGGTGTGTGAACATAGCAAACATTAAATGGCCCATTAGTTTAACGGATAAAACCCTTGAGTCCTAATCAAAAGTTGCCTGTTCGATTCAGGCATGGGCTACATGGCTTGTTGGATGAGTGGTTTAGTCAGGGATCTGCAAAATCTCGTAGGGCGGTTCGATCCCGCCACAAGCCTCTAAAAAAAAGTAAGACAATGAACTACCCAGAGCAACAAATGCTTAAGATCCTTAATAGGGATCTGTTAAGTAATCCGATGTATGTTATTAACAATCTTCATATATATGATTGGGAATCTGACTTCCTGGCCATAACAAGATCATTGTACGCTTATGAAGTAGAGGTCAAGATGTCTAAACAAGATTTCTTTAACGACTTCAAAAAGGATAAAAAACATAAGGTTCTTAAAGACGGCATTATTAAAGTAGGTGGTGTTATAAGCTATCCTCCAAACTATTTCTACTACGCCTGTCCGCCTAATATGATTGACGTAAGTGAAGTTCCGTCTTATGCTGGACTGATTTATGTCGATGTTAGTAAAAATAGGAAGAACATCGTTAAGGCCGCACCTTTAATTCATAGACAGAAGTTTGATGTAGTGGGCAGGAAACTGGTGGATAAGTTTTACTACAATATGCTTACTTGGAAGAAAAGAGCTATTTCAAACGTGTATGCTGACCCAGCCAAGGAAAGAGAGAAGGGCGTGCGTGCCGGAGCTGAGGCTGTGAGGAAGTCGGCCTGGGATGCGTTCAGGGCGCAGTGCCCGCACATCGCTTTTCCCTATGGAAAAGAATTTCCGATGTGTGACGATCATGAACAAGATCATCCCATGAGAGACTGCATACTTCAGTGTGAAAAAGGTAGAATATTTAAAAACGTATTAAAATGAGCACCCCACGTGAATTAAGCAGGATAGCTAATAAAATAGCCAGTAAGATGACTGATGATGGATGGGTCAGCCCCGGTAGAAAGAATCTTGTCTCTGATAAGAAGGTCATGGAATTAATAGATTTGATCTTTAATGAAATATGGAGGGAATTAGATGACGGGAAAAGAGTCCATATCATAAAACAGATGATTTTTAAAAAGATTTTTGTCAGTAGGCAAAAAGATAAATACTACATACAATGCATAGAAAAAAGGGACGCCAAATAGACGCCCCTTTTCTTTTTCTGTAAGTAATTGTTATTTCATTACTTTCCTTACCAACTTAGAAACAGCTTGAGTGATAGTCCACCTGATGTTTGCATTAACGTTGATAGTCTGAGGAGTACCGTTTGCATCCAAGTTAATTACCTCCTTGTCTATTTCCAAGAACGGATCACCTGCTGTCTGGGTAATAACCGTATTAGCCGTCTGACCTCCGGCGGCCGTCACCTTAAGAGTATTTACCAGATCGTTTACATCAGTGTTCGCAGCAATATCGGAGAATACGATACTGAAAGCAAAGGCTCCTGTTGCACCAGGGTCGTCGGCGATAACAGCGCCGTTGTTGGTAGCCTTACCTGCCGCCTGATAGGAGGTAGGTATTTCCAACGTCAGAGGATGAGTTTCGTCCGGAGTTAAGGAGAACGTTAATTTAGTTGAGTTACTTGTACCGTTGATTGTTACAGTACCACCTTCTTTCCCTACAGATGCAGTAGGATCTATTTTTACGAACTCAGCTACCGGAGATTGGTTGATGGCAGCACCTTTCTTAACACCCCCTGATTCGGCACCAAATTCTACTTGTTGCGTGCGTTGTACACGACCTTCGTATTTTTCACCTGATACGGTAACCGCCTGATCACCATCACCTGATCCCGGATTGAAGGTTACAAAACCTATTTTCATTTCTGCCATGACATTTATTTTTAATTGATTAAGATACCGACAAATATATGATTATTTTTATTCTCTTACGTCATTGATTTGTTTTTATTAAATACGTAGCGCTATGGTTTTTTTTATCATGTTTTAATCCTATTTATTTCTTTGTTGATTATTTATTATGTATATTTGCAACATCAATATAAAACATTATAACCATGAAAGTAGATTTTTTTAACAGTAAGGATTTTTTAGGATCTAAAACTAAAGAAAGCAAGATCCGGAAGTTGTCAATCAGCAAAAGTAAGATAATGACTATCTCTGTCGATAATTTGAATTGGATGGGGGTAACGGATGCGGTTGTTATCGGCTTAGAAGAAGGGAAGATATTTGAAGGAGTTGAAAATACGGTCTTTTATCTGGCTGCTTCTGATGTTGAAGACGAGAGATCGTTTAAGGTAAATAACCTTGGTGTAAAATACAAGAGAATTTACTTAAAAGACCTGCTCGATTATCTTGGATGGGATATAGGAGAAAATTCTTATGCTGTGTATGATATTATAAAAGAAGACAGTAGTCTATTCCGTCTTCAGTTTAGGGTAATAAAAAAGAGTAGGAGTGAAAAATGATGAAAGATTTGGATATTAAAAACAAAAGAATACTGCTATTCGATTTTGACGGGACGCTTATAGAAACCGCTTCTGGGAATACGTTCGCTACAGACTTGACAGATATGAGGATTAAGATGGATGTGGTGAATAAGGCTCTTGACCTCATGCAGGAGAACGGTGTTAAGGTGTTTGCTATCGTAAGCAATCAAGGAGGAGTAGAAGCCGGGTTTGTTTCTGGAGCTGATATTGAAGCTAAGATAGAATACGTACTGAGGTCCGTACATGATCTGGCGGCAAAGAGAGGCATAAGAGGCGTCCTATATGAAAAAAGGTTGTGTTATTCCAATGACAAACAAGATCCGATGAGGAAGCCTAACACGGGCATGATTGATGATATTCTTATGAAATGTAAAGATACGATAATGCCCGGTATGAACTTTAGTCAACTTAAGGGATGTTCGTTGATGGTCGGGGACGCCAGTGGTCTGCCATGGCAGTTCTCTGATTCGGATAAGGTATGTGCTGAGAATGCCGGTATTGACTATATGGACGTTATCACGTTTGTTGGTAAATAATTTTAGGTAGTTATGTGCAATATTATGAAGGTGAATAAAACGGCGATAGTTTATCATAAATCGGATTTAGATGGCGTTGTGTCGGCAGCCATCGCAACCATGTACGAAAACAGTAAAAACAAGGATGTTATTTATATCCCGTATTCGTATGAAGATGATGTAAAGAAAGTTATTGATAAAGTAGATGAATGTGGGGTTGTTTACGTTCTTGACGTGTCTTTCGGAGCCGATTCTAAAACGATTTTCAAGAAATGGCTTGATGAAGGAAAGAGCCTGATGTGGATAGATCATCACAAGGGAATTATCGAAGATAGTAAGACATGGGGGTTCGTAGTTCCAGGGTTGAGGAGAGTCGGTACCGGTGCGTGCGCACTGGCATCGGACCTGCTGATGGGGAAGGTGCCGGCGATAGTCAGGTGCTTATCAGACTACGATGTGTGGAATAAAGAATCCGGCTTAGGCTGGGATACGGTAGTAGCTGTCCAGTATGCCTTGAGATCAAAAATAAGATTGAATGTATTAATAGCATTGTCGTATTTGTATGATCACTTTAAAGAAAATATGAAGGACAATGAAATTGATCTTATTTTTTATGATCTCGCTAAAGAAGGACGTGCTATAATTAACTACATGGCTGGTAAAAACGAACAAGAGGTAAGTGCGTACTTGTTCGAAGCGTATGTTGATGAGGTGAAGGTCGTGGCGATGAATACTACAGAATTTAGTTCTAAAGTATTTGATTCTCTTACACGAGACTGGTTAGACGGTAGGAAAATTAAAGCCCTGATGCCATTTTGTATAATGCCAGGTGGTAAGGTTAGGTTCTCTCTTTATGAATGCGTAGAAGACAGCGTAGATTGCTGTGAGGTAAGTAAGAGATTCGGTGGTGGAGGACATACTGGTGCTGCTGGATTCGTCATAGACGTATCAAGTTACCAGTTTAAGGACTTCATTGAAAATCATAAACTTACTTCAATTCAATAAATTAATAAGGTCGTGTTTTAAATAGGATTGGTTTCTATCAATCCTATTTTTTTTGTTGTGTGTGAGGTGGGTGGGTGATGGGAGAGAGGGTAAAAGATGTTTATGTCATGAGGTATATGAAAGAGGTTTATGTGATGAGAGA